GATTTATAAAGACTACTCCTAAAGCTAAAGTAAAAGGTGAAATAATAGATGTAAAAGTATTTTACCATTGTGAAAAAGAAAACATGAGTGAGTCAATAAGAGAAATAGTAGAATATGCTGAGAAATTTTTAGTAGATAAAAATACTGGTAAAAAATATACTGGTAAGGTAGATAGTAGTTATAGTATAAAAGGAAAACCTCTAGATCCAGGTAAAATAGAAATTAAATATTACTTTAGATTAGGATCTAAAATGGTAACAGGTGATAAAGCTATTTTTGGTAACCAGTTAAAAACTACAGTAGGTGAAATATTTAATTATCCGATTGTATCTGACTCTGGTAAAGAAATAGATGCATTATTTAGTGCTAGAGCAATTTACGCTAGGATAGTTAACAGTCCTAGTCTAATGGGTACTACTGCTAGATTATTAAGAGAAATCAGTAAAAAAGCTGCTGATATGTATCTGGGATGATTTTCCCAGATACAAATATTAGTTTCGTTGAAATAATACGATAAATAAGGAGTAATTAATGGATAGACAGGTAAACAATAAAAAAATAAAAACGTTAATGAAAGAAATTATTATCCTAACATTAAAAAGAATAGCTGTTGAGGATGATGATTTTAAAAAAGTATTGACTGGAATGGATAATAACGTACTAAAAGATTATGTAGACACTAAAGTAGAGACTAGAATAAAAGAAATGTTACAAGAATGTGCTGAGAAAAATCCAGCATGTACTGGGACTATAAAGACAATGTTAAATAGTATATTTAGTACTGTTAAACTAGAGTCGGTAGATAATGATAACTTTATGCCATTGATACCAGATGTAGATAGTAATCTAATAGAAATGATTGCAAAAAAGATGCTAAACGAAATTTATCTATATAGAAAGTTTAATGGTGGATTAAAAGCTTATATAGCTAGTTTAAAAAACCTATTAAACAGTAGTGAAACAATAAATCCTAATGAAATGTTTAAAATTACATTTTTGGATAAATTATACTATTTCGATATACTAAAAGAATTTGATAAGTTAAGTCCTACTATTTATAAATTTGATCCTAATAAAGTAGTTACATTAAATTATGCAGATTTAGACATTGTAAGTTTACCAGATTTGATAGCTAATAACAAAATAGAAATAAATATGGCTATTGAAGATATGATAACACAATTGGAAGATAGTGAAGAAATTGTATCAAAAGCAATTGATATTTTAACATTACCTACAGCAACAGATATTTATAATAAAATAACAAAATTAAAAATAAAAGATGTATATGTATTAACAGTAGTACAGATTATTTTGGATAACCTATTCGATTTAACAAGTGATAAAAATTTACCTATGTTAAGAGAGGCATTAGGTGGTTTACTAACTGAAGTAAATAATCGTCTAAAATATTTTATAGATAGAATAGAAAACTTTATGAATAACAAGATAGTAGTATCTGGTGTAAACATATTAGATAAGTACAATTATGAAATTGTAGTAACAAAACCAGTATGGTCTGAATTAAAAAATGAACATCCTGAAGTAAATCTGAATACGCTATATGGATTAGCATTAACAATTGCTAGTGAGAATCCTGGTACTACTGAAATAGTAAGATATGTTAAAGGAGACGATTTAATAATAAATAAAGAAACATATGATAATGCTATTACTAAATTTATAGACATGTTAACATTGAGAAATAAACAAAAAGAAAAAACCAAATTAGCTAGCATGTACTTAATACCAAAACATTTACTACCAAACGGTAAAGCTAACGATGGTTTATTAACAGAAATTATAACTAATCTGACAGACGAATTAAGTTTATCAACATTATCCGATATAAACGCTACAGCTAAATCAATCATAACTGAATATGCTATTAAAACAAATAATACAGGTTATGTATGGTTTTTATGGGGACTAGAGGATATACAAAAACTATTAGGTAAAACTGATATTGATCCAGATGAAGGATATTTTCTAGGTAGTATAGAAACTCTACTTAGATGGTTAACAAATCAAATTAGAATAGTATAGAGAGTATTGACTCTCTATACTGATTTTATTCTTTTTTTATCTATATATTATTAAAACGAGAATCTAAGGATTTTACTAAAAACTAAAAAAGGAGTTCAAAATGGAAAAACTAACATTCTGCTTAAAGTAAATAGATGCAACTTTCTAAAAGTCACTGTACGCTCACCTAGCGATTTCCTAGACGTGCTAAATAAACTAATAACAACATTACCTAATGGAAAGTTTAATACCGATCTAGAGCTATCACTAACTACCCATACCAGTGACTGCGATTATCTAATAAAAGATTTAAATACCTCAGAATTAGCAGTTTTTGATAAAAATGGTAAAAAGGTAATGACTATATCTAAAACAAAATATCCGAAATTTGCTAATTGGATAAAATGGGAAAGACCACAGTTTGAACTTTATGAAACAACAACGGAAACAAAACAACCAGATTTAAACAACAATTCCCAAGAAATTATTGTAAAAAATGAATTTTTAAATAGTCTAGAAGATATATTAAAAGAAACAAACAAAAGCATTTGTTTAACTTCTGAAGGTGAATTATGTTTTACGGACAAAGAAGACCAGATGGATTATATACCAATACCTGTTAGAAATCAACTGTTAAAAATGGATTATGAAGAATTCAAAAGACAGGTAGAATATATTAGAACAGAAATAGCAAGAACAAGTAAAAGCAGAAAATACACTGTTTATCTAAAGACAATAAAAGATTATTATCTAAGATTTATTATTAAAGCTAAATCATTAAACTACTGCCTATTGAATATTTCTGACTACTTAGCGTATAAACGTAAAGATGATGATTTTTTAGCAATTGATTTAATATCAAAATTACCACTTAACGCAGAATATCTTCTAAAAGAAACTGAAAAACGTGATTTTATTCTGTATAGAATAAACCCTGAATTTGATTCTAACAGTAAAGGAATAAAAATTATTGAATCCGATACTGGAAAAAGAATTGGTATAAAAACTACAGAAGATTGGTGGAATAATCTTAAAGAATTAAAAGAAACATTATACGAAGAAGGAGTAAAAATGAATTTCAAAAATAAGGACGAAGCAATCGACAAACTCTATAAAGTATTAAGAGATACAAATACATTTCTAGATTTGGACTTAGAGGATTGTAAAATAGGCGCTAGGATAAACAATCATGGAAATATGGACCATTATATATCTGGTAATTTTGCAAACTTCTTTGTAACATTGAACAATGAACAAGCTATAAAATTAGTGGAGACTATAATTCCTATAATTCAACGTGAGTTTGATCCAGAGCATACTGTTACAACTAACGTATGTCTAGTTACAAGCGTATTGCCTGATTTAAATTACTGTTATGAGCAACCTAACAACAAGGAATTACCAGAAATGGAAAATTTAATACTTTCAGAAATTAAAGTAAAAGACGGATACAAATATGAAACTTACGTGTCCCACGATGGAAAAAGAAAATTTATAGCAAAATACAAATTAGAAGAGTTTAAAGAAATAGAAACCAACATAACAAACATTTACAGTAAATTTAAAGAAAATAAAAAACTAACTAATGAAGAGAACGGATATGTGATCCAATACATCGAAAACAAAATTTCGAATAAAAAATCAATAAGTAATGAAGAAATGAGACTATTTATAATTGCTATTTATTCTAGAATTTGCTGGATATTAAATGCAGTAAAGACATTTCCTGATCTATCTTCTAAACTAGATGAGGTGTTTGATACAGTAAATGAATACTTAAATACTGCCAAAAAAGTAGGTTACCTAAAAGATTTCCATACGGTTCTATTTAATGGGATTGAACTTTATATGGCAGACGAGAGTAAAGAAGACCATATGAACTTGGTAGATGATTTACATTTAGTATTTACTATGTTACTATCAAAGCTTACTGTGGCAACAACCGAAGAATATCAAAAATCAAATACAGTACCAGAGGGATAAACTATCCCTCTGGTATTTCTTTTTTCCAATCTTTTTTTAAGTATATATTATTAATTTGGTCTAGGTAGTTTCTAGACTAATTGTGATCACAATTATTCTACTAAAAGGAGGCCCAATGCCTGTTGTACAACGTATAAAAAATCTGGACGAATACTTTCACGCTACAGAAAGAAAGTTGTTGCTGAATAATTTTAGTCTTTTAGAGACTAATCCAGAAGACCTAGTAAAACTCCTCTATACTAAATACGAGGATGAAATCACATTAATACCACAATGTGAGTGTGGTAATTATAAAGGAGCTTATCTATTAGGTAAAGTGTGTCCTAAATGCAATACCACAGTAATCAAGACGTTTGATGAAATTAAACCATTACTCTGGATTGAACAATTTAGAGATGATTTACCATTTTTAAATCCTCACTTTTGGACACAGATGCGGTATCTATTATCCAGAAAAATAGATTGCGTAAGATGGTTAGGTGATACATCATACAATCCACCAGGAGTACCTGCATTTATGCAAACTATTAAAGAATTAATAGGAGGTAGAGGATATAAAAATCTAATTTCCAATATAGAAAAGATTTTACTATACGTAGCCAATAATAGTCTTTTCAGAGCTAATGGTAAAGATGTTAAAGCTAAAAAGCTATTAAAAGAATATCAGGAGAATAAAGATAAACTGTTTTCCAGTTATCTACCACTGATAAATAAAAGACTATTTGTAATGGAAGTCACTAATAAGGGTAATTATACTACATCCATGTTAGCCGATACAATAGACATAGCATTATTTGCTATCAAGTTAGCTAATCTGGATAAAAACAGTAAAAAGGTAGAAAACGGTACAGCTACCCTAATAGCTAATTTAAGTAACTTATTTAACAAGTATGTAAAAGAAAAATTAGCTGGTAAAAAAGGTATGGTAAGAAAACATATTTATGGTAGTAGATCCCATTTTACATTCAGAGCAGTAATTACGTCATTACCATCTACTGCTGACTATGATGAATTATGGGTACCGTGGACAATAGGAGTAACAGCATTTAGACCGCATCTGTTAAACAAACTGTTAAAAAGAGGATTTACCTATAAGAAAGCTAGTAGACTGTTATTTAATTCAGTAAACAAGTATGATCCACTAATAGACGAGCTCTTAATCGAATTAATAAAAGAGAGTCCTTATAAAGGAATACCTATATTGTTTAACAGAAATCCAAGCCTTCTTCAAGGTTCAATTCAGCTACAATATATAACCAAATTCAAAAAGGATGTTAGAGATAAAACTATCAGCGTAAGTATGCTAGTAATAAAGGCGCCAAACGGTGATCCATTGACTACCCGTTAAACTTAATAAATTTTATTATTATGACTCCTTATATTGAATATTTAAAAAAGGAGTTAAGAATGAAAACAAAAATCAAAAAACAATTTATAAAATACCCAGAGATTCACAAATACCCAAAAGGTTTAGAATGGTTAAAGGATGCTATAAAATACGTTCCTGCCAAAATAAGACAAGGCAATGGTCCGTATGAAATAGTTCGCATACCGATGTTTGACGCACCTGTTGTATTTTGCAGTATAAAAACAAGAAAAGAATATGCTGTTGTCCCAATAGCGCCTAGATATGTCGTGGATAAAGTTGGTAATGTTTATGACCTACTAACAAAAACCAAACTAAAAACACATGGTCATAACAGCGAATATGAATATGTCGTAATCACAACACAAACACATCCCCAGTACAGAACAACGGTGCACCGCCTTATGGCTTATGCGTGGTTACCAAACAACGACTTTGTTACAGATTACATTGTGGACCATAAAAATAATGACAAAAAGGACAATCGTTTAGAAAACATTCACTGGACTACTATGGAACAGAATTCTGCTAACGTACATAGTAGAACAAACCTAAAATTAGGTATGTATGTGTTAACAAATGTGCTAGATAAAAAGATATGGTTTTGCGATAACTTAAACAGAGTGAGTGAAATATTAGGATTGAGTAAATCCACCATATCCGAGAAAAAGACACCATCTTGGTTTAACAAGACATCTAATTCAGAGACAGAACCTGATGAGTTATATTATCTAACAGATGACAATAGTTACAGACAATATCTCATGGATCCCAGTTTAATAGATTTACCATGGGGTGTGATTGTTAAAAACAAGGAAACTGGTGAATTAGAGTTCTATAACAATAAGACTAAATTATGGAGAAAATTGACTGGTGAAAAAGGATACTTATATAAAGATTCTGACTTATTGGACGTCTTAAAAGACCATGAAAAGTATGAGTTATTTAAACTACACAAAAAGCAGTCTAAGGAACCAGTGAAAGTCAAAAACTTGGTTACAGGTGAAGTAAAAGAATTTAATGGTATAAAACCGGCTAAAAAGCTTTTAAAGATAAGTACTACTAAGTTAGCAGAATTTCTAAACGATGACAAGTGTTATAACATAAATGGCTGGGTGCTATGGAAAAATGGTAAATGGTGTATGGATGACTTAATTAATTATAGTAGAAATACACCTGTATTGGTAGAATTTAAAGATGGAACAAAAAAGGAATTCAATGGTATACGGGAGGCAGCTAGACATCTTAATGTAAATCAAAAGACTATTATTAACTTTATGAAAGGTAAGAATGCTCCTATAATAGATTCTCTGGGTATTAAAAGAATTGTTAAAGTTTAACGGGTCGAGGTCACCCTAGGGTAGTAATACTCTAGCAAAATACTCCCCTAACTGCGGGAACCGTGTAAAAGCTATGGCTACCACTCATACCGGGAAACCGAGTATGATACTCATCCCAGTAATGGAGGTGATGAGCATGGTGAAAACGTCATAGTGTTGCGGGATCGACGCAGCGAAGTCCCTACGTCTTCTATAGATATGGGATATGTTCAGAGGCCACCGAAAGCTGCGACTATGTCGAAAGACATAGTAATAGTGAGGGTAAGGTAAGACTGCCCGCTGGTAGTGTGACTACTGGTAAAGCGAGTAGGGTACCATCTATATAGATGGGAAACGGGGAGCATCCGACTGCCTAAGGGATGAATTGTCCTATGGTAAGGGATGAAGATATGGTCCGGGTACAATGTACTCGTTCGACGGTTAATGTTGGCTGTCCTAGAGTAGGAATACTCTAGTCAAAAACCCTCCTAATTGCGGAGACATCCTAAAGCTAACGAGTACTAACTTATCTGGGAAACTAGATAAGGGCATGGAGAGGCGAGTGCTCCATGGTATAGTAAAAAGCTCGTTAGTATGGGACAATCCGCAGCGAAGCACCTACGTCCTATTGGATATGGTGTGTGTTCAACGACTGTCGAAAGGATAGCTATTCTGGAAACGGAATAGTGAAAACCGAGTAGAGTAGGACTCAAGTGAGTTCGAAACGGAGGGCACCCGACTGCCTAAGGGATAAAATATCCTATGGTAAAGGGTGATGGTGTAGTCTGGTCTCTAGTGAAAGCTAGAGCTGCGGGTAATGCCGCGGGACAGGAGTAACGACCCTGTCTGAACATCACGGACGAGATGAATGCCACAATATTGCTAGACAATGAAATGGTGAGACTAGCAGATACATTTAGTCCTGAGTTCAATATTGTGGATTTAGATTATTTTAAGGTAAATAAAAATCTATATCTACCATCTAGTATTATTGCTACGTTATCTAATTATTTACATAATGAAGATAACAATAAGGTAGATAAAGATCCAGTATTTGAAAAATTGGTATCTACGGGTTAAATCTCGTAGATACTATGTCTAACTTTGACTTAAGGAGGGAATATGGTAAAATTAGAAGATTTTTTAAAAAGACTGAAAAAACGAAGAATAAAGAATAGAAAAATAAAAGAATGGTTAGTTAGGACAAAATGTCCAAAAGACGAAGATTATTTTACAAAAGGTGAATTTAAAAATATTACTAAGTAAGAATATTCCAAGGAGTCTAAGATGAAATGTAAAATTGATTTTAATGTCCAACCAATATTTGATACTGAAGAACTAGCTAAGGTCTATTACGAAACAGATGTATTAGCTAAAGGCAATTTTACTATAATACCTGATTTAGGTAAATTAATTGTCTTAAAGAACGAATGGAATACCGGGGATACATTTGATTTATTCAAGTATCCCTGTATATTTAAAGATGAAAATGGTAATTGTTTAATAGGTAAATATAAGCCTCAATTCTGTAAAAGTGTAGAAAACAGATTAGAGAATAACATGGACGTTAAAGATACAATAATTGAGGAACTAAACGATATAGATAAAAATATACCATTGATTACAAATCTAAAGAATAGCAAGCACTTAAGAATCATAAAACCATTTACAAAACATGACCTCAAGGATTTGAAATGGAATAGCGTAATCTATTATCTGGTATATTGTTTCCAAAGAGTGAATATTGGAAAACTGGATATAGGATTAAAAACAGATTATGAATATGTATTAGTATTTATAAAAGAAAAAAATAAAAAACGTGTAACTGCTATTAGGTTGTTAAATGTAGATTGCGAAAATGAGTTTTTAAAACCTTATATAAAAATATATAACAAATTGAATAAGTACAGTGTATTAAAAGACTATGACTATATCCAGTTAATAATGAACAGATTAAACAGATTATTAAACGGTATCTCGTTTACAGAAATACCGGAAGAGATATTAAAGAAATCACCTATAGAAAAGGAAAAGAGAGACGAACTAATAAAATTTGTTTATTGGTTAGTCTTGATACAAAAAATGATAACAGAATTTAAAATACCATTCATCAGTAGGTATTTAAGAGAGATAGAAAATGATAGTAAAATGCTATTATTTTTAGCCATATATTACTTATATGAAGCCTTGACTGATGAGAAATTAGAACTAAAATCTAAAGAAGAAATTACTATAAATGACTTAATACCAAAAAATAAATACGTAGAAGAGGTATTAAGTATTATAGATAAAATAGCTAGTAGTACGTTAAAGGCATTTATTATGCAGAAATAAGGAGTCCAAAATGGCTGTAATTTTAACCGGGGATATTGACCCTAATATAGTAGCAGATCTAGCTATATCTGCAGCACAACCACCTGATGTGCTAAATTATTTTAGACACAATTATGAACAGTTTACACAAATGGCTAGTAATTTATCCAGTAGTTTTAGACAAAGGGTAGATCAAATTGTAAATTATTTCAATAACAACAGCATAATACAAAAGGCAAAAGAAATTATTGCTAGAAGTACTAATACTGTGTTTAACGATAGAGTCTATAGTGTAACTTGGGATACGATACATGATGCGGGTTATTTAATGCGAGAGTATATTCTAGCAGAGCCAACTATGTTTAACATGTATATGAATAATAGATTGGATGGTTGGATGGATGAAGTATTTGTTCCGGAACAAACTACTGATCCAAAATGGAGAGATGATTATCTATTTGCAATTGATGGAATAATGAGATTCGAAAATGAGGATGCAATAATTACACAATGTAGTCTAGAAGTGGATAATCCATTTAATATTACTGAAAGACTAATTATCCAAGATGCTTGGGAAGTAGGATTAACTAAAATAGCAGCAGGAATAGATCCTACTAATCCAGATAAAGATAATAAGATATAGACGGGTTAATATCCTGTCTATATTTCTTTTTTATTATAGAATACTACTATGAAAAATTACATATAAGGAGAAATAATGGAGAATATTTTAGACTTAGGTTATTCAATTATTAGAAATAAAAAAGTACCCGATTTTAAAAACAGAGCTGATAAGTTTAAAAAAGGTTTAGCAATAACTATAGCGACATTCGACACATTGCATATAGTTGAAAAACCAAATGAGAATGATAAAGCTGAATATGAAGATTGTAGAAAAGATGCAATCATAGGTTTGCGTATATTACAAGATATGTTTCCTATGTTAGAATATTTTAATACAATCTATACAGAAAAAATTAAATTAGATAAAATGTCTGAAAATGATTTTAAAATCCTATATGATACTCTAGTAAGCTTAGAAACATTATTAAGAAATCTATACAATACTGAAATAAAAAAGGAGAAATAGTGAAATTAGATAAAAACACTCTCGATATTTTGTTAGATGATTTAGGTTTAGATAAACTAACAGTATTATTAAAAAACATAGATAAAGGACTAGAGGTCAGAAGTATTACACTTTATGAAGATTCAACAATACAAGTTAGAATTTATAGAACAGTAAAAAGAATAGAAAATGAATATTTAAGATTACAATTTGATTTATTGGGTAAAAATAAAACAAAAATCAGAACAAGCGATATGGAGTATTTTGATTACGTGGAACTAGATGAATTAAACAAAATTATAGACTGCATTTATGGGTTTTTAGATAAAGAATTAAATAGAGATACATTAAGTACAATAATAAACTTTATGAAAGAATTAAACTCGCATAACAAATTAGAGACTCTAGGTGAAAAATTTAAAATACAAAATGAAAAATTCTTTAAAAAAGGTAAAAACACATCAGTAATTAAATTATGGAAAAAAGATAGACCATATGTCAGCGAATTTAAACACCTATTAAAAGGATGGTTAAGCGGTACAGTAAAACTAACAGATAAAAAGAAAGAAGAAAAAGTACAAGTAATAATTAAAGAAGAGGGAGAGGAATAATCCTCTAGCCTCTATTTGTTTTTATTTATATATTACTAATAAGAAGAGCCCTTAGAGGGCATAGTAAACAAAAAATCTAATTAAAGGAGAAAAGATGGAAATAAAAAGTATTAAAGAAATTTATGAAAAATCAGGACTTACTTATAATCCTGACAAACTTACAAATTGGATAGACGAGATCAAAAGAGGACTAGAGAATGAAGATGATTTTTTTATGGAAAAACCGGATGTATGGAAAAAAGAATTAGAAGATATGGAAAAAAGATTAGAAATGATTAAAAAACATAAATACTATACTCCATATTATATAACCTATTTTCATAGAGCGCGATTAGTAGATCACGCTCCTGACTATATCAAAAAAGACGCTGTTATTCATCCAACTAGGAGATGGGGTGTTTTAGCAAAAAATACCCCATTTCATTATTCTGATGGAGTATATAGTAGAGCTGGGAAAACATTTCCGTATATCCGTAATTCAGAATATACAGAACTATTTAATAACAGAAAAGAACAGATAGTTGGTCTCTATAAATTTCTATTGGAAAAAACCATCATCGAGCCAAAAGACTTTGAAATAGAAGAAAACGATAATGTAATTTTAATTTATCCAAAAGATAAAAAAGGATTGTTCATTGGTAAAAAAGGAATAAATGTGAAATTTGTTGGAGAAGCCATAGGGAAAAAAGTAATTATAAAATAAAGGAGAAAAAGAATGGAGCAAGCAAAACAAAGAATAGCTTGGTTGGAATACCTAGTTAATCTAGGAAACCAAGCTATAAATAAAGCAAGAATGAAGATTGATAATTTAATAAAAGAAAAAGAGAATCTTTTACAACAATGGGAAAAAACTATGAAAGAACTTAAACATTGGAAAGAACAAGCAAGTATTTATCTTAAAAAATATCAAGATGAAAAACTAAGAAACATTGCCCTGGAAAGAGAGAACAAAGCTTTAAAAGCTCTACTAACTGAACTAAAAGTGGAGCTAGATAAAAAACCACTTGTTAAAGAAAAAATAATAGAGGTCGAAAAACCGATTATAAAAGAAATCATTCGTGAGGTCGGGGTAGAAAAAGAAAATGTTTTAAACAATACAGTTGAAACATCTTTCGATATAAAATTAAAAGATGTTAGAGATTGTTTAAAACAAAAATTTGAAAAGTATGCATAAAGGAGAATAAATGAATAAAATAATAATTACCTTTTTTCTTGGTTTTTCTTTTTTATTAAGTTTTAATCATGGTAGTAGAAAAAATATAAAACATGATACTAAATTAATCCAAGAATACAAATATGAACTAACTCGTTTAAGCCCGTTACAACAATACTGGATGAATTTACTATATACTAGATGTAGTAAGTACGGTCTGAGTTATACGTGCGTGGCAATAGCTTGGGAAGAAACCAAGTTTAATAAATGGGCATTTAATCCACTAACAAAGGATTATGGTCTTATGGGTATAAATTTATATTGGTATATGCTAGATAACAATTTACCATGGAAGAATAGATATAAACGCATTGAAGCCGCCACCAGATTGATTAAAGATGATGAATATAATATTCAATACGCCATATCTAAACTATTGAAACTAAAACAAGAAGAAAACGGTGATTGGATCAGAATATGGGGTAGATATAACGGTGGTAGTAAACCAAATTACCATTATGCCAATCATATTTTAAATAGAATAATAGCTTTTAAGCAATGGAAAAAATCTATACATAGATAGACCGTGTGGTCTATCTATTTCTTTTTATTTTCATCTATTAAATACTGAATATATGTAACTAAAATTCCTAAATTAAGAAATGAGTCTTTTTTAGACTTAACGCGTAAAACATCCAACATCGGACTAACTATAATATCAAACTCATCTTCAAAAATATTAGACAATTTTACTATTTTTCTAAGTATTTTATCAGGATTTTTAAGAAGTTCATTATTTAGATTATTAAAAGAAATACCATTAAACACCTCGTAACACTTGCGTCGACGATTGGCTTCTTCTATTTCTTTAACAAAATTAAGTAATAACTTAAATTTCTTTATATCTTTTTTATCGCATAACAAAAAACAATTTTGCCCTATCATAGATAGTTTTTTAAACATCTTTTTTAGTAACTTAAAATATCTTTTTTCTACATCTATGAAGTCTTCTGTTATTATTTTTAATTTATTACTACAGTTTTTCACCTTGCATACATAGATACGTACAATATCACACATGTTGACTCCTTTAATAATTTAAGCTGCTCTGGTATATTTTTCTAACCTTTTCATTATTTTTAAATCTTTCAACATACTATCTAAGTTAAAATTCTTTACTATTCTAGTATCAATATCTTTTTCTAACAATTTAATTTTATTTATTATTCTAAGAGCTACTAATTCATTATTTTCTTTTTTAAGTAAATCAAATAGTGCTGTTATCTTACGTTTTAATAATTCCTGTTTTCTAATATACTCTTTAGTTAAACCTGTTTTATTTATTAATTCAACGTCAGCTACATTCCTTAATACTCTATCTACATCTATACCGTACAAGTGTTTATTATTAGCATTAGTTAAAAACCAATATCCTAATAACCACGACATTACCATATCGTCTTTTCCTGATTTAGTATGGTCTATTCTACCATTTCTAACTGTTAGAGATAATATTTGTTCTATAAGGATACTATCTCTTACCTTGTCACCAGTATATTTAGCAGATGATTTAAAAATATTACCATATAATAAAGACCTACTAGTTTTACCAGCACCAGATGTAGCAAAACCAAAATACTTTTTCAATTCTGCAATTGTTTCCATGCTAGGTGATCTTTTACTTAATAGGTCTTTATATTTATCTTTATACTTATTAATATCATCATAGACCCAATTAAATATTTTTCTAAATGGATTAATATTTTTACTATGCATAATCCTTAGAATGTAATCTAACATAGCGATAGCAGATGATCTTCTCTCAGGTATAAATACCATGTTATCATATTTTTCTAATAACGAAACAATAAAATCTGAAAATGTAATTAAATTAGTTTCGTTATATGTACCAGCAGCTACCACTTCGCCGGTGCTGGCTAATCTGATTACTAATGCTATATCGTCATTACCTACTGCATCTGACGTATCTAAAGATAATATTAAAGAATCACTATGTAAAATTTCGCCTAGTCTTTGTTCAGTAACATACCATCTAATAATATAACCATATTCAGTAATTTCTATCCTAGGATTTTTAATTTCGCTATTTTTAATAATCTCTAATAATTCTTTGTCTAATGGATGTTGTGTATTACCTGCTATCCATTTATTTAAATAATCACATTCTGCATCTTCACCATCTGCTAGCGCTGCCGCCATTCTTTCTTTCAACCATTCGTCCGTAAAACCTAATTGTCTATGATTAAATTCTAATAAAATTAATTTCTGAGGACCTCTACAATTTTTATTTACTACTTCTTTTAATTCTTTTTGATCTTTTAAATCATAGAGTTCTTCTGTCCAACGCATTGCTGCTTTATAAACTTCATATGCAAATTTACCTTCCTTGGTATTTAATTTACCAGCAGTAGTAGTAAATATAGTACCATAAGGTGCTCCTGCTCTTTCTGCAGCTTCTCTAGCTGCTGTAGTAGCCGCTAGTAATACCGGTAAAGTAATTTCTATATTAGGAATATATGCAAACTCATCTATTTGCACAATTGGAGTGGTCATACCTCTACCTACGTTATCTGCTGCTTTAGGATCGTTTCTACCTACGTATAAATCTAAAATATTATTAAACAACTTAACAGTAATTCTCTCACTGTTTTTAATATCCTTTTTCGTCATAAACCGTACATATTCAGGTAGCACATTAATTATTTCTCTAATAGTCAATGATGTCTTAGCTCTGAGTTTATCATCTTTTGTTAAAACAGAAAGACTAGTATTTTGAGTACCTAAATCTAGTGCCCACGCTAATAATTCTCCAATAGATAAAGATTTACCCGTCTGTCTAGGCTGTATGAGATAAGTCGTAATATGATTAAAAAATAGCCAAAATACCGCTATATTTGCCCTATTAGCCCTAAACGGCACATGGTCATTACCGGCTACGGCTGGTACTCTAGCTACTTCTCTAATGTAATACCAAAAATTTATCTTACATTCTTCAGCTATCATTTGTTTAGTCTCTAAATCCAAATTGGGATCATGCGGATCTACATTTCTTAATAATGGATTATGTAAAGCTAACATAAATGCATGATTTTTAATTCCCATATATTTTAACAATCTAGCTAATCTTAAAAAACTCTCATTTCTAGTTTCCAAATGCACGATAGCGTTCGGGTATTTTTTCCAATCTTCATAAAACAATATCATCTTCACCCTTTAAACAATATATTTCATGGAATGCGAGAAAAATAGAAAACACACTAGACAGGAACTTCCTGTCTAGATAACAAAAAATGTTCCTACAAATTATTGCTCGTGCGGAGGCCGTCAATGTCTCAAAAAAAAAATAAATAAACCTATCCTCTAAAAAAGGAGTCCAAAATGAATGTAAATTACTTCAAATCACGGGTGCTAAATCTTAACGTATATAACACCCGTGTGGTGAAATTTGCAAACTTGATTTCATTAATTCTCAAAGGAGGTTATGTCCAAAAATTACTTAGCAATTCAAACCAAGGAGTCTAAAATGCCCATCCAATTTCTCGCTGGCCAGCTAAATCTTTTTCAATCCCCAAACCCTGCAAGCTCTCAATGCGGCTACGTTGAATCTTTGTTCCCAGAATGCGTGCGTTGTTAAACCCGACTACTTTGCGCTCTCTCCGAAACCATTTCTGGTTTCAAACTAATAGTCCCAAAAAAAGTTTAACAGATCGTAATTCATTCATCGTGATCTACTAGCTGTGGTTTTTTGGTTCTTGCTTTCGATCTTTTTACGATCTGTCATAGTAATGTCATCGAAAAAAAGTTTGTGAAAAACTACAAATGTCAACCACATGACAATCCAAACTCTTTTCTCAAAATTTCAAATTTCGAAATTTTGAAAAAAAAAACTGAACACCAAATTTTAGTTGCAAAAGAAAGAAAAGAAAAAAAGAACCAAAAAAAGAAAAGAAAGAAAAACTACAAGGTATATATATATAGCTAAAGCTATATATAATATTATCTACAAGGTGAGACAATATATACTCAAATCTATACTTCGTAATATATATAAATATAAAATTTATATATATTACTTCGTATATCTTTTCGTATATATTGTACTAACATTAATTAATAGGGTTTTTCAAAAATGAACGATCTCAATATACATAACCTGTAAAAAAGATTGAAAAACCCTAAAACAAAACAACTGAGTATACCTGAGTAAAAATATTCCCTAATGGAGTGAGTTTTAAATTACTCACTCCTTAAAAGCATTTTACTCAGTTGTTTTGTAGTTAGATAATTCATTTTCCATTTCTTTCAAGCAAGCTTGAAAGTTTTAGTGAAAGAAATGGAAAATGAATTGAAAAGCTATTACTCTGAGAAATTACTTAGAAAGAAATTACCTTGATAGAGTTTTAAAGTAATAGCAAACAATCGTTTACAAACTTTTTTGAAGATACTATAACATGACAGAAATGTGATAAACGTAACAAAAAAATCAAAAACAACAAATTCATTTAGCATCATTTTTGTGTAGAACTATGATAGCTTTGAAACAAACAAGTGTGACAAATTGTGAAAGCATTTTGAAACACCAAACAAAATTAATAGCATGTGGAAAAAGAATACAAAAACAAGGTAAATAAAATCACATTTCTGTCATAAACACAGTATTTAGGTAGTATGTAGCGATAGACGAAAACTACTCAAGATTGGAGATAGTGAGTAATCTATCGCAATGAAATTTAGTTAAAACATTCATATACGTCAATGTGGTCAAAATAGACCACATTGATAATATTTGATTTTTTTTCATTTATATATTACTAAGATGTAAACAAACTAATTAAAAAGGAGTTTAATATGGTAGCAACAAATACTGTGGAAAGAACAACAAAGTATTCTGTGGAACTTAAGGTATCCGATAAAAAGATAGTAACGGAAACAATCAGGTTATTACTACCTGATACTATATATGAAATTTTAAAGTATAAGTTTAATGGTTTACATCTTAAATTAAGGAATGTTTTAAATTTAAGTACAAACCAGGATTTAATAAGACAAATAAGAAAAATAGTAAATTCGATAATAATATTTGAAACATCTAAGAATGATGAAATTTACTTAGATACGGTTGTAGATAAAGGTAGTTATGAACATCACGTGGTCGTAGCATTGTTATGCGAAATCGGTACATGGTTGGAAGAAAGAGGTTTTGTGAGGATTATAAGATCTAAATATAAAAGTATTGAGTTGGATGAATTTGATGCAAACATTTTGATTACATTATTTAAAAAGGTATACGATAGAAATAATGAAAATTAAAGGAGACAAATATGGAGAAAAGAATATCCTATGGAGAATACCTAGTTTTAAAAGATAAAGGTTTGGTTGCAAAAGATGATTTATTAGAAAGGTTAAGGAAATTAGGGGATGATATTGATATCGAGTACGCGTTAGGAAACGACTATGAAGCAGTACTACGTGTTGTTAAGGAATATACCGTTTTAACGGATAATGAAATTAATGATGTGTCCTTGTTAAACGTTGATGTAGTTGCTTATGTGCTGGCTGCTTTACAATACCATATAAGTGAAGGTGGTCTGGTAAATTGGACATATTACGTAATACCTCCGATATTTGCTGTAAACGTAGTACTAGAAGATTGAATAAGTGTTTCCAATATAAATCATTTATATATTATTAAGACAGACTAGTGGCGAGTAATCGCTGCTAGGAGTCTATTTAAATCCAAACAAAGGAGTAGAGAATGTTTGATTTTATTAAAGATATTGACTTAAAATGCGTAGTCGTGGGTGCTGTAGCTGGTTTAGTTACTGGTGGAGCTATATTGGTAGGTAAGAAATTATTGGACAAAGATGAGAATGACGGAAAAAAAGGAGGTAAAGATGAAAATTAAAGACCTCCTAAAAACAGCTGCGGTGGTGGTCATTGCTGTACCGGCCGTTGTAGTAGCAGCTAAGTATGGAGAAGATATCTATGAATGGAGTAAGGACAAATTAGAGGATATCTTCTCCAAAACAGAAGAAGTAGACATCGAATAATTCCTGACTTCTTCTGTCTTTTTTTCTTATAATAAATAATATAAAGGATTAAGCATGGAAAAAGAATATAAAAATAAAAATCTAATAATTAAATTTTTAGAGGATAAAGGTTTGTATAAAAATGAAGTAAAAGTATTGAAATTAACAGAGGTAAAAGAATATGCTGAGAATGTATTAGGTATTCATGATCCTGATGAGCAAATTACCAAGGATCTAAACGAAATCAGATTTTGTAGAACTGATTTTATTGTTTACTCATTTCTACATAATTTAGGAGATGTTGGTTCAATGATAACTCGAGGTAAATGGGAGTACCTTTTTAATAATGTAGAATTTATTTTCCTAAACAAGAATACAAATAATGATGTCATCATTTTTACAAATGATCCTGGATACTTAATTGGTAAAAATGGTGAGAATATAAAAAATGTAGCAAAATTTTTTAATTTAAAATTAAACAGAAAATTGAGGTACATAGTGAAAAAAGAAGATGAAGAATGAAACAAAATTAATTTAAATAAAGAAAATGAAAAGATAGTTAAAGATGCTATCAGGATAAAATCCTGATAGTGTACTCTTTTTTATTTTTATATCATTAATACGAGATAGTCAGTGTTTTCTAAAATAAGGAGTTTGTAATGGCAACTGGTATGGTGAATGACAGACTAATGGTCTATTGCATTAGAAGAAGTGATGTAATTGATTTGTTTGTAATGTATAATGGTCTATGGTGTGGTAAAACATATAGTAAAGATACACTAGGTGAATATTTATGGAAGGATTTTAGTTTTTTAATAGAGGGGGAGTTGATATTTTTAGGAGATTTTGAAATGTTAACAGAATTTCTATTTCCAAAATATATTAAAATTACTGAAGATAATTTTGGAGATTACATAGATTTGAAAATTGGTTTAATAGGTAGTTTACTTAGAAGATATGGTTTAATACCTGATGAATATTTATCAATAATAAAAATCTATAAAAACATTCTATATGTTTTAAAGGAAAGGAACAATGAGAACGATAAAAATAAAGCAGGAGCTATAAAAGAGTTTTTGTTGTGGTGGAAGACTAATATGTGGTTAGAACCTTACGTAGAATCTGAAATAGGAATGTTGTTGTCTACTATATTAGTGTTTTTTAATATTGATGTAAACGGATATAGGATACTAAATACTAACAATGAAAGGAGTGATTATGACAATAGTTAGTATAGTAAAAAGTATTCAAGATTTTCTAGGCATAACAGGATATAAGTTTGTCATAATAGATGACAAATTGGTATCGGTAAACAAGTTTTTTAAGATAAAACATAAAGCTGGTGATATTTTCTTACAACTGTTAAGAGAACATTGTTTAGATAATATCGATAATAATTTAACCCGTATCTATTCTTTATGGAAAGAAGCAATATGTAATATTACGAAATACATAAAAATAGAAAATAGAGAATACATGATATTTGTTGGATATGATATTGAAACACATTCAATTACTCTATCTATAAACAAAGATGAATTTGAGACACTTGATAGCGACATGATTAAAATTGCTAACATAATAGGTGTAGAAATATTAAAAATTCTTTTAGATTTTGAATTACAAGAAAAATATTTAAAAGGAGTGCAAAATGAGTATAATAGATAAATGGTTAGGAGATAGACTAAATAAGGCTAAAAAGAATAGCTATCCCGATTTACATAGTTTACAAGACATTATAGACATAGATCCAAAGGATAATACACTGTTTATAAAGTATTATCATGGTGAAGTAGAACCATTGACTACTATAAGACTTTTAGAGTTTTTTCTAAGACAAGCTGAGTTTAAATTTGTTGTTAAAGCATTAAGGAGTGGAGATATTAGGTATAGTAGTTTAATAGATGATATATTAAAAAGAGAAATATGCGGCATTACGTGGCATGAGGGTAAAAAGATCAAGGGTTGTTTTAGGGAATTGGAGAATGGGAATAAAATTCAATTTACTATAGAGTCTGACGAATATGGTTTAGTAGATAAAATTAAAATAATGAGAGAGTTATTACCTGTTGTAGGTGGTAGAATTTTAGAATTAGCTTATGCTTACAAGAATGGGATAAAATTAGATAACATCTAAAGTATTTTATTTATATATTACTAAGATGTAAATAAATTAATTAAAGGAGTCTATGATGTTTGGACAACAATCATCTCTCAACAACAACAGTACATTCTTGCTATCAAGTTTCCCGGTTACAGAAAGCGGTTATTCGGTAGAGAAGAAATCACAGGTAAAAGCTATTATTGATAATTACAGCCTTGATACGTTTATTTCAATTCCTGGAGGTACCATATGGGTCCCAGGAGTAGAAATGGAAGTTATAAATATAGACAGTTTTCACGCCGATAATGAAACTGGTAAAATTAAGGAAATGAAATTTAGTGGTGAACCAAAAGTAGTTCTACTAGATGAATGGGAAGTAGCGGGCGTGAACGTAACGTTGAATTATGAAATGACAAACTATATTATTAACAACCTAATATTTAGGGATGGTAAACTAGATTTTAACGGTGAAGGGATTGAAATCTTAGAATTAGCCGATGAGGATTTACAATTACTTTTACATAGTAATTTTATTAAGACTAGGTTAAAAGAAATGATAGATGAATTTGATTTTGATTTAGTAGAACTAAGGTTCGAAAAAAATGACAATTGCGATGTTATGGGTAGAGTTAAAGTAACTTATGATTATGATGGAAGAATCTATCACATGGTCTTTCCATTCACCATGCCTAAGTGGGGGTATGAAATAGTCATTTTAGATAATGAAGAAAAAATTTCTCCAAATAGTGCTGTGTTATTTAAAATATTTTTGAATACTCTTATAAAAAGAGAATTTAAAAACGGAGAATAGGAAGACTCCTATCTCCTCTTTTTATTTTTCTTATTTTTATCTTTCCACTTTTTGACACACTCACAATCTTTACCAAGCTTTTTTCTAATACCAAAATTATTAGCAAATATAGCTCTTTTGTGTAAAACAGGATCATCAGTCTCCAATGCTTTACAAATACATTCACAAGTGACACCTTCAAAACCTTGTTCTATACACCATTTTGTAAATGCTCCAGGATGTTTAATTTCTATTTTAGGTTTTTTATTTTTATCGTTTTCTTTTTTATTATTTTTAGGTTTGTTTTCTTCGAAACCTAAATATTTCGTTAATATGTTTTCCATTGTTGTCTCCTTTTAGTTTTGTTTTAACATTCTTAAAAACATATAAATTACAATTATTATAATCAATGAACTTATGACCCAAGACGTTTTCACAGTCATGCATTTTCTTAATACTTTCTTAAAATATTTTTTAACTGTATCCATATCCTTATTTTTTACTTTACTACTACTCCAGTAATTTCTTAACAACACTAGTGCATTAGGTATATTAGCTCTATTCGATATACTTACATTCATTCTTTGTAAGTATTCCATGTTAATAGATATTACTAATTCTATAATTTTAAACATATCTTTTGGTTTATTTATTTTCTCATTTGTTATACATTTTATAGCATCCTGAATATACTTTTCTTTTACATTAGGAAATAAACTACTCACTACGTACAATAAGTTATTATCTAAAAAGTCATTAGGTTTATAAATGATATTTTTTAATATAGAAATGTAGACTGTTTCGTTAGTACGTTCACGTATCTGCTTTTCATTTTTTTCTCCACCTACATACGTAGTATCTTCTGTAGATATGGTAGTCTTATTTTTTACTACATCTACCAATACTTTATAAATACTAACTAACATTGACCTTAATTTGGTTTGTGTATCTATAATTATTCTAACTGCATCTTCAGTAGTTAGTCTAAGTATTCTATTGTAAAATTGTGATTTTTTATCTAAACACATTTTTACTCTATATAAAAATACATCTTGCCATGATTCAAGTTTTTTAATTAGGTATTTATGAGATAATTTTTCATATACTGTTAATGCTGTGTTTTCATCTACAGCATACTTAAAGTACCAGCTATAAAGAGACGAAAACATTCTATACTGCATTATTAAACATGCTTCTTTTACTCCATTATGTCTTTCATTTTCACTTAGTTCTTTATTATTTAAGAATCTATGCGCTGTATAAATTAATAACTGGTAAATTAGATTGCTAGCTACTTTCCATTTTTTATCTATTCCGTTTACTTTATATAAGTCTTCTTGTAACTTTTTTGGATCTTGTATATTGAAAATACTCAATAGGTTTTCATCGTCTATTGATGAAAATCTTATACTATGTACTCCAACAAGATTACTACCCAAAAATTCTATATATTCTTCATCTTTAGTGCTCCATTCTAATCTAAAATTTTTTAATTTATTTATTAATGTCCTATCGAATTTTATATCTTTTAGATAATAGGAGAAAAAGGATTTTATGTCTTTATATTTTTCCATTTTGTATCCTATTTTTTATTTTTTAAAGATTTTTCTATTAATTCTACAATATTTACCTCTTCTAAATAGAAATTATTTTTATAATTATATTCGTAAGCCTCAAATTGAGTTATTGAATGTAATTCTCTATTTACGGCCAATAGATATTTTTTACTTTTTTTATCGTAGACTATTTTAGCTTTTACTGGTAATTCTAACCATAGCATAATTAATAAACTTAATTCATATTCTTCTATAAATTTTTTACCTGCAGGACATTTCTCTAAATTTTTCATTGCTATGTGAAATTCTCTTATTTTGTCTTTACCAGTCATCGCGTCACCTATAGCTCCTAATACCTCTAGTAATCCATCTAAAAAACCTTCATTTCCAGTTACTATGTTTTTCATCTTTGCTCCTTTAAATCTTAATGTTTCACATCATTTTTAAAACATTTACATTTTCTGAATGTAAAAAATAATAAAGGTAAGGAATGATGGTAAGTGAGGAAAAAATAAATGAATATTTAAAAGAACTAGAACATGACAATATTTTCTTAAAACCTGTAAATTCTGAAATATATGAAAAATTAAGTAAAGAGGAACATAGAGATTTAGTTAAAAGAATTATATCTAGCAGGTATAACAATTATGAGGAATATAAGTTATTTAAAGATACAAAATTATCCACAATTTTAAGTAGACCGTTTATGAGTAGGTTAATAGGAATACAAGATGCCAGCAATGCTATAAATGAGGTAATCGAAAATAATGGTTTTATTTTACATATATGTGATTACGATGTAGATGGAGTAACATCAGGTGCTATTGGATACAAAATGTATAAAAATCTTTTTGAACATACTAATTTTGAAATAATGGTAAATCGTAGAGAGTGGAGTAATGGTATAAATAATACAATAGTAAATAAAATATTAGAATTAAGCAAAACTAGAAAAATAGACTTAATAATTACTTCTGATCACGGTAGCCATGATAAAGACAGATTAAAGATATTAAAAGATAAGTTAAATTGTAAAATAGTAGTAACAGACCATCATCTGTTTGATGAAAAAGATAGCGTACAGTCAGTAGTTGATGGTTTTGTAAATCCACAAAGAAACGATAATAAAGATTTAAAACAAATTACTGGTGCTAATGTATTATACTTTACGTTACTTTATAGTTATTTAGATTATATTACTAAACACCCAGAGTATAAAACAATCGTAAATAAAGATATTGTAAATATAAACACATTAACAAAATTAGATTATATATATTATCTTTTATCATATGTAGCTATGACAATTATCTCTGATGTAGTGGATGTTAAATTCTATGTTAATCGCAAACTTCTGATAAAAGGTTTATCTACTATAAATAGTAAAACTGTCATTCATGAAGTATTCTGGGAATTAGCAAAAGAAAGACTATCTACTAGTTATTTTATCGATGAAACAGTATTAGGTTTTGATATTGTTCCAGCTTTAAATAGTGCTGGTAGAATAGATAATCCTAGATTGGCATATGAACTTTTAATAACTGAACATAAAGAAAAGGCTATAGAATTTGAGGATAATATCTTAGAACTAAATAATAAAAGAAAAGACATACAAAATACAGCTATGTTAAGAGAGGATATTTTGGAGTATAAATCAGATAGAGTATATGTAGCTTTAATAAAAGATAGCGAAGGCGTACAGGGTAATATTGCTAATAACATTTTGTTTAATAGTAATTATAGTGTGGTAATTTGTTTTACAGAACAGGTAAATGAAAGAGGTAAAATATTTATAGGTTCAGGTAGATTATCTGGCAATGGAAATTTAAAAGAATTGTTAGATAAAATAAACGAAGAAAAGGATATCATTATTGATTATGGTGGACATAAACAAGCATGCGGTATTAAAATAAAACCTAAATTAAAAGAATTTTTTAAATCAATAAACAAATTAGTAAATGAACATGATATTAAAAAAGAAGATAAACTCTTCATAGACGAAGTAATTTATAGTAATAGAAAATTGTTTACTAGTCTTTTTGATGTAAAAGTAGCAGGACCATATGGTATGGGTTATCCTAAACCATTATTTGTATCTGATGTTTATCTACATAGTTTTAGAATATTTACTAAGAAGAATAAAAAATATTTAAATGCTAAGGTATTGTTGAGTCCTATTTCCGATTTTAAAGTAAATTTATTTTATTCACTTACTAAAAACGATATAGAAAATAATCTGCATGATGAAATAAAAAATGTAAAGAAACTTAGGTTGGTTTATACAATATCTATTAATACATATATGAGTAACAATCAGATATTGTTAAATGTTGAAAAATTAGACATACTGGAGTAGTATCTACTACTCCAGTATAATAAAATTTTGAGTACGGGCATCTTAAATATTTAATTTTAAATAACATATGTAGTCTCTTTATTTTTTTTTACAACTTTTAGCATATAGCATTATACCTATAACATCCCCTAAAAATGAAAATCTCTTAGTAAGGTAATGAGAACTATTAAACCCGTACTCAAAGAAAAGATAGAATGAATTAATAATATTAAGGAGAAATTATGGATATTCTTAGTAAGTATGGAGTAGAAAATACCACAATAGGTTTCGAATCATTAATAAAACCTCAACTAGATGACTGGTTTAGTGTTTTTTTATTGGATTGGGTAAATAAAGTAAGAGGAAAAATAAAATCTAGTAAAAAAATGGAAGACACATTTAAAGAATTAGAGGATAACATAGAAAAAAGATTTGGAATACCGGTAAAATGTAGATTGGCTAATCTAGATGATTTTGGTACAATTACTATAGGTGTTTTAGCTGATTCTTTAGATAAAGGATTAGTACCAGGTGAAGTTATTAAAGAGTGGAGTAAAGGGGATAAAACAATTAAATATGTGATGGAAATGTATAAAGAATTAAAGAAACTAAATTTAGAAATAGATTTTGATAAAGCGGTTATAAAAGGTCTTAAGAAAGATATGAAATCTTTATTGTTCATAGGTAAAAATCTTTTTAATGCTCCTACTGTATCTGCTGAAGAATACGTAGCAATTATACTGCATGAAATAGGGCATATGTTTACTTTTATAGAAGTACAGGGTAGAGCTGTTAGAAATACTACTGAATTACTAGAAGCTATAATTTTATATAAATCAGGAAAGCCTGATAAAGCTATGAAAAATGTTTATAAAATTACTAATTCTAAACCAGATGATGATAAAGTAAACGTGATGTATAACTTAATTAATAAGTTTAATAACTCTATTTTACCAGTTACACAGCAATTAGGTAATCCTGAAGGTATGTTTTCTGATTCTGAAGTTTTGGCGGATAGTTTTGCTGTTAAATTTGGTTTTGGTAAATATCTAGCTACCGCTTTATCAGATTTTTATAAATCTTATAATTTTAAAAGAGAATATTTAAAATTAATTTTTAACAATCTAATTAAACTTATTGGAAGTGTTTTATTAGCTTCTAGCGTTGGCATAACTATAATTAGTGGTTTTGGACAAATTGTAATAGGAGCATTGTTGATTATATTCTTAGACATGGTCTTCTTAATGCTTACAGCTAATACTTATAGAACATATGATAAATTACACGAACGTCTTGAAAAAATGAAACTAGAAATGATACGAATGTTACGTACTTATAATTTAGATAAAAAATATGTGAAAAAAATAATATCCGATATTGAAGATGTTGATTTTATTGTAAAAAAAGTATTTGAAGAAAGATCATTTAGAGGCTTCATACTAGCAGCTAGTAATATATTAAATATGGGACTAGAGTTAAATAATGAGAAACAAGTTAAATTATTAATAAGGAAGTTAATAGATAATGATTTACATTATTTGTCTGCAAAACTAGAAGTAGGTAATGAAGAATTTGTATATAAACTACCTGATAATAGAATTTATGAAATACTGAACGATGAAGATAAAAATTCAGTATCTGAGAAATTAAATAACGTTTTAAAAGATTTGGGTGTAGCTATAGACTTTGAAGATAGACAGATAATTACCGAAGAATATATAGTATTAAATAGTGGTTATTTTTCAATAGCTCTGACTAATAAAGAAACCAATGAAGTAATTATTATAACAGTAGACGGAATGAAAAATAAATGGTTATCTATGAATCCATATATTAAGTTATTAGATGTTATAAAGATACCAATTAATGAAATTAAAAACATATATATAATTAGAACTGAAAAGTTAAATACATTTCAAACATTATCTAAAGAAGAAAAGGAAGAATTAAATAAGGTAATAAGTGAAATAGAATCCATAAGAAATAAAATATTCGATGATTTTGGCTCATTACGTATAGATAAGATGTTACCTATGTTTATTAATTATATAGAAGAAAAAGATTTACCTAGTGAGATAAAAGATCAATTTGAAGTTTTATTAGAAATGACTAAAACACTTAATTTAACAGAAGATGATGATGTAGTTCTCGATATACACGGAGGTAATTTTGCTATAAATAGGGATAATAAAATTGTAATTTTAGATCCAGTTTATAATCGTAGAGAGTATGGTAAGTTAGTACCTAATGATTACTAGGAGGCAAACTCCTGGTAATCTAAATATTTTTACTTATATATTATTTAGAGGATAAAAACAATAAAGGAGTCTAAAATGAAGAATATTGTGTATGAAATTGTCCTAACAAAAACATTAGCCAATAAGTTTAGAACAGAATTGTATATTAACAGACCTAATGATGGATTTCAGTTATTGTTAAATTACTGGGAGGATTATAACGTTTACGAGGTAGTAGAAAAAGCTCTTATTGATTATTTAGATTTAGTTGTCCTAAATGATAACTCTGTTGAAAATACTTTGGACTTAACTAGTTTAGCTGTTTTTGGTAAGTATAATCTAAAAGATTTAGTTATCCAAATGGTTAGGTCCAACAATATTAAAACTCTAATGACAAATTTCTCGATTGAACTTTTAGAGAAAATGGTAAGAAATATATCTGGTATGACATATGAAAACCGGGATATTGTATGTTATATGAATTCAGATACAAATATAGAAACATTTAAGGAAGAAATGTTTGAAGATATAGTATTAGATGCAAAAGAAGAAAGTGAAGAATTAGGTAAGAAAGTGCAAGAATTGTTGGAAAAATATGTTTATGTAAACAGAACTTGCAAAGACGGTATGTATGTAATAAAAGTAGAATATAGTAAAAACGAATATTTAGATGTAATTCTGGTATTGTTTTTTGCATGGTTACAAGGTTGTGCATCCGATAGGTTTGAAATAGTATCAGTTGTCAAATATTTTACTACAAATCTAATTAATCTAAGTATTGAAAATCTTAAATTAAAACTAAACAATAAAAAATAAAATAAAACTAAAAGGAGTAAAAATGAATAGAAAAATTTTTGAATTGGATTTCAGCAAATGTGATAAATATGAGTTAGTAGTTAATGATTCAGTATTTAATATTAAATTTGAAGATGGTAAATTAAACATAACATTTAATAAAGGTAATGTATCTGATTTTGGTTTAGTAGAAAAAGTAAATAAAGTAAAACGTGAAAAAGTTAAGTTCTTTGTTGAAACAGAAGATGAAATAACATACGCCAGTATAAAATGTAAAAAAGCAAAAGGAGAGTAATATGAAAGGTAAAATGATTCTTTATGGTATTGGTGGTGCCGGGATTAACATTGTATCTGATATAAAAAATGACCTAATGAATTTAGGAGAAGGATTTTCAGACATTAGTGTTAGGACAATAGATACCACTGATAAAACAGTTAAAAAGTATGATGATTTAGCGGATACATTTTATAAAGTAGAGTCTAATAAGGTCTCTACTAATGGTTTAGACGGCATGGCAGGCGAAAGAAAAAATCTAGATGCAGTGAAATCTATTCAAACATCTATGAAGAAATATCTAGATGAGGTGGTAGGTGAGAATAAGAAAAATGAGTATCATATTTTAATCTCGTCAGCATCAGGTGGTTCAGGGAGTCTTATAAACAGTATTCTGTTATCCATGTTAAGACAACATGATTACAACGTATTACCAGTAATTGTTGGTGATGAATCTACATTGTTAAATATTACAAATACAATTAACACAATTGTGGGATTTAACAACATTGCTAGAAAAACAAATTCGGCATTAGGTGTATTCTACATTAGCAACAGTATAAATGGAGTCACTACTCCTAAATATGAAAAAGAAGTAAATCTTGATATAAAGAGATATCTATCGGTAGTATCTATGTTTGTATCTGGAGATGTGCAAGATATAGACCAACAAGATATGAATAACTTCTTCATACCGTCTAGATATAAAAGTTTTGATGTAGAGCCAGGAATTTACAGATTAGGTACAAAAGTATCTAAGATGGATGATGGTAATGCAATTATTGTCAGAACAGCAATAATAAAAGGTAAGGATTTTACTATCGACTTACCATTATTGCATAATAAAGTGGGTACAGTAATGGATACACATATTGATGTATTTGGAAATAAATCATTTCCGGTATTCCTAACTTTAAAGAAAAACGAATTCAATACGGTAGTTGAAACATTACAAGAAGATTATAAGAAACTAGAGGCTATTAAAAATACAAAATCGTCTACATTAGAAAAATTATCTGATTCCGTAGATGATGAGGAATTCGGCTTAGTACTATAGGGTAAACCTATAGTACTGTTTTTCATTTTTAGTCTCTTAGTTGACTGCCTAAGGAGGTATTATGGAAAATTATGGAATAGTAATAGATATGTCTACTCTGAGTCCTAATCTATATAACCAGGAACTATACGATTGGTTTATCAGAAAGACATTAAAAGAACAGTTTCCATTTATAAATTTAGAGAATAAAAGTTTTCCAGATGAAACAGTTTTTAATAAATTATATTTAGAAAATATTAATCAGTTTTTAGTAATAGAAAATAGAATTTTTGATATGTTGGCATCTTTAGGTATCCATATTCCGGATAGAGGTAAAATTATGACAAGAGATGATTATGTAATTATATTTTTAGGAGAAAAAACATGGTAACAGAATATAGAAGACCCATAAACTTAAAATTAAGAATGGAAGATAATGTGTTAATAGATGAATCTGAATATTTTATTACAGAAATATTTACAATTCCTATACCAGCAATGGTATTGAATTTAGAAGATATTTTTAAAGATATATTTCCAGAAATATATATACGTGATGGTCTTTACCTACCTGAAAGTAAATTACCTATACTTGAATTTAATATGCCTTATAAAACAAATACAGGCGAAACAGTAGTTATTAATAGTTTAGAAGATTTAGAGGATGCATTTACTAAGTATAGTTTTATAACGGTAAGTAATAAAACTATATTAAGTAAAGAAGCATTCCTAAGTATTAGAAATTTATTATCAGATAGGGTAACATATCCTGTAGTGCTTAGCGGTATAATTGATTTTATAATAGGTAATTTTCAGGTAGAAGAGAATCCTGAGTCAAATTTAATATTCGAAGACTTTATGGGTATTAGTAATAATATTAAATTGTTACCACCGTATATCGAACAATACTACTCTGTATATGATTATATTTTAGGATTGGGAATTGTTAATCAAGATTATTTAAATTTAATTATGGAAAGAGTAAAATACTTAGAAGATGTAATTTATAGTAAGTTAAGAGAAGATATCTTGTCTACATATAGGGCAAAAGTGAAAAATAGTTTTATCTATATAGAAAAATTACCTAGTCCTAGTAGTAGAAGATATTTTTTAAACATGGAGAAACAAAAACAAGGAGTCTAAAATGTTTAATTATTTATTTAGTGTAGAAAAACTGAGTGAATTAGTGAACACGTTAAAAGGTATAACTACCATTAGAGGTGTAGGTTTTGTCGAATTAAAGTTTATAGATAACTATGCTAATTTATTAGCAAATGAAATAGAAATTATGTATAGAACTGATTATATTAATGACATTGCTTCGGTCTGTAGAACAGCCCTAATAGATAGTCTTTATGTATCTCCTGATGAACCGAGTGAATATATAGAAAATTTTTTCATGCAGTTTGATTATTGCTTAAATGACAGATTTTTAACTACATTAGTTTTCAATATTAACAAGGAAAGAATTAAGCAAATAATTTTAGATTTCTTAAGCAATGTACGGCATAGTATAGATATGTTTGTTAAATGTGATAAGGTAATTTCCAGAATGGATTGCATCGCAATTGTAGAGTCTCCAGAGAACATGGGACTGGTTACCGAAATAAATGGAAATCTACTATCTACTATTATACCAAATAAAAGTATAGGTATAATTTATGATGTTACAGATAATATTTTAAAAGTATTATACGTAGGAGAGATAAATGAAAATTCGTAGAAAATTAAATCTCTCCTTTATTAAAGATTTTTATGGTAAAATAGTCCCTGGTTTAAAAACTGAAATAGCTTTAGCAAAAAAGTTTGAATATCCTAATTTTGCTACCACGTTAGATAACTTTATATTATTTTTGGAAAATAAATATGGAATATCTCCTAAGTATGATGTTCTAACATTGTTTATAACATACTTAGAACATAGAATTATACCTGAATGCGATGATGTTAGTAAATATTTATTATCTATAAAGGTAGTAGATATTAATGAAAATTTTGAGGCTACTGTTGAAATAGAATACGAAGACTAAAGGAGTCTACTATGGATAAAAAAATAATGTATGAGGATGAATTTGGTGTATCAGTAATTGGAGTAGTAAATCTTGATTATACGTTGCTAATAAAAGAAGTAGAAGATTTTCTATTTAATTCGGATTTGAAAGATTACGCTATAGAATTTAGTAATCTATTAGCAAATTCTATAATTGATTTTTATTTAAGCTATGACAACAATCTCCACAATATGGTAGAAGAACTAATATCCACTATTAATGATGTTTTAGAAAAGAATAATAATAAATATAGTTATGAAATAAGATATATGATTAATGAAGATAAATTCAAAAGCGATTTAACTGCTTTTTTATATAATTCATTCTTTCTTAGAAATAATAAAATATTGAATTTAATAAAGCAGTCAGGATTTAATATATTTCCAGGTAAGGACTTAGGAAATAATATTAAAGAAATTTTATTAGGAGTCTAAAATGAGCAGAGATAAGGTTTTATTAAAAATTTTGTCCAGATTTAATTTATATAGCGAGGATTTGGAACCATACGTAATAGATGTATTAATAGATGAAATACTTGATATTGGAGAAATTGTCTATAAACCTATTAATACATATTTGATAGAGAACTACTTGTTAATTTATTTAAAAATGACCCCAAGATTTCATGTTTTATCTCCTAAACATTTAACGTCTATCCTTAATATTCTTATAGAGAATTTTATAGTTGGTTTTTTAGATAAAAATCTATCTCTCGATTTAAAAAATATGATTCCTGGTTTAGCAGATGAGATTTTAGATACTATTGGGTATCCTAACAATAATAACTTTGTAGATAAAGATGATTTTATTAAATTGTTGTTAAATTTGGCAGATGATAAAATATTTAAAAAACTAATTCTAGATACTATAAGTATTCCTAATAGAAAGTTATTATTAGCAATCCCAACAAGATGGATAACTGATAAACAACTAGAAATACTCTTAGGAGTAGAAAGGAGTCTAAATTGATAACAGGTACGCTGGTTTTACCTATAGATGATAATCTTAGAAATTTATTTCATAAATTAAATTTAACTAGTAGTAAAGATAAATTATATTTCTTTACTTTGCTTTTAGGAGCAATTACTAATGATAATTTTATTTTTACAGATATTGTTCGAATTGTTAAAATTTTTGATAGACCTAGACAGGCTAGGCTTGTTTACAACTACGTAAAAAATTATCTAAAACCTATATTAAAATCGTATAATGTGAATAACGTAGTAGATATTGTAATAAATAAAAATTTGATTATAATTAAACACATTAATTCTGTAAGGAGATAAAATGTTTGAAATAGGTAAAAGATATAGTTTTACTACAATAGCTCCAGTAACGCTAGGTGCTGTATATAGTAATGTAAAAGCTACTGCTAATTTAACTTTTGATTTAGCTATAAAATTTGCAGATATAATTTCTATTAGAAATAAGATTAAACAAGAAACAGATATAAATTTACTAGACCCGAGAGATGTTTTATACACAATGTTTGAAACAGTGGATAAGAAGACTATTGTTTTAGCAAATGACTGGATAAATACCAGTTCAATAACACTAATAGACAGTATAGTAGCAAATATCAGAATTGAAAATATTACTACTGAGGATATAATCAATATTAGGAATATGTTGGAAGCTATGGGTTATAAAAATTTTGATATAGACACTACATCTACCTCAGAGTAGATGTAGTAACTTTTTCTTTTTGTGAATGAATGATGTAAGGAGAATAAAAATGGGAAATAAAGATGTTAATAAATGGTTAAATGAAGTATCTGAAAATTGGAGAAATAATAATTTAAAACCAAAGAGCATACAGGAAGAAGCTAAAGAAACAGATATTGATCCCGTTGAGGAGACAATGGTAGTATCAGATTACGTAATGAGAAAAACAAGGAATTATGAGAACATAGTAAATAATGATGTAAGTGTGAAAGATGAGGATTGGGTATTCGATTCTTTTTTAGTACCTAGAATTGAATTAGATCCAATAGATGAATTACATAGATATTGGAGCATTACTGAAACAAAGTTTACTGATACCAGCTTAGGTGGTAATATTGCTATTAATGTTTATCCACAATTTACTAGGTATGCTGATATTAGATTAAAAGGTAGATTATCAAATAGAAACGATGTAAGAGTGAATAATATTTCTGGAAATATAGGTATGGGTAGATACTATGGAGAAGTGATAGACGATAATGCTTTTGATGTATATTTCACATTCGGAGTACCTGAATTTAATAGTCTATTTACTTTTATACTAAACAGTATGGATTATAAACAATCAGTAGTAGCAAATGAAGGTAGGAGTCCTTTTATGTATAACCTAGGACAGATATGGGGACTAGTGGCTGTTGCTGCTGGTTTTGGTATTGTGGGAATAGCAGTTACTGTTTTAAGAAAAGTAGTGTCTACTGTATATGATATTGTAGCAGGTCCAGGTAGATTTAGTTATTATTATCTTAAACCTACTATGTTTATGTATTGGTCTACAGTCAATAGTTTAGTCACTATGATGGCTACGGAATTAGGACTAGTGACGCCTTCTTTAATGCCATCTAATAAAGATAATGTGGGAGTACCTATTAAATTAGATAAAAAAGATACTGAATTTCTACGTGAGTATATGCCAGATATAATTACTAAAGATAATTATATAGACGTTTTTAATATGGTTACTAAGACACAAAGATTATATAACGAAATGCATAAAAAAGAATTAGAACTCTATGAGAATATAAATAACATAACAAGTGTATCCGACAATCTAGGTAAAGAGTTACTTAAGATATCCGATAATGTAAAAAATAGACCTAGTGACTTTTTCGAGAGAGTAAGAAAATCTACAAAAAATAGTAAATGGTATGGTTTTAAACAGAAAGAAGAAACTAATAACAAGGACACAAATACAACAAAACCATCTGATAAACAACATATTACATATGATAAAGATGGTACTATAAAAAGATCTAAAGAAGACGATCCTAGTTTTATTAATGAGGTTTTCACACATTATAGAGATATGATGCAAGGCGGTGCAGCTTATGCTGTGTTTAGAGTAGAAAATCCAGGCAGCGTATCTGAATCATTTAGTAATGAAACAGGCGATATTGAATTAGAGGGTATGTTAAAATCAATCGGTGGTAAAGCAAAAGCTTTGCAGTACGATTTAGCAGGCGGGGTAGTGCCTGGTATGGGTGATCTTTTAAAAGGAATAAAAGATTTCGCTTCTGGTGCGTTAGATATGATTACATTTGGTTTATCAAATGTTCTAACAGCATTACTAGGAAATGCAAATATGGATATGCCTAAACGTTGGATAGATAGTAGCGCTAGTTTCCCAGAACATACATTCAAAATGAGATTACAAGCACCATATGGTAATCCAATTAGTCAGTTAAGGAATATTTATATACCGTTAGCAGCAATATTAGCGGCAGCATTACCTAAAGCAGCTGGTCCATCCAGTTATACGTCACCATTTTTATGTAGTATGTTTATTAGGGGATATAACGAAATAAAATTAGGTATGATTACTAATCTTACTATTACTAGAGGAGTATCTAACTTACCTTTTAACAAACAGAGACGTCCTTTAGCAATTGATGTCACCTTTACAGTAACAGACTTTAGTAAAATATTAGCTATGCCGGTAGTTACAGAAATAGGACAAGAAGCATTTACATCTTTTAACGAAGATAGTCCTATTAATAAATATATTGCTACATTATGTGCTAGAGATTTATATACATCAAAATTCTTTATACCAAAGATGAAATTAAATTTTGCCAGATTTAAAGCTAATATGGATATGATGTTTAGTAGTAGTTATGCAGCAGCTAAGTTATATGATGCTACTCCTGATATTTTAAAAGATGCTTTAGAAAGAAAGGCCGTAAACTATACAGAACATTATTAAGACGAATAGGAGTATCTACTCCTATTCGTCATTATCTTTGGTTTTATTTTTGATATAAATATCCCTATATTTTATATTCTTATTATTTTCTAGTATTTCTGTATATTTGTCTATTTCATTTGGTAATGGTATTGGTGTAGCCAATAAAATCATTTCATTTTTTACTTTTACTGCATCCAATAATTGTTTAAACAATATTAAATATGTTAACATTTTATTTTTATACCCACCGCCTAATAAGTATGCTATTAAAAGAGTCCTATTATCTAACCAGAATTTTTCTTTTCTATTAATCTCTTTTAACCATCTAAATTCTTTAATTTTGTTAAATCTTTCCATTATAGATTTTATTTTAGGTCCTATGAATACTACTTTAAATAAGTTATTTCCGAGAATATTAGGTATTTTATCACTTTTTAATTCTTCTATAGTCCATAAATACATTCTTTCTCCTTAGGCAAAATTTGATATTGGGTTATCATTAATCATCGTTTTATTTTTAGGCAATTTCCTAGACTTCATTAACTCATCGTTAAAAGCTAAATACCTGGATACATCTTTATCGTTTATTTCCGTGGCTAATTTGGACTTTGTGGATGTGTTTGTTAAATATGTGACGCTATTATTATTTTTATCTACCTCATCAATGCTGACATCCTTACTAGCTAGTAGAAATGATTTATTTATATCTTCATCCTTTAAATCAAGTTCTTTTTTATCTTTTTTCCATGTATCCGGAATAATTTTATTAACTAAACTTTTACCTATTTTTATTCCTTCTTTATAGGCTGCCTCGCGTGTTGTTGATTTAGTTATACTAGCAATCGTAGTAAAATTTAATTTTTTACTTTTTATAAGTTTATTAGCTGCCTTTCTGACATATTTATTATCTACGTTTTTATTTAGGAAATTACCTATTAAAGAACTACTCGTTTTGGGATCGGATAAACATTCTAATATTTTTAATAGATCAGCTGTAGTTAAAGTGGATAGAACGTTTTTTATAGCTTGGTTATTATTTAGTTTATTATCCAAATCTATATTACATAATTTTTTAATTAACTTTTGTAAATCGCTTTTTGTTTTAATAGATAACTTTCTACTAACTAGCTCGTTTGCTATATTGTTTATTAGGTTTTCTCTTAATTTTGATACTACGTCACTATTTAAATCAATTTTACAATCATCAGCGTAGTCTTTAGCTAATTTAATAATTGTTCTATTATCTACCGATTTACTTACCGCAGTTCTTAAACTATCTAAAACGCTTTTATCACTATCTTCTTTACTCATTTTAGATACAGCATCGTTATCCATCTTTTTGAAACTACCTATAGAAATCGTGTTTGTATTTTTAGTATTTAAGTCACTATCTAAATTTGTTTTCTCTTTTTTATTAGTTTTAACTGGTGTGGTTTTTACACTATCTATTGTAGCATTCTTACTATCTTTGTCTGTTAAATAATCAGTAAAGCTACCTTTTATTTTTTTTACAAAACTTAAATCATCTAAGTTTATACCCATTTCATATCCTTTAAATTAAACTTTTTTTAATCATATATTATTAATAGGAGATATACTATTACAATCATTGAAATCAATGATTATTTATTAGTATATCATTAATTTGGATTACAACATCCAACATTTTTTCAGCTTAGATCTAATCTGAACAAAAAACAAAAAAGGAGTAAACAATGGCTGACAAAGTAATTTTAAACGGTGTAGAATTTGAGGTTAATGTAGAAGGAAATACTGTTGTAGTAAATGCAGATGAGAATGCATTTATAGACTATATGAAAAATGAAAAAGAACTTACAAAGGCAGAAATCAAAAAAGTATCAGTCGGTATGAATGACTATCTTAAAGCTGTGGTAGATACAGCTGTAGATAAAGCAGGTAAAGAACTAATTAACCATTGCGATGCTGAAGCTGTAAATGTGAAATTTCCTTTTGGCGTAAATAAATCTGATGTAGTAGAAGTTCATGTTCAAAGAGAAAAAGATGTTAGAATTCCTACTACCGGAGAGGTAGTGAAAAAACCTGCTATTAAAGTGGCTGTAAACACTAAGGCTACAAGAATTAGTAAATCCCATATAAGAGCCTTAAGAGAAGATTTAGAAGAGGTACTAGCCAAAGGATGCTAATTCCTTTGGTTTATTTTTTTTGGAGAAAGAAAATGTATTTAAGAGTTTTAGATATAGAAACTAAAAAAGTGTCAATAATAGATTTTGACACATATCTTGGTAATTTGCCTAAAAATTTTGGTATAGTTGAAGTAGTAGATGATTATAGCACAGAAAGAAAATTAGAGGATAAGAAAAAGATACTGGACAAAGTTACGCCTGAATGGTACAAAAGATTAGAGAATGTTATTAATAATAGAACACAAAGAAAAATAGAGATACCACTGAAAAAGTATGCTGAAATATTAGGATTAGACTATAACTACGTGTTTGATAAATATAAATCCGGTAAACTAGATGGTGTTAAGAAGAATTCTAATGGTAGATTAAGTATTGTTGTTGATGAAATATTTCTACTAGAAAATAAAAACAATAACGAAAGAAAAGGCAATGAATACACAACAGTATCTAATAAACCTGTTGAAGTTAGTAAGCCTACTAATGAACATGAGAAATTAATAATTGAGAATAAGTTGTTAAAGAAAAGACTATTATTGATGAAACAAATGATAGAAGTTCTTTTACCAACTATATTAGAAGAAGAATTATAGTATTCGGGAATTATATCCCGAATACTATTTTTTATTGTTTGTGTTGTCCATTTGATAATAAACATCCATATCGTCGAATGATTTAAGTGTACTAGCAATCGTGTCTGCTGGTAATAGGATTTTATCAGGTGTAAGCGTATAAAGTTTAAGACTATCAAGAATTGTTTTAGCAAGATTCATTACGTTCACATTAGTAGGTGGTAATGCTAACCCACCGAACTCGATAGTCATTTCTTTCATTTCTTTAGCTGCTTTTTTATCTTTTTTACCGATAATATCTGGTAAGCTAGTAGGATATAAGTTACTTACTAACCACGCATGAATAGGTTTTCTTTGTAGTACATCTGGCTCTATAAATAAGATTGTAGATGTCCACCATTCAGGTGTATGTACATCAATATTCTCACCGCCAGGTAATGTTGTTAATAGTGGCGCTTTAGTATCTGGATCCATAAATCCGTATCTAATATTTGTATCTATTAGAATTTCAAAAGGAATACCATATTTTTCATCTAACGTAATACTTACATTTGTTTCTTCTCTAGTAACGTTAGTAGGTTCTTTAAATTTAGCACCTTCTAATCCTGTTTCTGTTTCACCAGATTCTACAGTTAAACTACTGTTTAGTCCCTCAATTACTCTTGCATGCCTTTCCCACATTGCCTTATAGCTAGCATGCCATGCTTTACTATTTGGTAGTAAATCAAATACTCTAGGTGTTTGTAATACTACAGGTATAATATCTCTTCTTATGTATCTTTGATTATACATATATGAATGTATTGCTTTACCATCTCTTACTCCACCTATCTTAGGTAAGTATCCCCACTGACCTCCATATCTTAAGTCGAGTGTTGGTAAATCTTGAGCCCATACTCCAGTTTTATCATCAGCAGATACTTTACTAAATGGGTTTACAGTTATGTTTCTGCTATTACTTGTTACTTTATCAGCCATTGTTTAATCCTTTATATTTTTTATTAAATAGGAAGAAGGCATTAAGCCATCTCTTCCAATCTATAAGCTTCGATATAGAATGTGTTAACTGTTTTCATATTGTTAGCACCTAGCTTAACAACAGTTGTCCAACTATAACCTCTTTCTTTATCAAAATCAGTTATCATAGCTTTTGTAACTACTTTAATAATTCCAGCAAAAGTATCAGCTAACTCACTATTCATATAGTTTTCTACATTTTCAATTAACTCTTCAGATGTCCATCTAGTTACACCTGTGAATTTCCTATGGCAAGCAGCTGCTACTTTTGTAATTTTAGTCAACGCCATACCTACAGGGAAACTATTCAATACAGATGTATCGTTTTCATATACTGTTTGCATAGCAGGAATGTAATATCTTTCAATGTCATATCTCTCAGGCCAGATTAGACCAGAACTCCATAATGCAGGTTTAACACCTTGTGGTACGAAAGCTGGTTGAATATCTACCATATCATCAATGATATTATCTTCACCTTTATCGAATAGATAATCAGGGTTCCATTTACCGTTACCTGCTCCCATCATTCTAGCAGCTTTAACTGCTATGTGAAGTGATAAAGGCCATCTATGTCCTGTTGTGTCATTTTTATCTAAACCATTACCTGCTACGATACATGCTCTAGCTACTGGCGTGCCAAAGAATGTACTTTCAGGAGCTAATTGACATCTAGCTTTTAAGTTAATAGCTATAGCTCTTTCAGTTACTAAGTCGTTGAATTTGTCGCCTAATTTATCTTCTCTAGTGGATAATACTAAGAAAGTATCTTTTCTTACAGTAATGAAATTTACTAAAGATTTTTTAGTATCAATACTGAATCCACTATCGTAGAATACAGATTCTACATTTACAGCTAAATCCATTACTTCACTGTTTGGATCTATATATTTATTCATTTCGTTTCTTACTAGTTTTTCAAAGTTTTCATCAGTAATTTCACCATCAGTACCATTACCTAAAAAGAATGGTAGGTTATTACTAAAGAATACTTCTTTTGTACCTTCAGGTAGCGTGACAGCTGTGTTGTCGTATACCACACTAAAGTATTTCACTCTTTTAGTAGAAAATGCGTTAAATACATTTAACAGGTATTTTTGATCTTTGTCTTCTAAATCAGGAATAAAATCAAACCAGTCTGTTGTATTAACAATGCTACCTTCCACTGTTTTAACGTCAGCAGCAATATAAGGTTTTTCAGTTTCTAGAACTTTAGATAAAATACTATCGATATTTTTATAATAAACATATGGTGTTTTAATATCTGGATATACTAATGGTAATTCAGGGTTTTTAGTATTGTACCAGTTCTGAATCACATCTTTTAATTCCAAACTACTATTTGTAACCGGATCAGTTACATCTTTTCTAAATACAAAATGTTCTTTTGTACTACCGAATAAGTCCTTTTTAATTACAGGAATACCATTTTGTTTTTCGAAAACGAATAGTTCAAATGGTAATGCTTTTATACTAGCTAATACATCTTCATTTACGTCATCTTTACTTTGTAAACTAAATGCAAAACCTGTATTTTCATACGCTTGACCTTCATAAGCTGCAACAAATTCTACTACAGGCACCATAGTAGATGGATTACCATCACTATCAGTCATATAACCTGTTTTCATGGTTTTATTACCTAGAGCTTGACCTACTTTATGTTCATCTACTACCGCATATACTTTTACTCTGTATCCATCAATTGGTGAATCTGAGTCTTCAATTGGATTTCCATCGGTATCGTATGCAATACTACCGTCTTCATGTCTTTTATATTTTTTAACTTTATCTTTAATGTAATCCACATATATTGTTACATTAGCTAATTTATCATTATCTTCAGGTATTAATCTTTGTACCATAATTGTGTTACCAGTACCTATAATTTTTGTAGCAAATTTAGTGGCGTGATTATAATACTTACTTTTTGGATTTACAGTGTTTTCTCCATAAAGTCTCATAAGTTTTCCACCATCGCAAAGTTCTTTAACTATTAATCCCATTTCATTTTTAGCCGGTCCTTTTTCTGTCCAAAGATAGAATAAAGGCAAATGACTAGGAATAGGAATTGGTTGTGGTGTAATTGGTTTTATAGACTTATCATCTGTACCTAATGGTACGAACATTGGTGCTGCATTTACAATTGTGTATCCCATTGTTTTTCCTTTACATTTAATTTTGAAATATAATCATAAGAAGTTTAAAAAACATTATGTACTACTAGGAAATTTCCTAGTAGTACATATAAAATTCATAAACATCCTCATCATTTTTATTTTTATCTTTATAGTAAGCTAATATGTTACCATTTTTTAATTTAATAAATCCATTAAATGGTTTAGTGTCAATTATATCATTTTCATAAACAGTAAACGTAGCTTGTTTTCTATTATAAACCATAAACGATCTAGGATCATCTTTTCTAAAGTACAATACATTTCCATTTAATAAATTAAAACTCAACAATGAAATATTTCTATATTCGGCAGGTATAGTAGGGCCTTCTGTTATGTCGTCTCTACTAAAATCATAGATTATACATCTACCTGTACTTAAACTAGGTATTGGAATTATTGTAACTGTGTCATAATCAATTAGATTAACAATTATTTCGGTTAATTCAACATCTGTATTTATATCAAAAGTTTTTACGATATTAATTTTAAGATTAGGATCTAGTAAATTTATTTTCTTAATAGTTACCGATTTTTCACCAGTAATTTCTATAAAATGTAAATCGTTATTTATAAGAAAGAAGTTGTTATTTTTTATTACTGATTTATCAGATATTTCATGTGTTTTTAATAATGTAAATGTTTCCTTATATACGTCATACTTATAAAAATCTAATTTTATTTTATCATCATTTGTTATATATCCAAATAAACCAATGTAGTTAGGTAATAATTCAAATTTAATTTGTTTAGCATCATATGTTAAACCTAGATTATACATTGTTTTAAATCGTAAGTTCTCACCACTATTTATCATTAGTTCTAAATCTAATTTTTTATTACTATTTAACATTGGTATTAGACCTGTAATCATTTGTTCTGATACTTGTAAGATATCAATATTTAAATCAAGATCATCAACTAGTACATCTTTTAAAAATTTAAACCCATTTACATAATCAAAATCGAAATTAAAATATTGATTTTCAGATACTCTCATAGTTTTAATATAATGTTCTACATTTTCTGTAATTAGCTTACCGGATACAGGTTCTATATATTGTATGTTAAGAGACAATATATAACTACTATTAGGTTTTAATGGATTAGATGGTATTGTTATTGTATTATCTTTAATAGATAAATTTGTTTCTACTGTTTTATCTAGATTTAACAGATAACCACCTAATACAGTAATTCCGTTATCTGTGGTTGAAATTAATTTAAGTTCAAAATCTTCATTAATAGGTATGTTATTTAAATCTTTATCAAACTTATAATACGTTTTAGAGATTTCTATTTTATCTCTGAAAAATTTACTACAACTACCTAAATGTCCTCTGTATCTTACTAATACTTCTATATCTTTAGTAGCTGTAAAATTATAAATATCGTTAGATACAGTTAAATTAAACATATCATCAGTTTTATTCATTTCTGAATAAACGACTTTGTTATTTACTCTAATTATCCAATCAACTCCTGTTACGCCAATACCATCTTGAGGTTCGATAGCTTTTAACTTCAAACCGTTATCAGGATCTACAGATATAAATTCTACATAAGGATCTTCTACGTATACTTTTGGTTTTAATGGTTCTATAGAAACTTCAGCTGTTTCTATAATAGGTTCAGGCCCCAACCATGTTGGATTATCTACCTCGTTACCATTTGAATCTTTAAAGTGTCTTTTAGCTCTAACATAGTAAATACTATCACTAGGAATAGCTAATTCAACTATCCAAGTGTTTAATTGTTCTTCAGATGTTTCTTCTAATAATACATTTGAAAAGTTTAGATTGTCAGACACTTGCCATGTGGTAGCATAATGAGTTAAACCAGAATCTCCTGAATCCCATGGTCCTATGTTTATAATTTTCACGTTTGCCATATTATTATCCTTTATTATATTATAGGTAAAGTTTCATACAAACGATTTCAGCACTTATTTTTTTCTATAAATCATTCTCTGAATAGTATATTTAAAGGAGATATTATGGCTAAAATTTTTAGAAAAAAGAATGACTTAAAAATTAGACCAATGATAAACGTAGGGGCGTTATTAGATATACCTACAGGAGCTATTATTACTGGAGCAAAGGGAGAATCAATTATAAACGGAGGTCTATCTAATATTGAAGGATTTGCAGGTCTAGGTAATACATTTAAATCTACTTTAATGCACCATATGATGTATACTGCTGCTGATAGGTTGGCATGTAGTTATAACGATATGATTATGATGGAAACATATGATACTGAAGATAACATGTTATTAAATGTAGATAGATATAACAATCTTGTAAATAAACATACACAATGTTTGGATAGAAATCCTATAGAAACAGGACAGTGGTCTATTGTCCAAAAATCGCAAAAAACAGCAGATAAATGGTTAGAAGAAGATTTATACCCATTGGTAGAAGAAAAACAAAATTCCAAAGACTTGGTAGTAGAATTTGAAGCTTTTAAAGATAAAGACACTGGTAAACCACTAAAAGCATTAATACCTACTTTTATAGAAATAGATAGCTTAACAGAATTTGAATCTGAGACAACTATTGATATGTTAAAAGAGTTATCTGAAGATAAAACAAATACTTTATTTATGAAACAGGGTCTTTATAAAACAAAGGTAATGAAAGATTTACCAGGTCTATCCAATAGAGCTAATATATATTTTCTGTTAACGACGCATCTAGGTAAAAAAATAGATATGTCAGGAAACCCTTTTGCCAAACCTACTAAAGATTTACAATTTATGAAACAAGATGAAAAAATAAAAGGTGCTACTGATAAGGTAATGTTTTTAACTACGCATTATTGGAAAACATATAGTCCGTCTGTGTTAATAAATCAAAGTACAAAACAACCTGAGTATCCTATTTATGATAGTGATGTAGAAACAGATTTGAACTTAATAAATTTACAACAGGTGAGAAGTAAATCCGGGCCTTCGGGATTTGTATTACCTATAGTGGTATCGCAAACTGAAGGTGTCTTACCTGATTTAACAGAATTCCATTATATTAAGACTAATAAATTTGGATTAGATGGTTCTGTTAGGAGTTATTGGTTAGAATTGTATCCTGATGTAAAATTATCCAGAACTACTGTAAGAAAAAAATTACAAGAAGATTATAAATTAAGAAGAGCAGTTAATATAACAGCTGAACTATTGCAATTACATACTTTTAGACCGCATATGACGGATTTACTATGTAGTCCTAAAGAATTAAGAGAAGACCTAGAAAAAATGGGTTATAATTGGGATATCTTATTAAATACAAGAGGTTGGTGGACTATTAAACAATATAATCCAAGAATAAAACCATTTTTATCCACTGTAGATTTATTAAAAATGAGAAAAGGACTTTATATTCCATATTGGATAGATGAGAAAACAAAAGAAGTTAAGAAAGAGTATAAACATCATTTTGTAGAGAAGGAGAATAAAGATGGAAAATAATCCAGTTTTAGAACAGCAAGCTAACTACCTGAAAGAGCTAGAAGAAGCCAGTAAACAATTAAGAGCTATAGGTAACAAATTATATTTAGCTAAGAAAACAGATAATGATGTAAACCTATTTAGTATAATTGTAGATACATTAAAGAAAATAAGTAAAGAAAAAGCACAAAGATTTGAAATAATGATTAAAAGTATAGAACCAAATATAGAAGAAAAAATTGATACGGTGCAGAAATTAATTATATCTGATTTCTTAATTACTAGGTTATACCAATTGAAAGCAGAGGATCCTGGTTTTAATATATTGCCAATATTGACTTTGATTCCTTATTACATGGATAACGAGAGTTTTACAGAGTGTATGGTAAATCATACTTTACCGTTACTAGTAAATAGTAATGTAATCTGATGAATTATTGAAATTTAAGGAGAAACTAATGAGTAGTTTAGAAAATAGAGAATTTAAGATTAGTAACGGTAATAATAAGAATGATTTCGATATTGAGTATAATTTAAAACTGACATCTTCTGTACCAATTATGAATTTTTCAGATGGATTAGTGGATAACTTATTGTTAGATAGTTTTACTGTAAAAAATGAAGAACCTAACAATAAACCGTATGATGTTGAAATGGATGATAGGTTTAAATTTATATTAGAATTTAAATCTTTACAGAGAGATATTAGTTCTGTTGTTTATTACGATAAAAAGTATAATGATTTTATTGTATTTCCTAATCCAGATTTAATAGATGTATCAAATATTAAAAATAAGGTGTACCATATTACATCATTTACCATAGGTAGTAATAAACCGGATGTTAAATTCGGTACAGGTTATGAAATTTCTATACAAGGTATAAATAAGGTATCTTTACCAGAACCTGATAAGACTATTGAAAATTATGATGGTCTACTATTAAACGTACCCGGGATTTATAACGGTTTTAAACAAAGAATTAGAAAAAATCTTAGTACTGGTGTAGTAATGTATAAAGATGTAAACATGGTCTTATTCTTGAAAATAAAGACTAGTGATCTTTACACTAATTCTGTAAAATTACCAGTATCTACACTAGTACCAGATAGTGAAGTAAAATTTAGAGTAGAATATAATTCGTTAAAAGAATTAGATAACATATATATACCTATTACAGTATAGAGGATATATCCTCTATACTAAACTCCAATTTTTTTCATTTATATATTACTAAGATAGAAGACGACTGGAAAATGAGTTGTCTATATAATTTCGTCATGGGTAACGTCAGGCGGAAGCTCTTAAGCCGCCTATAGAATTGAGCGCTCTTCGTGAGCTCTTAATATGGCGTCCATGACATTGGAGGTTTAAAATGGCTAGAAGAAAAAGAGAAGTTACGACACAAAGAGAAAGAAATAGAAAGTTCATTAAGAAATTTAACAAAAAACATTTTCCTATTGTGTTGGAGTTAATAAGAGAAGCTAGAAAATATGTAGGTAAAGTTTATTCTGCCAAAGTGACAAAAGATGTTAAAATAAAAACAAGAGGCCATACCAATTATGAGGAGTTTTGTCATTCCAGAGGGATTAAGAAAAATTATGGCGATCAGATAATCCCGATGGAATTTGAATATGAAATATTACCAAAAGATATTGCTGTAAGTTTCATCCTCTGGAAAACTGATGTTTTTGGTACTATTTTGACAACTCAGGCAGATATGGAGAGAATGCTAAAGGAAATTTTTGAAAAAGTTGTTTACAGTTTTAATACGTGTATCAAGGTAGAGTTGACCTTGATAGAGATGGCGATCCAATGGGTAATGGATGCAACATATGCTGACTCTTTGGGGTCAGTTAGTCCAATTTTCACTTATGAGTACGACGGTGACATCGTGTCGTTCTATTTAGACGGCACTTGTTCTTTTAATAACGTTACAGATGATGGTTATACCGTAAGCGATGAGGAGTTAGCTGCGCATCTTTTGGGAGAGTTAAGAAGAAGAACAATAGATGTTGTTGATTACAGGTATTGTTCATAATCTTCTTCTCCTTTTTCTTTTTTGTCTGAAAAAGATTTTTAAAGGATAACAAATGAATAAAAAAAGGCAAGAAGTAGAAAAATTTATTAAGGATTGGATTTATAAAATTACAAAATCTAAGAAGAATGTAGAACTATATGAAGACTTATTTAAATCTATGAATGACGACGAATTTAAACAATTGATGGAAGATTTAAAATCAGGTAAGAAGACCTTACAAGTAATCATACCTGTAGATGGATTTGATGGAAAGGTAGATTTAGAAAATAATTACAAATTAGCTAAAGAATTAGGATTTAACTTTTTCGAACACTTAATCATTGGTCCAGGTGATGATTTTCCTAAATATAAGACTCCTGAAAAGTATATGGTAATAGATTTACCATTTAGACGTACTAAACAAACTTTGGATAAAGGTCTATCTGTGGCTGATAGTGCAAAAGAAGTAGATTCTATCACAGGACAAGTAAAAGGAGATGATAGAGTATCAAAGATCTCATTTCCGGAATTACAAGTTTTAATAGGTTTAGGTTTAAAAGATAGTCTAATAGAATTAATGAGAGACAGAGGCGGCGATGTAACATCTAATAGCATTATGTTAAATTCAATATCTAAGTATGGTAGAATTTCTAGAAAACTAATAGATATGTATGCTGAAGGTGCTTTATCCACAAAATCTCTTAAAAATTATTTAACTGGGATGCATTTAAAAAATACACTGTAGATCCTAATCTGGATCTACAGTGTACATTGTGTTTGTAGGTACAGTTATTATATTGTCTTCTTGAGCTACAGTATTACTATCTACCAAAGCAATTGTTTCTTTATCATTATTATCGGTATTTAGAATATTATCTGTTTTAGAATTTATATTACTACTTGTATTATCAGGATCAGATTTTTTATTATTAGTTACGCTATTTAAAGTAGTTATTTCGCTATTACCTGATTTTATCTTAGGTTCTATATATGTTTCAATATCAGGATTTAGAATTATATCATTAGTTAATTTTTCTTTTTTATTATAAGTCATAGTTTTTTCAGTTTTATAATTGGCGTAGACAGCGTTTAATTCAAATTCTTCGTCTAAATATGTCTGCATATCTTTAATATTGTATCTTAAAATAGGTCTTTTCACACTTATTTCGTTTATTGTTTTACTATCTACTGTAGTAATGGTTGTTTTACTAGTATATGCTGATGATTTAGTATTTATTGTATTTAATAAGATACCGTAATGTCTGGACATAAAATTTTCACAATTTACTAATATATCTGTATGTTTATAATTTATATAAGTTTTTTCTACTGTTTTAAAATTGTCCATTTTATTATAATCATTAGTAGTTATATTACCATTTGGTAATTGATAATAATGTTCCCATATTCTCGTAGGAATGTAATATCTATAATGCCCATATTGAACAGTAACTATACCTTTGTTAGTATTACCCATCTGTAAGCTAGTACTATATGTTTTTTGGATATCTAATAACTGCGTATCGAAGACAAACTGTAAAGTATAAGACTTAAATTTATTAGATAGTTTTATGTAAGCTTTTAATTTATCTATTATAGTATCAATTTCTCTAACCGGTATACCTATTACATCTTTAAATAAAGTTCTTAATCCTGCATATGCGAATTCCGAAGTTATCTTTCTAGATAAACCTAGGTTATCTATAAATTTATTTAAATCGTATGGTATATCTTCTACAATTTTACCTCTTGTAAATAAACGATTAAATAATAGTTTTAAATCAGCAGATAACATATTATCATTTACATTTGTAATTAGATACCACATATAAGAAATACTTACTGCCATAGTAGATATATATTCTTTAAATTTAGTAATTTGATTAAAATTACAAACATTATCTAATGTGTTTACAAGTTCCTTTACGAATGGTAATAACTGTTTTTCATACATTAAATCTTTTACTAGGTCATTTATATCGTTAGGAGATTTATATACCATATCGAAAAGATAACTACTTAATTTTAGTTCTCCAGTTAAATTTATATCCGATATATATAGCATATAGTAAATGATTAAATAAAATAATTTTTCATTATCTAATTTTATTAATTTCATTGTGTATGGATCTATAAAATTCATACCTATGTATATGTTTTTCTTTTTTAGGTAATAAATTAAATTAAACCAAGCCATCACTATTAAAGAGTCTTGATAAAATGTGCCCAAATCTTTTCTATCTATGTATAAAACTTTTGTAGGACTATCGTTTTCGTTTATTGATATTAAACGTTTTTTATAAACATCGGCTAAATGTTTTAAATTTATATTTTCACTAATTAAACCTAAATCTTTTTCTGTTTCTAGGATATTTTCAATAGTAGCTTTATTATCGTCTTCTTTTACATAATTGCTATTCAGAGGCATCATATATACACTGTGCTTATTATCCAAGTCTAAAATTGATTTATTTGGTTTATATATATTTTCTTCTATTAATTTAGGTTTTAATTTACCTATATGTAAATTTCCAACTCCTATATTATTATAGTCTAGTATTTTATTTATTAAATAATTTAATATTCTATTGTGTCCTACGTTTGTTTTAATATCGTTTAAATTACCGTATAACCATATTTGTGTAGTTAAGTCCAATAAACCAGTAGGGTCTAATTTCTTTAATGTATAGAGATGGTTTAATAAATGGAATCTATCCACACTGTTAGTTAAAACGTAACTTATTCTTCTAGCAATTATAAAACCAGGTAATAAAGAATATAAGTTACTTAGCATAGCTGATAAGTATAATTCATCTATTGTGTAATCTTTTACATGGTATCTAGTAAAAAAATTATTTATAAATGTTTCTATATCTGAAATTAGGTTTATTTCATTTTCTTGTACTAGATCTTTTCTATAGTATAAAATAGTACCATTTTTAGCAGGTAAACTAATCTCTGGACTAATAGGATTTAATATACCTCTTATTAACAATGCCTGCGATGGATAATTTTCTACCAAATTGTTAAATGTTTTATCAAATTTTAATAATTCATTTTTTAGAATAGGATACTTTTTTATGTTGTCTTTTGTAATAACATCAGTTTTGTCAATATCTGGAATATATGTTATAATTGGAATATCGATATTCGTATATTCGCCATTCATATTTTTATAATATTTCCATTCATTAGGATCGTCTATTTTTATGTTTAATGTTTTCTCAACAATCATATTTGTAAATACTGCTTCATCGTTAAATTTAATTGTTAAACTATTTACTAGGTTAATGGTTGATTTGATATAATCGTAAATATTTATCATGGTACTTCCTTAATTTTTGGCTTTTCAAGCCAATTTGGTATCTTGATGATAACAAAAGGAGAATAAATGGCAAAAGTAAAATTAAAAAATAAAATACCAGTAGAAGATCCGGTTTTAAATTTGTTAGAAAAACAATTTAACGCAAAAAAACAATTAAAAGAAAAAGAGACTAAGGTTAGTTATGCAGATATTTTTAAAATAAAAAAATACAGTAAAAATGTAATAGAGAATAATGAGGATATTTTAAATATTTTTCCAGATTTGGAATTAGCAAAAGAGATTTTAGTATCTTCTATATTATCGCCTAATGACATGGTGTCTGTGAATTTAAATTATAAAATTAAGAATATACAGTTACCTGTTGATATAAAAACTATGATTTCAGATACAATAAGAAACCATGTAAAAGAAGAGTATAATTATTTGGATAAATTACCTACTATTATAGAAGAAACTTTATTTAGTAAGGGTAGTTATGCAGAAATAATTATTCCCGACTCTTTCATCAGTAAATCCAAATTAAAAATTACAGCAGGATTAGAAAGTACTGTAGATGCAATATCTAAAATTAATAACACAGGAATAATTAGAACTAAATCTTTATTAAAAGACGGTAACGAGTCTATTTTAGAGATAACAGATAATTCATCAGTACTTTTAGCAGAAGATATTTATTATAAACAAATAGAAGAAAATTTAGAAAATAATTTAGCAGGCACTACAGTAGGTTATGAAGCTAACGTAGTGTTAAATAAAGCATTTAGAAATGAAGTAGAAGAAGTAGTAACAATTACAAATGATGGTAATAATTCAGGAATACCGTTGGTTAAAAAAGTTTTTCCAGAATCAGTAATACCTATCTGTAGTAAAACAGATCCATCTAAACATTTTGGTTATTTTATATTAGTAGATGAAACAGGTGCACCTTTAAATACTGAATTAACTAATGATCCTATTGTGGGATTAGATAATAGTAAAAACGAAAATTCAATGCTTACCAAAAAAATTTTAAATAGAGCTAAAAAATTATTATACGACACACTAGGTAAAGAACCTACATTATCTAATTTAAACGAATTAAAAGAAGAACTAGTAATTAAAAAATTACAGACAGTATTAAAAGATAGTAAAATTGGAAAAATAGCCAAATTAGACATTAATGATAGAGAAGAAATAATTGATATTTTGCTGGATAGAATATTAAAAAGTAAAAAAACTAAAATTCTATTTGTACCTGAAAACTTACTGGCTTATTATGCTATCAGATATAGAAAGAATGGTACTGGTGAATCTTTATTAGAGAGAATAACTGTTTTATCTAGCTTTAGAGCTATTATTATATTTGTAAGCTTGTTAAGCTTTATTAAGTCATCTATACCTATTACAAATGTAAATGCTCAATTAGACGAAAATGATGTAGATTATGAAAAGACTATGGAAAAAATAATGTCTGAAGTTCTAAAAAACAGACAATTAAATTTACCTATAGGAATATTAAAAGTTGATGACTTAGTAGATTGGGTACATAAAATAGGATTTGCATTTAACTTTAAGCATCCAGGTTTACCAGATATAGATATAAATATTGAAGAAAAAAATCCTGAAGTAGAACCAGTTAATACTGATTTAAAACAGATGATAGATAAACATATAATATTAGCATTAGGTTTAACTCCTGAAATTATTGATAATGCCTATAGTCCTGATTTTGCTACTACAATAGTAGCTAATAACACATTATTAAATAAACGTATATCAAAATACCAAGAACAGTTTAACAAATTAATTACAAAAAATATTAAAAAACAAGCTATTGCGGACGGTTTACTAAAGAGAAAGTTAGAAGACATTATAAGACCTAACATTAAGTCTATTAAAACATATTTAAAAAGAATAAAACATAACCTAAATATAAATATAGAAGAATTATTAAAAATAGGTGATGATACGCTAGTAGATTTTATAATAAGAAATAGTATAAAAGGTCTAGATATTACGTTACCTAAGCCCGAAATAAAAGATAATGATAATCTAGGTGATCTATTTAATAAATATAAAGATTCTTTAGATAATGTTTTAGATTTACTGTTTAGCGAGGACGCGTTACCTGAAGAATTAATTGGCGAATTCTCTGGTAAGATAGAAAATATTAAAAACGTAATTAAGACAATTTTAATTAAGAAATGGATAAGTGAAAATGGATATCTAACAGATGTAACAGAACTTATGACCATAGGGGATGACGGAAAACCGACACTAAATCTATTGGAAGAATACGAGACTTATGTAGAAGTATTAGAAAAAGCTGTATTGCCGTTCCTAAAAACTATTAAGAAAAAATCTGAACAAATAGACAAAAAACTATCTAAAATAGAAGAAGATAACGAAGATGAAGATGAAAATGAAAACAGTGATACAGGTAGTAGTGAAGAAAATGATAATGAATTGGACAATACGGAAGAATCTGATACAGAAGAAGATGAGGGTATGGAAGAAGGCATCGATACAGAAGAAGAGGATACCGGTAGTGAAGAAGATACTGGTACTGGAGAAGAAGAGTTGCCTGATTTATAATATTTTTGAAAAATATATTATTAATACAGATTACAGGAAATATTCCTGTAATCTAATGTTTTTTATTGGTATATTATTAATATGCTCGATGAGCATCTTTCCGGAAAGATTTACATTAAGAAGGAGTCTAAAATGTGGAACAACCAATTTAATCAGTTTGGTCAGGGTTTTCCTAACCAACAGAATATGTACCAGCAATATAAGCGACAAGGGTTTCAGCAACAACAAATGCAGCAAGTAAACCCAATGTATCAACAGCAAATGAATGCTGGTTTTCAACAACAAGTAAACCCAATGTACCAACAACAACAGATGAATCCAGCATTTAACCAGCAGCAAGTGAATCCGATGTATCAGCAACAAATGCAACAAGTAAACCCAATGTATCAACAGCAAATGTATCCGATGTATCAACAACAGATGATGAATCAGAGGATGCAAAATGTTCAAACTAGAATGCAAAATATAGGTTTTGGACAAAGCGGTATGAGAATGCCTGCCAGTCAACCAGTAGCAGGACCAATGGGGTTTGATAATAATTTTGCTCAACAACAGCAAGCACAACAAACAGTTCAACAACAAACGTGTAATCCTGCCAAACAGATCGATAGGTCTAATTATAAACCAGAAACTGGTCATGAATATCCACCGCTTTATGACGAAACTAAAGAAATTCTAGAAATCGTCTTTGATGACATTAAACAAACTTACAAATTTATCGTAAAAAATAAAAACATTTAAAGGAGACGTTATGGTACTTAAAGAAATTAATGATATTCTTGGATTTGATAATATATACGGGGTTAAAAATTTGTTAGCGTATGAAAATATGTTGTTAGGTAAAAATGAATATTGTCTTGCGAATATTAATCTTATTAATATTAAACCTATATCTAAAATAGATGACAAAAAATCAGAATTAATGATTAAACCTAGTGAGTATTTAAAAATTGGCGGAATGTTGCCTGAAATTAAAAGCGATCTTGATCCAGCTGTAAAAGAGTTTGTGAATGCACAACTAACAAATGAGTGTAATAGGAAGTTAAAAAGCATGATAGGCGAAGTAGAGATTGATGACTACAGTATAGATAGACAGGATATAATTGTAGCTGCCAGAACAGATGAAAGATATCTAAAATTCATAGAACTCTTTGATAACTTTACTGACAAAGAATCTGAGATAGACGATATCGATTCTATAGATGGTTACAAAGTAGAAGGTCTAAAGGCAGCAGGATGGACTACACCGGCGTATGGCGTATTAGTAGAACAGGATATGATACCTAAAAACACAGATTTGGAAAAAGGTAAAGCTTATAGATTAACTAGTAATAGAAAACTCTATAAGCTGTTGAAACCTAAAATAGAAGAAAATGCAAACTATGAAATTCTAGTATTCACAGATCATGATAACATTTATACAATTATGATGTCCGTTTATGGTTATCCTACTATAAGAAAAATAAATCCAGGAAATTATTTTAGGTGGTCTATAGGGAACGAATAATTCCCTATAGATTTATTTTTTTTCTATATAACTGGATTTATACTACTTTTTATAAATCTGCTATAACTTTCAGTGTCATTCATAAATGCTATCTTTCTCCAAACAGTATTAAGAAACTCTCTATATTCGTCCCACTTGTCCGAATAACTCTCTACAATTTCTGTTAATTTATTTAATTCATGTCCTCCATAAATTAGACCTTTATCTAATTCAGTTACTAAATCAGTGTAAATATATCCCTGTGTAGCTAATAAACACAATCTACTAAATTGTGGATATACTCTAGGATTTAAATCTCTCATATCTTCTTGATATTCTAGTTTTACTCTTAAATATCCTCCAATATTTGTAAATAAAGATTCATGTACTAATATAGTGTTTGGTCCTATTAATTCCAAATTACTAGTAGTAAATCCTCCTACATTTGTGTCTATACCATCCATAGCACGTTCTACTAATTTTAAACCTGGATTACCGTATAAACCGTATCCTAGATAAGTAGGATTATAAACACTATAAGTTAGCGATAATGCTGAAATTATATTTCTATTATCTCTTAACTCAGGTGGAATATAAATTACTAAATAATTACCAGTTGGATTATACGGTATTAATTCTTGATAGCACTTATCTACAGGTATTGTAACAGTAGTACCACCTACTAAACTAGCATCTACTAAGACTTTAGGTTTTATTACTAGTGTTTCTATTTGTTGTTCAACGGTAGGTCTAATTACGTTAGTCTGGTTTATCTTTCTTAAAAAAGCTAATTCTAATATTTGCATAGGTATTTCAAAAATTATATCTTGTATTGCTTTTTGAATTGGTATCATTTTGTCTCCTTTAATAAGTTATTTAATTCTATTTCTAATATTAATTCAATCTCATCGTCAGGTACTCTACTAATAATATTAGAATTAATAGCATTCCTTAATTCTAATTTCAAATAGCTTATCCATTTATTATTTATTCTTTTTGCATCCTTACTAAGTGATAATAGTTTTTTAATTATATCTATTCTGGAATACCATAAAATCCATTTATTATTACTAGACCAAAATGTATTGTTAAATTTTAATACTTCCAAAACGTTACTTTCTATTAACGGGATAGAAAATAAATAGTCTTCATATTTTTCTTTTTTAAAACTAAATATTCTATCTACCAATTTTTCATATTCTCTATCTAACTTATCTGTAAAATCGGGTATATCAATAGGTATTTTACTAATATTAGGATCCTTTTCCATATTTAAAATATATCTGTTAATTAGCGAATAATTGGTAATTGATTTAATCGTATTAGGTATTACTATTGTCGCTACAAATCTAGCTATATCTGTATCATTATCTAACATATACTGTTCTCTTAGCCAGTAATAGAACTGAATACCTAATGCTACAACATCTATTTCATAAATAGCAGTGGTAAAATCTTTAATAGTTGTTTTAGAATTTTGTGGATAAAAAGGACCTATTTCTGTTAGATTATGATATACACATTTTACGGTACTTATATCTTTATAATTATTATATGTAATATCATCTATATCTATTTCCATAGATATATAAAATTCTTTAGTATTGTTTAATATGGTATTTTTAAATACTTTAGACTTCGATATATCACTAGCTATTCCAAAATGTTTTAAAAGATAATCTTCATTGGTCTGTAAATCAAAGATAATATCTTCTATACTAGAATTTACCTTTACAGGCAAACTGTTTATCAAGTCTACTAGCTTATTTGGTCTGTTGACATATATATGTGTATTGTTATAGTAATTAATTACTACATCTATATATTTATTAAATTTATCCAAATAGTTTTCTAATTTTAAATTAGTCAATATTGGTCTAGCAGTGGTAATATTTGTTGTAAATAATCTTAACATCATCTATCCTTATAATTTACTTTTTCATTCCATTCCGATTATTGGATCAAAGTTTTTTTATTACTATATTATTGATATGATAGATGTTAAGTCTATCATGCTGAGTCATAATTGACTCAGCGGTATATGGTAGTATATACCGAATTGATGAATTTCAAATTTTTTTCGGTATATATTATTTAGTTGGCACAGAGTAAAAAACTGTGCCGGTGTGTTAAAGGTTATTGACGCCTAAGTTGTAAAAAATCTCTTAGTAAGGTAAGAGATTTCAGATCTGAAATCTAGAAAAATATTTAAAGGAGTACGAAATGGCTTTAAAAGACAAAACTAAAGCAACCATAGAAGAAAAAGTAGAAAAAGTATTTGGTGGTACTGATACTGGAAGTACTACTAGTGGAGCTACAGGTGGAACAATGGGATTCGATGATGACTTTATACCTGGACTATTCAAAACTACTACAAGTGGTAGTGAATATGTAAACAAATTTACAGAGAAAGCTAAAGAGCTTTTCAAAGAACCAGCTAGAGTAGCAGGTAATGAAATCCAGACTAGAATCTTTAAACTAGATAACAATGATTTTATGGATTTACCATATTCATATGTTATTCTCGCGTCAAAATCAGCTGCAAGCAGTGCGGTATATTACCATGTAATACTACTTGAAGCTACTGGTAGAAAACCAGTACAAGTTAGTCATATATTAGAAGAAATTAAATTCAAAAACAGTACATTAATTTATGTAGCTGCTGATACATTTGCAGATCCAATGTTAAGACAATTGGTAAATAAAGTAATTGTAGACGCATATGGTGTAACAGAAAAAGACTTAAGACCAACTGAAGGTCTAGTAGTGCCATATGACCAAGATCCAGAAACCGTAGCAGTTCCAGCAGCTGTAATTGCATATAATGCAAATGTAGCTAAACTAGGACTTGAACAAGGAATTATTAAACCAATTAATTTACCTAACTATGTTCAAAACCTAAGAAGTAAAAACGGTTATTTACAACTAGATGTAGCTATTAATAATGGTGTTACAATCAATGCTGTTGGTAAACCAATCAGAGCTGATTTTGAATTAGACCTATATAAAGTTACAAATGTAAACGTACAAGGCATTATGCCAAGAGACACTAGAAAGAGAACATCTACAGTAGTAGGTTATATGGAGTATCTACCTGAAGATGTAGCAGTAGCACCAGGAGTTACTAAAAAGATGTTTACACCAATGATTATCCTAGACGAGTTCCATGCTAGTAGACCAACTAGTGAAATGACTTTACTAAGTATAATCAACAGTGCAACATTCAGTAACCCGAGTATGTTATTAAGATTATTGACTGGTGTTAATAGAGATTTAGGTGTATTGAATGTACTAGCGAATATGGACCAAGACAAATCTGGTTATGGTAAGAAAATTAAACTAAAAGATGGTAAACTAACAGATGATAAAGTTTATCAAATTCTAACTAACATGGTACAATTCCAACCAATTGTTGCTATTGAAATTGAAAACTTTGGTCCTAACTTTGGAACACTCGCGCCATTTGCTGCGTTGGCCGTACCAGGTGTAGCCGCTAAAGCAAATGATGAAATTGTTAAAACAGCAGAGTTACTATTAGGACAACAAATTCAAAACAGACAAGTAGCAGCAAATGATGGTATTGTAGTACCAGTTGGTGAATGGGTAGATAATACAGGTACAAAAAGAGATATTAGGGAAATCGATTTAGCATTTGTACTAGATAAAACAAATGATATTAATCTAGTATTCAAATGGATTATGAGTAATGTACCTGGTAAAGTAACTGGAATGGATCCATATCTGCTTAAACTAGAAGTAATTAATGCGCTAATTCCAAATGCGGTAATTACTGGTAAAGCAGTAAGGATTCCGTTAAACGCAGCATTCGTATCTGAAATAGTAGAGAAAGCAATGGCTGCAGGTTATAATCCTAAATCTGATATTGGTCAAGTTGGATTTACTAACTACAACAACCTACAAGCAATTGCTGCTGCATATGGTAATGCAAAAATGCAGAATATCAATTTCGGATATAGTGCTCAGCCACAGCAATACTATACACCTAATGTCGGTATGTTTGGATTCGGAGGATTCTAATCCTCTGGATCTTAAATTTTCTTTTTAAACAAATAAAAAATAAAAAAAAGGAGTTCAAAATGAGTAAACCTACATTTGACGGAGTAGAACCAGTATACGGTGTTTTAATGTTACAACAAGATAGAGGTGAGAGTTCTCCTACTTGTAATGCGAGATTGGAATTTGTAGATACCTACAACAATGCACAAAAATTATTACAAGAAGAATACGAAAGAATTAAAAATTTTCTATCTGAATCAGATATTGACATGGATATAGATAAAATAAATGAAGAAAAATTTGTAGTAGCTACTGATCAACACGATCCGTTGCTATTTGCTAAGGGTACAATTGTAGTGGCTAATCCTGGTAACATAAGTTATCTAGACAATGATTTAGTCGATTTAGAAGGTTATGAAGTAAGCACTGATGAAGATTAAATTTAAACAAGTAGAAGGAGTCTATCATGCCTATAAAAATAGAAATCAGGGACGAAAATAGAATTCCAGAAAATGTCTTAAATGTATTAGCTAATAAAGACTTATTTCTTGTCACAAATGTTAGTAGTAATGGCGCCGAGATGTTTGTTGATGATTTTTCAGTAATGTCGAATGATGAACTTAAAAGGATGATAAAAGCAAAAATAAATCAAAAATATGAAGGTTCTGTGAAGTTTATTTATGAGATAGAACTCAATGGCAGCATTATCTTCACTATTGAACATGGAATGTATTCCATAGATAAATATATATGTAAAAGATTTAGTAATATTGAAGATAAAGTTATTCAATTGCAAGATGAGTTGTTTGGAGACTATGAATAAAAGGAGACAAGATGAAAAAATTAAGAGACATTATTGATGATATATTATCTGTGAAAGGTAATATAGAGGCAAACTCTATGTATAAAGAAGCTTCTATCTTAGAAAAGGCTGTGACTGATTTAGAAGAAATGGAGAATGAATTATATAAAATCTTACATAAAATGGATAAGTATGTAATTCATAGAGGGGATGAAAGTGAGGAAGTAGAATTAACACTTCCTTAACTCTTTTTCTTTTTTCTTTAAAGATATAATGTAATAATCTGAATATTAACAAGATATATTAAGGAGAATAGCATGTTAAATGTATATGATGGTACATTAGGCGAATCTATAAATACAGATAAAATAATAAAATCTTTAAATACGTATTTAATTAATAATAACGAACCTTTAAATTATGAAGTAAAAGAAGATAAAGCTAGGGTAGTTATAATTACTGGTAAAAATGAACAAGAAAAAGATTTACCAGAATTTCAACATCCAATAATTTTTGAAGACCATAAACATAGAACTACTATTGCTGTAGATATGAGATTGTATATGAGACAAAATCTAGACGATATGATAAATGTTACTGATTATCTAGCTGATAAATATAATGGTAAATTACAGTTAAACAGGTTAATTTTTAATAAATTAATTTTAGATAATGATGACAGTTTTCTATTAAGTATAAATAATAAATTAAATCTATTATTTGGTAACATAATAGGTACTATTGTAACAGTGATGACATATGATAAACAATTACAAGAAGCAGTGACTGTTTTAGCAATGATTCACTATCTTACAATGGATATGGAAGATAGTGAAATAACTGATAAAGAAGATATTATAGATGCTTTACCTGATCCTTATCCTAGAAGATTAATGAATGGCGACTTAACAGATATAGATGACGGAATTCTCTATAACCAAGATTTAATCATACCTAGTAGATACATTACCGACCTTACGCATAATATAGGTGCCTTAATAGATAGTAAAAGAGCTAGAGGTATTACTGCTGATATGTTAGTCCAAGCATTAAGTAGGACATTTTTTGCAATAAATGCTAAAGAATTGGCCTTAGCAATGACTGAACATTTACCTACTTATTTAGCAATTGTTTTATCAGTAATAAATGAAGGAATAAACAATAGAAGTATGATAAGAAAATTATTAGAAGGTAAAAAATCTCTTTATAAAACAAAAGAGATTAAAAAGGTATTAAATACCGTAATAGATGATAATCTAAATTTACTATAGGGTATGTCCCTATAGTAAATATTTTTCATTTATATATTATTCAAATGCAAATACCAATTTAAAGGATTAATATGGAAAACATTATGTCATTTAGACAATACATCGAATTAGCTAAAAGAACAGAATCTACTATAAATCCATTAAAAGATTCTGTAAACGAATTAGGTTTAAACCATAGAATGTTGCATGCTATTTTGGGTGTAGAGTCAGAATGGATGGAATTTTTAAATGCAGAAGACTATGTGAATGGTGTTGAAGAGTTAGGCGATATTTTATGGTTTATTGCAATCTTAACTGATGCAATAAACGATGATAATTTCACAAATGAGGTAGATGAATTTTATAAGAAATTGTATGTAGGTGATATAGACGCTGATGATTTTTCTAATTTTGATACTGATAGCGGTGAAGTCATATCTGCTATTAAAGCTACATTATTCTATGGTAAAAAACTAGATTTAAATATTATAAAAGATTATATAAAACAAAATATCCAATTAGTAGAATTTAAACTACAAAACGATATTAATCTAGATTTACCTAAAGATGTAAAAGATTTCGAATTACCTACTATATGTAGAATCAACATCGAAAAATTACAAGCTAGATATCCAGAAAAATTTACTGTCGAAAATACTCTAAATAGGAATCTAGAAAAAGAAAGACAAATCCTAGCAGGTAAAAAATAGTATAGTAGGAAACTTCCTACTATACTGATTAATCTAAATTTTAAATTAAAGGAGAATAAAAATGATTTTAGCAGCTATTTGTACTCTAGAAGACTCTCTAATAAGTGAGTCCATAGAAGATATAACTTACCATATCAGAAAACAATTAAAACATATACCAGCTCTAGAAAGACAAATAAACGGTATTCCACTATACAAACATTTAACTGGATATGAAATTGTATCAGATGTATCAGAAAACACTATCAAATATAAATACAAATACATACCTGGTAAATTAATACTAAAAATAGAAAATAAAAAATTATTTATTTACTTAAAAAATATAAATCTAACTATTTCAGAATTAGAAGAAATATTGTCTAAGTTATGTCTTAAACACATTATAGCTAATTATGAAATTACAACAGAATTTAAATTATAATATCTAGATAGGATTTAATATCCTATCTAGATTTGATCTCTTTCATTATCCATATCTAATATTTTATTTAACGCATCCTCAAATATGGCTATATTTTCATTCTTTTTTACTTTTAAATATAAATACTTATTTTCATACTTCATTTCCTTTTCTAATATTTCTATATTTAATTTTTTAATCAAATTTAAAATTAATTCTTTTATCAGTTTACTATGTAATTTAATTTCATACTCTCTACAATTACAATTTTTTTCTTTTTGTTTTGTACTCCATTTATTATACAACTTGTAATCAACTATTGTAATATCTTCATTACCTATATTTAATATTTCTACATCACGATTTTCCTCTATAAATTCTTTTCTTAACTCTGAGTCTAATGTAGTGGATAAGTAGACATTACTTAAATAATCTTTACCTATTCCTAATGTCCTTATTACTAATTTATCTTCTTTTTTAATATTTAATTTATTCATAAATAATTTTACTAATTTCTTCATATATCATCCTTTATTTATATATATGTCTCATTATTATATATTTATATAATTCGGTACTACATGCTGTCGCATTACCCACCCTCCGCCCAGCGAGGGACTCCCGCTCCTCTGCTCCTCCCAGATTCCATACCAGCTAATATGGTCCAGACCACTCCATACCTGTAGCCCTTACCTCATGGAGGCAGGTACTACAGGTATAAAGCATGTACTGACTGGTCGTATAGCCCCTCGCTACAGCTATACTAGTAGAGTGATCGCAACTATCTCAATCTTGAGTAGTATTTTGATATCGTACCTACAGTACAATTTAAGGTCCTAATAGCTTTTGCTATCATACATATTGCATTTGTCTAAAATTTTTTCATTAAGAACATTATTTTAGAAAAGGACATAAAGGAAAAAAATGTTTGAAGTATTTAAATTAGAGAAAGATAAATATACCACCGATATAGATCCTATTAACCACTATATAGAGCAAGCTAGTAAATACATAGCAACACAAAATCATTTACCTATAGAAGAAGCAAAAAAGAAAGTTAAAAATGTTTTAAATAAATTAAAACAAGAACATCAGATTAGAAATCCTAGAGTGAGATATAGGGAAAGAACATTAGATGGTAAAATAATTAATAATCAGTATACAACTATATTAGGATATATAAATTATGTAAAACAGAATGATGATATTTTAGTACCATCTTTTACAGTATATTTTAATCGTAAAAAGAAGAAATCACTGCATGCTGAATTTATTAGTGAAAATATTGCCTTAAGATCTAAACATAAAAAATTGGCTTTTAAGTATAAAATGGATGGTGATAAAGAAAAATCCAATTATCATAATACATTGCAAAAATCTATGAAAATTAAAAACAATAGTTTATCAGGAGCATATGCTAGTGCAGGTACAGTACTATATAATCCATCGGCACACTATACACTAACATCTATTACAAGATGTGTATCAGGAATAGGTAATGCTATATCTGAATCAATGATTACAGGTAATAGACATTATAGAGATCCTAATGTGACATTAAACCATTTAACAGCTATTGTAACAAATATAGACATGGATAACTTTAAACAGATAATGGATAAGTACGAATTATATTATCCTACAGCTGAAGAAGTATTAAATAAAGTAATATTAAAGTCTAGTAAATATTACTGGAGAAATACTTATAGAGAACATAGAATATTAGAATTTTTGAAAAGATTATCTCCCGTAGAAAGAGCAGCTATTACATATGTGAATGATTTATACCAACTAAGAGAATTTAATCCTGAATTTGTAAGGAAGTTATTAGATAGTATACTATTTAAAGAAGCAAAAATAAATACTGTCGAACAAGCTATAGAAGTCTTAAAATCTTTAGAAGATTGGATAATAAACTTATTACTACATCTGAAAGCTGATATAGTACGTGGTAGAAAATATGTTTTAGAGGGGGAAGATAAATTACCAGATGAGGTAATAATAGATTTAGCTAAAGCAGGTTTAAATGCTCAAAGAGTATTTCATAATTACAAAGACTTAATACAGACATTATTTGTTACAAAGGTATTTCCTATCTCTATAGCATATATAAGAGATATGTTAAGAGAAGTAATTGTGTTATCAGATACAGATAGTACATGTGCTACATATCAAAATTGGATAGAATGGTATTTTGGTAAACCTGTGATAAATTCTACAGCAATAGGTCTGACTGCTATAGTGATGACATTTAATACACAAGCAATAGACCATTATATTAAAGTACTAGGTGCAAATATGAATATTGGTTACGAGGGAGCTAAGAATTTACAAATGAAAAATGAATTTTTCTGGGATGTATTTGTAAATACAGATGTATCCAAACACTATTTCGCTAATGTTAGAATACAAGAGGGTAATGTATTTAAAGAACCAGACCTAGAGAAGAAAGGTGTGCATCTTATAGCATCATATGCTTACCAACCGGTAAGAGACTTAGCTGAAAAAATGATGAGAGATATTATGGATACTATCTCTAGAAACGAAAAATTGTCATTAACAAAATATTTGAAACAAGTAGTAGAAGCAGAACAAATGATTATTAAAGCAATTAAATCAGGTAGCCCTAATGTATTAAAATTAGAAAAAATAAAAGAACCTACAGCATATAAAGCAGAAATGGATAAATCTCCTTATTTACAATATTTATTATGGCAAGATGTCTTTGCAGATAAATATGGTAATGCACCTGATCCTACTTATATGGCTGTTAAAATTCCTACCATAATTAATAGTAAAAAAGATATGGAAAATTGGTTATCTAGTTTAGAAGATCAAGAATTTACTAATAAGTTTAGAGAGTTTATGAAAAAATATAACAAAACAGAAATTAAGACATTCAAATTTCCATTAGTAAATTTACACAATAAAGGTTTCCCTAAAGAGATAATGGATATTATAGATATTAAGAAAGTAGTAAAAGATAATTGTAATATGTTATATATTATTTTAAACAGCATGGGATATTATGTTAAACCAAACTTAATATTATCCGAAGAATTACCATTTTTAAAGGATGCTGAAAAAAAGTAATTTACAAATGGGCTAGGAGAGTAAATAGAGGTGAACCCTATTACGAAGTATCCAGTAAAGGTGATAAAAGATATTCAGCTCTCTATGCTCGTTTAAGTAGTTATAATAATAAATCCATAGAAGAAATTTACCAACTAGATATTAAGGGTTACAGAGATAAAGTAAAACATTGGAAAGAAGCTAAAGGTAAACCGCCATTAAATAATAAGACAGAAAATGAATTATTTAAAGAGTATGTAATACTATGGGAACAATATTTTAAAGAAAATCCTACATTGCTAAAAGAAATAAAAAATAAAGCAAAAGGTAAGACAATTACAGATATGTTCGGAGTCACATCTATCAATCAAGCCAGAGCAATTTGTTATATTTTAAACGACTACAAAGAATATGATTAAGAAAAGGAGAGATCATGAACGAAAAAACTGAAAATAAAATTTTAATAATAGTATTTGCTTTAAGCGCCATTTTAACTGCATTATCTGCACTTTATATATCTGGTTTAATACCATTGGTCATATTTGTTATATTAATTATTGCGTTTGTAACAGTAGATGATACAGTGGGTAATGATTTGTTAGGAGCTATAATAGCTATTAGTTTATTTGGTATTTTATTAGGAGGAGCAATTCCAACATTTTTAGGCATGTTTGACAAAACTAAAGTTACTAATTACTATGTTGTAAAAAACGCTAAGGAAGTAAATAATGAAATATGTGGTTTAGTAAAGGGAAATGTTAAATGTTTTTATCTACAAGATACGACTAATGAAGACTATTATAGATTAGAACAAAAACTTAAGAATAACGAACCTATTACAATTATAGAGAAGACTACGTATAATGTAGTAGGTAGAGCTACTGATAAAGATTACTATCTTAAGGATAAATAATGTTTATAATTGGAATTGTAGGATTAGATAGATGTGGTAAAGATACATTTGCAAAAATGTTAGTAAAAGAGTTTAAAAAACATAAGAAAGAGGTAGCTATACGATCGTTTGCAGATAAACTAAAAGATGTAACAGCAGACATAATGAAAGTAGATAGACACCTTTTAGAAAAAATGAAAAATGATAATATTTTAGTTAGTAATGGAATTGAAATTATGACTACTAGAGATTATATAATAAGAGTAGCAGATAGTATTAGAAAAAACTTAGGAGAAGACGTTTTTATAGACGCACTTAAGAAAGAATTAAACAAAATAGAAAATATAGATATTGTAATATTACCAGATACAAGATTCGTGTTAGAAGCAGAAATGATAAAACAAATGAATGGACTCGTGGTGAGGTTGCATTCTGATACTAGTAACTGTGGTAAGAATGGAAAAAGATATGAAGTAGATAAAATTAAACCTGATGTAAACGTAAAAAATAAAAAAGGACAATTAACAGTTATGGAAGATGAAGCAGATAGATTAGTTAAATATGTAATCGAAAAGAAGTTAAAAAATATTTATGATTAATTTATCAGATTGATATAATAAAGAAACTAAAAAAGGAGGTATCTATGAACAATATACCGTTAGATGTACTCATTACACTGGATGGTAGATATAGCAAAAATGAATCTGTACAGATTCTAAAAAATATATTAATGGAAAAACTCAATTTGAGAGGTAAAGAAGCTAAAAAGTATGCAAAGATGTGGAAAAAAATGATGAAAGATTTAAAGGAGTAAACAATGAAAAAATATAAATGTATTAAAGTAGTAGAAGCGGAACCAATGACGTATCATGATGCTGGAAGTTTAGGATTGGTTAGAGATTATGAACCAGATGCAGAAAACCAACCCGGATTTAGAGTAAAGTATAGTGATAATTATGAAAGTTGGTCACCTTATGCTGCATTTGTTAATGGTTATAAAGAACTTAGTAATGAGAACATGACATTTAGCGAAGCTATAGAGGCATTAAAGCAAGGTAAAAAAGTAGCCAGAAAAGGTTGGAATGGGAAAGGTATGTGGTTAATATATGTACCAGGTAACGAAGTAGAAATAAGAGAAAATACACCTTACTGGAATGCTGGTTTAAGAGGTAAAATTAGAATTGATGGACACATTGATATGTATACAGCACAGGGAACATTGCAACCTGGTTGGTTAGCTAGTCAGACAGACATGACAGCTGAAGATTGGATGATAGTAGAATAGAGAAAACCACTAATAGGCAGGATGTTCTGCCTATTAGTAATGGTTTACTTTAAAACCAGAATGTTCCATAGTTTTTATATAATCTATTAGTACTTCGTTACCATAGGTAAAACTACCTGTTACTTCGGCTTTTATTTCAATTTTTGCATCGTTTGTTACAGATATGTTTTCTACTCTACCTATTTCTTTATGATTATTATATAAGATTATTTCGTTGTCCTTTATCAATGCTCCTGGCAATATTTCTTTTTTATCGTTTACAGGTATTTCAAAAATACCTAATGCTAAACCATTTTTTATTACCATGCTATACACTTTAAATAATTTATTAGTAGATTTTACATTAGCTAGTCTTATAACGACATCATCCGCATTAAAGTTTAATACAAAACTACTATTTAATACATTCTTTAATTTAATTCTAGATTCGATATATTTATTTTTAATATTTACCTTATATAAAGACCAAATCATGCTGTTATGAAATCCTTGATCTTCACCAGTGCCTATTTTTAACCACCCTTCGACACCGTCATTTATTAAATCTATAAATTTATTACTAAAACTACCATTAATACCTTGTCCAAAATAAATCTTCCATTCATCTGGATCTAGATAATCCACTAAAAAATCTTCTTTATAAACAGTATTATAAAACCATATATCTATAGGGTTATCATCTTTTTTAAATTCGTTTACTTGTATTAGTTCATTCTTTTTGTTATATATTTTTTCTTTTACAAATTTATCCTTATCGTAAAATCTTACTATTTTACTTTTGTCAGGTTTTAATAAATACCAGGGTGATTCTCCATTGTCTGTATATAATTTCACTCTTGCAAATATATCTGTATCTTCTTCGATAAATTTACCATCCGGTAACTGCAAACTGTTGAACCATTCTGATAAATTTACTGTTACTATTTCATCTGTTATTATATTTTCAAATTTTTCATCTAACGCTACTTGATACCATGCTTTTTTGATATCAGTGAGTGTGTTATAAATTAGATATTTATCTACATAAAATTTTGCCATAAGTTCTCCTTTAAACATACTTGTTCACTTGAAGAAATTACAATCATTAAGGAGAAAAGATGTTTTATTTGGTAGCTAACGATAAAAAAGTACCTTTATTCGTGGATAAAAAGTTTAATAAAGAAATTTTGACAAGCATGTACTTACCTACTGCAAACTATAAAAGTGCAATAGATAACCTTACAAGAATATATGAGACTAATACAGATAACTCAATTATATTATCAGCAATAGCTGTTGCAATAACTGATTTTATCAAATTCAAATTGGAAGAAGTAGATATCGATTTTGAAAAAGAGAGCTATATTCTAGGATTTAAGCAGGTTGTAAGGTATATCTTAGATACAATGGGTGTTATTTATCAATCCGATTATAACGAAGTAGTTAATAAAGCCAATTTATTATTTAAAGCTAGATTTAGTTCGATAGTAGCTGAAGATACATATGGTCTTAAAGATCTATTAACATTAAAAAATGATATTTTACCAGAAAATATGTATGGGGAAAAACTCAAATTGTTTAATAATGTAAACGATATTACTGGATTTATTTTACGTGGTATTAGAATTTCTTAATAGATATCACTAGCTTATAAGCTAGTGATATCTAATTTAATATCTAATTCAGGTCTTAACGTACCGTCATTTGCTTGTGTTAAAATTTTATTTATCACTATTTGACTACTATTAGTTGTATATTTTTTAATATCTACATCGCCGGCTGAATCTAGATTTGTAATTTTTACAGATACTATTGATTCTCCTAATGTATTAGCAATTTCATTTGCTATTTCAGATACACGTTTATTATCTCTTAAACCTTGTTGTAGAATTTTACCTGCTACTGATTTAAAATTAATAATTAATTCAGGAGTAACAGTTGTATCTACTACATATATTGTAATTACTGGCGTTACAAAATTAGGAGAAACATAAACTAGATTATTAACAGTTAATTTTACATCCTTTAAATTGTTTTTAGGTTTGTACTTAATGACAGTGTTTTCTAATAATCTGCTGTTTATGTATTCTAATTCATCTACAATTGATCTTGTTAATTCTGTGTATAAATCAATTCTATAATTAATGTATTTATTATTGTTAGCTGCCCTATAAGGATATTCTAAAAATAAAATATCTACATAATGTTCTATTCCTAAGTCGAAATCTATAATAGGATTACCATCTTCGTCTAGTATTACATCTCCCTTTTTATGGAGTATTATTGGATTACCGTCTTCGTCCAATACTGGATCTCCCTTTTTATGTAACACGACTAATTTAATGTCGTCATTTATATCATCGCCGTCAGTGTCTACTTCTTCATATTTAGGAGTACCAGATTCATCTAGTTCATATATATCTTCTGCGTATGTTAAATAAATATCATTTTCATATTTTTTATATTTTCTATTTGTATAATTTACATCGTAGTTACTATATAGATATTTTAAATACTTACCAAATTCTAATACAAGACTTTCTTGGTAGATAGCTGATTTTCCATCTATGTCTAATATTTTATTTTTCATATTTGTATCAGTATCATTTGGTATAGATTTTGTAGAATAAATTAACAGGTGTGCGTTATTTATTAAGTCTATTTTTCCCACGGATACTTTTGATAAAAAGTCTTTTATTAAGATTTTATTTTCATTATCTATGTATCCTGTGGTAGAAATTTTAATTTTACCTATTAAACCTATATTATCACTATAGACATTACCGAAGAATGTAAAGTTTATATCTTTGTTATCTGTTAATAAAGTTAATTGTAATTTTATATTTTCTAAATCCATACTAAGAAAATTATCATCCGGATTTAGTCTAAAATATAAATAGTAGTCATCTTTTACTCTACTTAATCTATAATCAGATAGAGTTACTAACATATCAATGGTATCGTTTAATTTTGTATCTTTGTTACCAAATACTCTAGGTGCATTTAAATCATATGCTCTAACTTTCAATTCGTCATCATAGTCAGTTATATATTTGTAAATATTGTAAAATAATTTTTTATTATTTAATAATTCCATTAAACTAATTGCATCTGTAGTATTTAATAGATTATCTAATTCTGAATTGTTTAATGGAATAGGATTTCCATTTTCCAATTTAAAAATAGTAAATGGATTAATGATTACACTGTTATTAAAAGTTTTAATTCTTTCACCATCGATTACGCCGGCATCTATTTTTAGAGTATCCATAAAAATATCCGCTAGTGAATCTACATCATTACCTAGATCACCTATTTTTTTATTAGCTATGTAAATCCTATCTAGTATTGTATCTACTTTACCTACTAAATCATAACCTAATTGATTTAACTCTTCCATTATCTCATCTTCTGTAATTGGTATTTCGTTATCACCAGTAGTATGGTAGATAATCTTATTTTTTAATTCTTCAAAACCTATTTCGTTTCTGCCACCATATGTAAAACCAAGACCTTTACAATATATCGCAGTATTCTGTAATGCTTTAATTCTATTATCGGTAGCATCTGTAAAATCTGGATACTGTATTTCAATGTCTTCAGGTTTATAGTCTTGTAAAGGTAATATTAATTCACCTTTTGTAGTAAACATATCTATTATTATATCGTTTGCTACCATATTATCTAATATATAATTTAATGGTATCTCCACTAAAACTTTATTATCTATAGGTTTTATAAATGCTGTAACTACGTTAGGATTGTAAACAAAATTACTATATGTTTTACGTAATGTAAACATATCGTTTAGATTCGGGGAATATGCTTTAATATCTGTATAACAGTACTGATCATTAATTAGAATTTCTTTACTATATGGTTTACTAGACACTATGTTATCTAAAATTTTAGTATATAATAATTGCTGAATAGATACATCGAAGATAATCCATTCTACTAAATTACCATCTGTTATTATACCAGAATTTAAAATTAAGTCATTATCATGGCTGATACCTAAATCATTACCTACTAATCTTACAAACGTTTTATTAGTATCATAAAGACGTATATCAATGTCGTTTAACAATGTAAAACTGACATCGTTTACTATTATTTTTGTAAATTTAGGCATTATTATTTCTATATAACTGCTACCTCTTATCCCATATGTTAATAATTCTTTTTTATTTATAAAGAATCTAAAATCACCAGTAGCTGGAGTAGCAAAAATATCTTGTAATTCATTATCTGCTAAATGGTGATAAAGATCTTCTTTGGTGGTAGCTAATTGAGGATACATTTTTTTAATATTATATGCCGACTCCATAACTACTGCGCTACCTACTAACGCATTACTTTCTACTAAAAATACGAAAGGATTATTTGGATCAGGTATATTGATTTTACCTTTGGTATTTTCTTCTAAAATAGATAATACTTTACTTTGTATTGCTCCTGGGTTATAAAGCAATGGTCTTAAATCATCTAACATATTTGCCATTTTATACTCCTTTAATTTTTTCTTCTAATGTTTTATAAGTAGCACTAGATTTAGGTAATAACCACTTGAATCTATATGTTTTAGGATCTATATAAGGATAACCTCTAAAATTCACTATTTCCAATAATTCATACGGTATTTCAACCATCACGTCTTTATTTCCTGCTAGATATGATCTATAGGCTGGATTGAATATACCATGGACGGCATTAAATTCCCTTATTAAAATATCATCGTTATAATTGGCACCCATACATTTAAATCTGATATTTATTTCTTTTGTTTGGTCTGAATAAGGTCTATCATTACTAAAGTCAAAGAACTTACCTGTAGGTACATTTATTGGAAATGCAGCACCAGTAGCTGCTATTCTTTTTATATATTTTAATGTTGGGTCTAATACTACTCTATATATTCGAGTATTATAATCTATTTCGTTTTCTAATACAAAGTCCCAATATGGTGCTATCATTCCTTCAAATACTAATGAAGCATATTGTATCCAAGTTTGAAATAATAACAATATTGGATCTGTCACTAAGTTTTTAAACGTAATATCTAAATCAAATACATCATTTACTTCATAAGTACCATCTATATATGAAACTTGTTCTCTCCTCAGACCAGAAGAACTTGTCCATTCTGGTACTACGATATCGGGCCAACCACTTACGTTTTGTATAGTATTAGTTAGGATAGGTATGAAAGGATTAAATTTGTCTACTAAAGGACAGTCTATTGTTTCACTACCATAATATTTATCTTCTAATTTACCATTTACATATAACTTAAATGGTAATCTAGGATCCAACATTACTCTCACGTATCTTTGTATAGTCATTGGGTCTTTAGTTAACAAAGGATAAAATTGCCTAATGTTTCTTAAATTAGTAGATCTTAAGTTTAGTTGTGGTCTAGTAAAAAAGGTAAATCCTTGATAATCTAAACTGGATTTTACAGGAGGTAAGAGTCTTGTATGCTTTAGACCATATAACATATTGCTTAAAGACTTATCCATAGCTCCTAAATTTGTATTTTCCAAAAAATCGTTTATATTGCCATCATAAATAGGTTTCATAGTTTTATCATTCATGCCTTTTCCTTTAATCATATATCGCATTTTCAAGAAATCCAGGAATCGTTTGAATTGAATATCTATTATATTAAGGAGAAAATAATGTTGAGTATTAATTCAGTGCTTACTGTTTTACAAAATCTTTCTGAAAAAATAACTTTGGATAATACTAGTTTACCAGTCACCGTTAGCAATGATGTTGTTACATTTATGGAGGATTATGTTATTACGCCAAATGTAGTTTTGAGTAACAATTTGAAATACATGGACGAAAAAAATTTAAGAAGCTTAATAAAGGCAGAGTTGGCTGTATTTGGTTCAATTGTAGCTGAATCAATTAGAGTAATGGCAGACGTTTATAATTTAAGTCCTAGGGTAATTATTGAAAAAATAAGAGACGTGAGAAGTGCCAGTGTAACTAGTGCTGCTAATAATTTATTTTCTGGTAATGAAGAAACTGATTTTATTACGAATATGTTTGACATTGAAGGTCTAGTATCCACTGGTTTTGAAGCTAAAGACAATGAAAAGAAAAAACAAACTGTTATTGATAAAAAAGACGTAATGAAAGATACAGGAATATTTGTTAGTAAATATGAGGTTAAGATAGAAACTAAAATAGGTGATACTACCAAGTTAGTAGTAATACCTTTATTTATACAAGCTAATATTATATTCACAGATACCAAAGCGTTATTGGATGGAGTAGTTGAAAAAGATGTAGGATTTTTTGCTAGATTAGACGAATGGAGAGCAGGAGCTATCAGTTTAGCAGAATTTTTATTTGCCACAGATTTAGTAAAAGAGTATAAAAAGAATAGAATCAAAAATCAATCAGATATAGTCAAGATTTTGACAGAGAAAAAATCAAATAACATGTTAAAATTATTAAGCGGTAGAGGCAGAAGTTTTTCTGAATATTATAACATATTTAATTTTGACATTAATGAAAAATCAATGATAGACAATATTATAAAAGGTGACGTAATTAAAAGTAGTAAATACAAAGATAATTTATTAGAGGCATTGAGAGCATTTAGCGTATCGTTTGTAGATAATAACAAAGAAAGAATATTTTATTTAACAAAGTTAAGTAAAATACCATCAGTAATTACGTTTAAGATGTTAGGTAAAGAAAAAGATACAGATGCAAATGAAATATTTAAAAATCTATTATCTGGTAGACCACCATTTTAAAAAAGGAGAAAGTTATGCTATCAAATTTATTTAAGAAAACTTATAGTAAAGATAATCTTGTAAAAGCTTTAGAACATGCAGAAGATTGGTTAAACAATGTTACAATACTCGAATTATCTAAATTAATCAAGTTGTTGTCCGGATTACCTAAAAAAGAAAGAACAGAAATAATTAAACATGTTTATTTTAGGGATTTAGGTTATAAGGATGATATTGAATTACTTACAGACATTAAAAAGTTAATTATGAAAATATCTGATGTTATTCCAGAACTAGAGACTAAAATAGTAAATGATTTACCAGAATCAATACCTTTGGAAACTAATGATCCAAATATTAATACAGCGCTTACGATGGTATCAATGTCAACTTTCTTTGCTTACTATATACCTGATTTTATTACATGGGCAGTGGATGGTTTATATTTGAAAGAGGCATTTACAGAAGACCAAGTTAAACTCTATAATAAAGTAGTTGAAAGTATGCCTACATTAGTTTATTTTCTAGATTATGTAAAAGCCGATTTAAACGAAATAGTATCTAATATTGGGAATTTACCTACACCAAAATCTAAATCAGGATTCATGGCTAGTTTAATTGCCAAATTTATGAAAAATGAATTAAATGTAAATAATAATTTTACATTAGGTTTAACGACAGGTTTACTTTCATGGTCAGCAGGAGATTTAAAAACTAATTTTAAATATAATCCTATATATCATATTAGAAAATTTTTAGTGGATGTAGAATTAAACAAATTAGAATCTTTAAAAGATAAAAAGAGATTGTTAGAATTAAAACTATTGGAACTAAAGAATAAATTAAAGGATAATCCTAATGATGAAAAACTTAAAAAACAAATTGAGTATTATGAAAAGAAACTAGCCAAAACAGAAGAAAAAATAGAAGCTATTATGGATGTAGAATAATCGTGGATAGGTTTTCCTATCTGCGAGATTTCTTTGAATTTCTGTATAATTAAGGAGAATAATAATGGATAGAATAAATAAATATGAAGGTTTTGAGGTTGAAACAACTAATAATGAGTCTAGTAAAGAAGAATCGTATATCGATTATATAGACGCTGTAGAAGATTTAAAACAAAACTTAGTTAAAGCTAGTAAAGTCTCTACTGCTAGTAGTGTTATAAATAATACCACACAGACTGATGATTTGTATGTAGCTACTGAGTATGTTAAAATCAATTTACAAATGTTGGGAATAAATATAAATACAGTTGATCCAGGTTTCGAGGGAGTGTTAGATACCAGTATAAATGCTATCAAAAACTTTTTTAAAACAATTATAAATACAATAGGTGAATTATTAAAAGCTATTTATAAATTTCTAGACAAATTGATAAATACTATTATATCATGGTTTAAAAAAGATAAAAAGACTGTTAAAGAAGAAGTAGAAGAAAGTTATGAAAAAGCTAAAAAGAAAGCTGAAAAAGAACATAAAAATATCGATGAAGAATTAGATAGAATTGTAGAAAATGATGAAGATTATGATTTATTAGATAGAATAAAAAATGAGACATTGATGAGAATGCCTATGGTCTTATATATGGCAGGACATATCGATTCTTATAATGTTATAGACGTAATGAGAGCTTTATTAGAAGTATTTTATAAATTAGAAAATTTACAGATACCTGAAGCATTAGATATGATATTCCCTATGGATACACATATGTTTATATTTAAAAATAAAATTATGGAAAATATTAATACAGTTGTATTGTCTAAAGATTATGAAGTACTAGCTAATGAAGTAGATGTTATTAAAAAACTATATAGAGATGATTTAAAAGAGCTACATAAATTACCATTACTATTTGATGTAAAATATGATAGTGATTATTTAATAAAAGTTTATAAAGACATTTTAACGTATGAAGATATAAAAGATACTGACAATAATAAAATAATTATTACATCTATTGGACCTAATGAGATTTCATATTTAAGATTAACAATAAAACCTGATTTTGAGAAATGTTATAAAGACATGATGGAAATATTAAAACGTTCTACTAAAGCTGATGAAAGAGCGTTTGATGAATTATTAGAGGTGTTTAACAGTATTTATAAAACTTATCTAAATATTAGTATTATGCCTGGTAGGTTAACAAAAGATATAGTAGAATCTTTAGGATATAAATTTAAAGATATGTTGGATGAATCCGACATAGTTACTAGAGGACAATTAGAGAAAGTAATAAAAGCATTAGCTACATATGACGCTGTTACTGAAAAATTTAAAATAGGTATATATAGAGAAAAAGAATTAAAAAACAAAATAAATAAGTTTATGAGAAGTTTTAAAACTATGAATGAAGTGATGAAACAATTTTTAAATAATAGCGATAATCCAGACATGAAACGATTAGGTAAAGTTTGGTTTAAATATAGTGAACTCATCTTACATACATTACAAATGATGAGTAATACTGTGCACAGTATTAGTAAATACTATAGGGACTTTATCTTTAACAAGAAAGGTATGTCTTTATTTATAAGAATATTATCTGATTATTATACAAAAATGCCAGTTAGGTAACTTTGTATTGAAAAAATAAATCAAAATTGAAGGAGATTTTAATGGGACCATTAGATAGAGTATTAGGATTTGAAGAAGCAGATGAGCTTACTGGTAACGGAGTAATTGACTTCGGTAATGCAGAAGTAGAACCAGAAGAAGCAATGATGGAAGCAGTAGAAGCTTTTGAAGAAGTAACTACTGTGGCAACCGATTTAGAAGTATTGACAAACGGATTCGAAGCTATCGAACATAGCATAGCTATCGATGCTGAATTGATTGCAAAAGGTAAAATGACACCCGAAACAGCAGTAGTAGGATTTGAGTCTTTTAAAGCAAACCTAAAAATGTTAGGTGTAGATCCTGAGTCTGTAGCTGTAGCGGGATTTGAAGAAGATGGTGGTAAAGGTGAAAAAGAAGGATGGCTAGGTAAAATCTGGGGAGCTATTAAAACCGGACTTAAAAAATTATGGGAAGCTGTAGTTAGATTCGTAGAAAAAGTATCTGATTTTATAGCTAGCCTATTCGGTAAAAGAGCTAGAAGTGCAGATAGTCTTAAAAAACTACTTGAGAAAGTAAAAGAAGCAGGTAAAGATTTACCTAAAGATGCTAAATTTAGCGAAGGTGATGCTAAAACTCTAGCCAATAATCTAGCAGTAATTGAAACAGTATGTAAAACTGTAGATGTAAAAGGAATTGAATGCTTCCTAAAAGAAGCAGAGGATATATTTGCAACTACAGTAGACGGCTATGAAATATTGTCAAAGACGATAACAGATAATAAAGATGAAAAGAAAATTAAAGCATCTTTATTGGGTACTATTTCTAGTCTTAAATCAGGTAAGATCGAAGGCGTAGCTGGTGAAGTAGTTAAAAATAAAATAAAACTTGATAATAAATACGTTTATGGTACAGTTAGTGAAATTAGACCTAATTTAATTAAGGTAGTTGTTTTATCGGCCGATAAAAAAAGAATAGATGAAATTGAAACAGAACTTAATAAGGACGATGCTAACCTTACAAAAGTTATTAATGATTTAAGAAAAGCAATAGCATACAATGTAGTAGAAGTAAGACCTGATAAAAAGCAGGTAGAGGCTCTTGCTAAGAAAATTCAACCTGTAGATGTAAAAGAAGCTGAGCAAATTGTGACAGCTCTTGAGAAAGCGTCTAAACCTATTAGTAAAACAGTAAAAGATATTAAAAAAGTTGTTAAAGAAACAGATAAACAAATTAAAGATTTAATTAAAATTGCTGAAAAAGATGACTTATATAAAACATACTTAGTATTTCTTAATAAGGTAATAATACCGATGAGCAGGGCAGTTGCTACGGGAGCTATAAATACGGCAGCTGAACTTACTAAATCTAGAATTGCTATGTTAGTTACATATAGTGTTAAACTATATACTAAATCTTAAGGTATTAAATAATTCACTAGGGAAATTCCCTAGTGAATCACTTTTTTCCATGAATGAGATTAGACTAAAGGAAAAAAGATGGATTTAATAAAACAATACACGTATAATGTTGAATGTGAGGTGAGCGTTGAAAAAGATGATGAACTATCCATTGGGTTAGAGGAAATGGAATATATGGATCTGATAGATGAGCAAATACAAATTTCTAAAGCTACAGACTTAGCGTTAAATGCTTATAATGTAAATAATGACATAGTGACAAACGGTTATGAGGACATGCTAAGCAATCTTAAAATATTAGGTATATCTGATATTAGAACAGGTAATGAAGATGCTAAAACTCTTTTAAAAAAGACATGGAGAATAGTAAAGACGGCTATAATAGAATCTATAAGAATTACAGCTGAATTAATGGTAAAAGCAGTTAATTTCTTGTTTAGAGTAATTACAGGTAAGACTGTGTTTATCTCACAGATGAGAAAAAGAGTGAATGAAATACGAACAAAGCGATTATCCAGAGCTTCTACAGCATTATCGGATAAAGTTGCTGATAAAATAAGAAAACAATTATTTGGTGTTGGTATTGTGTCTAACGAAATTAGTTATGTAGGGTTATTTAGGTATTTTAATGTAGTTAAAGGTTTAGATGTTAAGGAATACAATAACGTAGCCTTAATTGCAGCATTAGAGGATAATCCTAGTGAGATAGCCAGTAAAGTAAAAACTATTTTTCAAAAGTTAACAGGTATTCGAATTATAAAACAGAAAAATATAAATATACCTGATGATCCAGATGAAATATTAGATATTTTCGAATCACTTTTATTATTTTCTTATTATAATAATAAAATTGGATTATCTGAAATAGACAAAGTTTTAGACAAAATTTTACCAAGTAACTTAGACAAGAAAATAAACATTATTTCCTTAAATTATGATAAAGTAGTATTAGGTGTACGGATGTATAAAAATCCGGATACTAGTAATATTATTAAAAATATGGTCTATAGTAAAGGTGATGAAAACTTAACATTGTTAAATGATGCTATGAATAAATTAAAATCTTTAACAAAGTATGAAAAAATTTCTTTAAATCCTACAAATACAAATTACAAGAATTTCACTGTTAAAGTACTAGACGTTGATGAAGTAGATGGAACAATACGTGAAATAGAATTAATGGCTAAACATTATAAGGGTATCTTAGATAAGTATAAAAGACAGTTTAGTAAGTTTAATAAATACGTTAACAAACTATTAGAACACGGTGATAGTCTTCAAAAATTAAAGGGTGAAGTATATAGAAATATGGTGTCCTATTTACTAAATACAGAATTTAAATTCATTATAGATAGTTTTAATGGACTTATTAGTATGTCTAGAAATGTGAACAATTATGCTATTTATGATTACTTAGATGAATGTTTAAAACTATATGAAGTATTTTAATAAACTGATAAAAAAAAGGAGCAAATTATGAGCATTTTAAGTAAATACACTGAAAATAGTAATCAGACAACATCAGTAGATGGTGATGAGATAGAGATAGGTTATGAGTTGGTGGATTTGTTGGATAATGTAGAAAAAACAAAACAAATATCTACCGATTTAAATATCCTATATATAGGTTATGAAACAGTATCCAAATTAAATACAGGATTTGAATCTAATTTAATTATGTTAGGCATAGATCCAGATACAATAAGATTAGGATACGAAGGCAAAGATAATATTTTATCTAAGACTATAACTGCTATAAAAACTGGTATAAAAAAATTATGGGATTTTATAGTAGGTATGGTAGAAAAAGTAGTTAACTGGTTTAAGAAAGTATTTAAGAAAATATTCGGTAAAGACAGTGAAGGACTAGAAAAAGTAAAAGAAGAAAACAAAAGGAAAATAGAAGAATTAGAAGCAATAATTAAGAAAAAAGATCAAGAACTTAGAGAATTAAATATAAATCTTGAAGGTCTTAAAAACAGGATTAATAATTATAAAGAAATAATAAATAATCTGGAATCACATAACGCGGAATTACAAGAAAGAATTAATAACGCACGTGAGGATGAAAAAATTCTATCCGAAGAGAATAAAAAATTATCTCAAGAGCTTCAAAAAACTAAGAAAAAATTGGAAAACTTGGTAGCTAGTTTAAATGCTGCCAATCGTGAGAAAGATTCGTATAAAAAAGATTTAGAATTCTATATAGAATTGTTGGAGAAATTCATAGATATTTCCGGTAAAAAAGCTCTTACAATAAGATCAAGGTTAAATAATTTTCTAGATGAGAACAAACTCGCAAAGTATTGCATGTTGAATGGTGTATCGCCAGTTATAATATTGGATTTTATATCTAGAGTCAGAATGTTGTATAAATACTTACTAATGCTACTTGCAGGTAAAGAAGCAGATAGCAAATTAATAGCGATGGCATCTCGATTACCAGCAATAGAAGATGTCGAGAATAGCATTGCACCTATTTGTTTTAAAGATACATATTTTACTGGAATTAACACAGAAGTAATTGATGAAATAATAAAGCTAGTAGAAAATAAAAATCTAGAAGACATAATGAAAGATACAGTATTAAAAAATGAATTACAAATTAAATTAGAAAAGGTAATATCAGATTTTCCATATTCTAATTTTGATGTAATAGGAAAAACTACATCTAATACCAAGCTTTTACTTAATGAATTTGGAAACTTATATGACTTTTTAATAAATATTAAAAAGCACAAATTACTAGATCCATATATAAAAACTTTGGAAAAAGATACAAGAAGTATAAAGAATATAGTAGATAGCGCATTAAACGGAGAAGCTTTAAGCGATATGCAACTAACTTTAATTAGAAAAGTTTCTAACGATTATAATAAAATAGTAAATTGTTTTAATAATAATCTAAATTCCATTACAAAAATTATTAACGAGGTAAATAAGTTAGTATTGGAAGAAAAGATTTTAGGTGAAAATACAGATTTTATACTTAAAAATATAAGTAGTTTAGGTCATCTTTTAGATCGCATATAGGAGAGAATTCTCCTATATGTGTTCTCATGAATTATTAATTATAAGGAGTAATAGATGAAAAAAGAATACATAGAAACACTTTATTCAAGAGCAAAAAGATGTATTATGGAAAACAAAATCGACTGTCTTGATTTAGAAGAAAATAAAATGTTATACATCGTAATGTATATTGTTAATTTCCTAAAGGAGAATGAAAAAGATGTTAGTATAGGAGAATTAAGTAGAATATCAAAAATTTATATAGACAGACCAGATAATTGTATATTGAAGCCAGTAAACGAATTATTAGAAGATTATTCAGAATTTAAAGATAGTTTTAATTTAGAGAATATCGATAATACGAATAATTGTCAATTAGTAGATCAGAATCATAGAGATATTATTGCCTTTATGTATAAAAACATATTGTCTAATAATGAATGTTACGAAGAGTTAGTGTTTGATATTAAAGAATTTGGTGAAAAGACATCTGTTAACTTTACTAATTCTGATAAAGTAAGTGATTTAATAATATTCGCATTTACATTTTATGGATTAACCATAGGTACTTTATTGTCAGTAGGATTGTTAAAAATATTAGGAATCTACGATGATAACAAGAATAGTATTACTGAATAATACTGAGTTTACAATAGATAGACCTATAGTAAAATCGGCAATAGATAAGATAAAAAATGATTTATTAAAAAATAAGGAAATGCCTGTTTATTTTATAACTGATAAAGAAGAGGCTAATTTTGAAACAGATTATAATATTAAAGATAATAAAACTTATTCTACCCATATGGAAGTAAATGTAGAAAAGATACAAGAATCGGATTACATGTTTAATAATACTGCGGTATATCCAGATAGTAAAGCTATATTAATGGATAACAATATAGGTTATTTAGTAAATAATAACATCATAAATACTACTTTTAACTTAAATATAAGATTATATAGTAAGAATAGAAATGAAATAGTGAGATTAATTAGTTTATTAAAATCTACAGCTATTACAGATAGTAATAGATTAGTAATGGATGTAGAATATTATTATACAATTCCTGTTCCTGTGTTAGCTTTAACAATTAATATTGCAGAATTATTAAATAAAAAACCTAGTGAATATTTGTTGGAAATATCACGTGTACCTATTGATTATATTAAATCGAGAACAGATGATTATAAGGTACCTATTGTAAGGGAAATACAACCTAATGTGTTTATTTATTTAATGTCAGAGCCATATGATTTAAAACCTGAAAAAGATGAAAAAGGTTACTATATAGAATTACAATTTAGTTTTGATATTGAAATACCGAGTTCATTATTTTTAAGATATCCTATTACAGTAAATAACAAACCTATAGATAAAAAGTTTTTACCAGATGAAATTACGAGAATACATGTAGATGCAAATAATTATTTCACAGAAGCAATGGAAAAGATTAAAAATAATGTAGATATGTATGTTAGGGAATCGGATGTAATTATTAAGGTACCAAATTACGACAGTTTTGATTTTAATAGAATAGCTAAGAAACCTGGTATGGTAAGATTAGTATCTATACTGTTAGAAATTTTACCAGAAGATCCTAATTTAATTTTAACACTTGAAGAATTAAAAGCTCTGGGTATTAATGAATTTGTTTTAGATTATCTAAAGACTAGGATAGGCGATTCATTATTTAAACCAGGATTTGATATTTTTCATTTTGAGTTATTTGAAAATCAAAACTTAAGGGATTTAGGACTTTATTTAAATACAGATGGAGAAATTAGGAGTAGTAAGGAGTTGGATTTAAATAAGACGTATAGGATAGTATTAAACGTAGTAGTGGATTTAAATATAATATTTAGCCCGGATGGTTTAAATTATAATTTAGCACAACAATATATAGAAATGTTGAAAAAATTAAATTTACAATATCATTATGAGACTGACAATATCATGTATACAGTAATGTTGATGAAGATTATAACAATGACTTTGAATGATTTTAATAAAAATAAGGAGTAAATGATGAATATTTTAGAAAAGTATGATGAAATAAATAAAACTGAATTTATTTATGAAGAAAGTAAAACTGAGTATGGTTTTGAAGATTTAGATTTAGTTACTATAATTGAGAAAGTAAGAGATGCAGAAGTTGGTTATGAAATGTTAGCAAATATTGATGATGTCGATAATTTTGAAATTGGTTTTGAAGAAGGGTATCGGTATTTAGAAACTAATTTAAAGGCACTTGGAGTTACATATAGTCCAGGTTATGAAGGCGTGAAAGATACCATTAAAAACATGGGTGAAAGAATAGGTGATGTTTTACTAAAACTTTAGTACAGTATTAAAGATCTAGTTTCTAAAGTACTAGATTTTATTAAAAAATTATTAGGTAAAAAAATAGATTCATTTAGTAGATTGGAAGAAACATATAATAAAGTTAGTGAAAATGGTAAGAAAAAATTAGTTTTAGAAAAGAATGAATTTGACGATAAAACTAAACAAATTCTAGCATCTAAACTATCATTACCTGTCATATTTAATAAAAACCATTTAGACGGTAAAGGTTTATTAGAATACTATACTGCAGTAGAAGACAAAATGAAAAAGAATACTAAAAATATTGAGAATTATTTTGGTGTTTATGTTTCAACTTTGTCAACATTTAATCTTAATGATATTAGAGAAATTGCATACTATTCTGATAAAAAAGGATTTGGTGCGTTAATAGAAAGATTAAAAGACGGTAAAGTAGAATCTAAAAATAACGGTGAATTAGATAAGGTAATAAATGATTATTTACAAATGAAGAAGTTATTGGGATTACCTGGATTTGTAGATATTACAGGCGTGAAAGATGATATTATTTACGTAACTGGTATAGTTTATAAAGGCGATGTTAAAGAATTGGAAAACGCGTTTAATGATTATAAAGTTTTCTTTAAAAAGATGATTGCTGGTGAAAAAATTAGTAAAGAAGATTTCAAGTTGAAGATGAAATTTAAAAATGAAGTAGGAAAATTAAGTTTAATTTCGGAAGAAATAATAATAAGAAAAGATTATATAAAAAATGCCGAAGTTAAACCTTTAGATCCTAATAAGGAAATTTTACCTCTTATAAAAACGGGTAAATCATTGATAAACGATTTAACAAAAGAGTTGAATAACGGTGAAAAAGAATTAGACAAAGTTACAAAAATGATGAAAAAAGTTAATAAAGATTTAAAGACTTTATATATAACTAAAGAAAAGAAGATGGATCCAGTTAATAGTGCATTGATTATGGGCGTGTTTTATCCTGAAGTATTAAGAGCTATTAAGGTTTTAGATAAAGTAAACGGTGGTGTTATTAGAAACTTTTTAAAACACAATACAAAATCATTAAACGGTCTTATTAAATCAAATATTTATACATATGGTGTAAAATCTTTAAACTTGTGTAAAGGAATAGAAATTAAATTGTCAGATAGTAAAGACTTAGTAGTTGTGTAGTGGATAATTTGATTAAAAAAAAATGAAGGAGAAATAATGGGTATTTTAGATAGATATGAAGCTTTTGAGGAAACAACTGAACCATTTACTGCACCTGGCTATGAGGAGATAGTCGAAGTAGGTACCGGGCTTTTAGAAGCAGAAATGAATAATGTTTCGGCTGGTTTAGAGATGATATATGGAGCAACTGTTGCTATGGAAGAAATGCTAGTTAAGATAGAAACTAAACATCAAGAAGGTAAACTTACAGAACTAGATATTGCTAAAGGTTTTGAAGTAGTAGCTAATATAGAAAGAACTATTTTTGGTAACGAAAGTGTAACTATACCTGGTTATGAATCTGTAGAAGCAGGCTATGAAGGTCTACAGGATATGGCTAAAAAAGTATTAGAAAAACTTAAAGCAGCTATGAAAGGTGTATTTAACGGTTTAAAATCGGTACTTAAAAAACTAGGTAAAATAAGAAGATGGTTCATGGGTTATAATAAACACCTAGACGATATAGTTAAAGAACTAGAGGAAATGACTGATGTGAAGTCTTTTAAAGTAAAAACTGATAACATCGGACTTAATCTTTATTTTAATATTTACAAAGATCTAAATTTTAAAAATATGGAGGACTTTGTGAATACTAATGCTGATCAACTTTTAGATGGAAGTATTAGCGAGGGTATACGTAAATTGTATGTCGAGTTGATGAAAATCAAAGGTCCTAAGGACGTTTCTAAATCATTTCCTAAAAATACTACAGTATTAAAAATGTTGGATAAAATAGATTGTAGAATGTTGAACGAATTAAAAAGTTGGAAACCTGATTTAGTATTGGCACCTATAGGTTTTAGTAATAAAAAAGTCGAAATAATTGGTTATAAACCTTCTGAAAATAATGAAAAAGTTGATTATAAAAGAGCAATGTGCTCAGGTATAGTACCTAAAGTAGATGAAATTACTATTAAAAGAGAAGATCTTATTAAACTTGTAAAAGATAGTAAAAAACTTTATAAAGTTATGAAGGAAATAGATGATTACTATAGTAAAGGAGTAGCTGAAAACTGGTTAGACGGTATGATAGATGACGCAGCTGAAGTAATGGGTGGTCTACCAGGAGCAATAGTAAAATTAGCTAAACAGTTAAAGATTGGTGCAGGAATGCAGCTTATGATAAATACGTATTTTGATTCTTTAATTACTTTGTATAACGGTATTGCAAGTTTACCTATTAGGTATGAAGCAATAATTAAAAAATCTGAAAAAATTAAATAGTAAAGAGGAAATATCCTCTTTACTAATATCCCTTTCTTTCTGTGAAAGAAAGTATTTAAGGAGATAATGATGCCTATATTTAGTGTAAAAGAAGATATAAAGGTAAACGTTGAAGAAACAAAAGTAGATAATACTAGAATAATGGAAACAGATGAACCTAATACTATTATTTTAAATCAGATAGGCGGTTATAAATGGAAGGTAAATTATTTTAATTTAATTACCAACATAACTGATTACCAATCTGATTTTGATTTGTCGTTAGATTTACCGATTACCGAGTATAACGAAATAAAGGACTTAATTATATTTTTAAATTCACCATTAGATAATAGCAAGCCCGACGATATTACGGGAGAAGGTATTATCCTATTATCTGTCTTGCCTAAATTAGGAGATTTATTTATAGCGAATTTAATGGATGGAAGAAAAGGATTGTTTATTTTAACTGGTGTTACTAGAGGCGTATACAATAATAGAGATGTATATAAAATTAACTTTAAACTATATTACATAATAGACAATACAAACATAGAGATAGTGAAAAGATTAAAAGAAAAAACCGTTAATAGTTTTTATTATAACGACAGATATGGAATAGAAAATAACCAACAAATATATACTACTGAACAGTATGTAGATGTAAATTTCTTTAAAGCAGAATTATCTAACTTAATATCATTTTTTAATAGAAGAATGATTTTACCTACTAATTACAACATAATAGGTTATAAAACACTTAATGGAATTATCTATGATCCAAATTTAGAATACTTTATTAAAAGAGTCATTGGTGTATCCAATTTAAAAAGAGATGTTTATCTTTATGATTTAGATAAACAGATATCTATATTAGACTATATGATAGATGATTCTATTATGATAGAAGAGATTAAACGATACAGGAACTTAAAGTTCGTTACAGAATACGGTAATAATGTTTATTTAAAACCTATTAGATATAGTCCTGTAAATTGGGTAGTGAAACTAGAAAATGTCTATAACACTCCGGAAATTGATGAAAATTTCGAAAATAATGAAAATGAATATTATCCGCCATTGAATAAAAAAAGTTATATATTTTCAGAAGACTTTTATGATGTTTTATTTGGTATTAAAGTAATAGAAGATACTAACTTAACGTTATTTGAAAATGTGATATTAAAATTAATAGATAAGGAACCTATTGATAAAAATGATATTTTAACTTTAATACGTAGTAAAGAGGATTTGAGTGTTGTACAACAATTATATTTTATACCTATTTTATATTTTATTATAAAATACTATTTAAACAGTTTTACTACTGTTAGTATAGGAGAATGAAATGAATGGTTATGTTAGTCCAGTTACTATAAAAATGCAAGCATACGAGAAATTAAACAAAAGATTGATTTTAGTAAGAGTACCCCAAGTAGCACTATATTCAGAAGAAGAATTAAAAGTTATGGGTATACCAATTAATATTGTAGATGGTAAAGAGGATAAGAAATCAATTACACAATATACTACAGTAATGTTACCTTTAAGTAAAATATTAGATATTTACAGTAATGGATTTACAATTAGAATAGTGAATTCGGATGAAATACCTGCTATTGCTGAATTCTTAACAGAAGTTTTAGATTTATTAGAATATAGCTTAAATGTAACCGATACTGAATTGAAAGATAAAATTAAAATGTTTTTAGATGGAGTAATAGATTTGAATAAAGATTACATTGTTAATAAAATTAATGAGCAAATTAATGATGATGGACTAGAAGATGACTTATTTATGTCTTCTGAAAGAATTAGACCAAAAATTGACATTAGTAAATTAGAAGTTTAAAAGGAGAAATAATGAATTTTTTAACAAAACATTTAGAAGATGAAGTTAAATCAGTATTAGGGTATGAAGAAAGTGACAAACCAGTCAATCCGTGCGACTTAATAGATTCTATAGAAGTTATGAAACAAAATGAATCGGACACTAGATTGTTAACAGTAGCTTATGAAGATATAGATAAGATAACTGAATCTAATTTGATTATGTTGGGGATATCACCAGATAGAATTACAACAGGATATGAAGTAGATGCTAAGAAAATGTTATCAGGTATTTTAAATACAATAACTAGACTGATAAATTCCATAGTAGATTTTTTTAATAAGGTATTTGCGTTCTTTTTAACCAGATTAAAGAATAAGAATACTACGCTATATAAAATTAAAAAAATACTAGATGAAGCAGATAAAAAAGGGAATATTGTTCCAGAAGGTAATTTTTCAGAACCAGTCAGGATTTTAATTGCTAAAGAAGCAGTCGCATTAGACTGGTTCGAAGTAGAACCGAGTGCTAAGGGTATGATAAAATTTTATGATAAAATTGAAAGACAATTAGAAAATAGTTATACAGAATTAGAAGATAAATATAAACAGTTAGTATCCGGAACATTAAATAAGAGTTTAATAATGTTTATATTAAGATGGACTTTAGAAGGTAGTAAAAATGCAATATACGATAGAACTTATAGTAAATTTTTAAAGAATTTTAAAACTAATGATAAAATAATTAATGTAAGATTAAAAAAGATAGATAGAGTATCTATTAAGTTACAAATAGTTACAATCCCTAAAGATAAACTTGATGAAGCAATAAATGCAGCTAAAAACGGAGATATTAAAAAGACAAAACAATTGTTACAAAGTATTAAAAAGCATGACTATAGTGTGGAGATTACGAAAGAACTTTATGAAGGTCTTTTGAAAAAAATAACAGAACCTTTAGATTTTGTAGAGGTCGGTGAAGTAGTAAATACAGGTATTAAAAAATATTCAGATGTAGAAAAAATTGTCAATAAGTCTAATAAATTAATTAAAGATGTTAAAGTAAAGGTAGAGAAATTTGTTAAATCAGCTGAAAAAGATGCTGATGAAGACATGGTCGCAGTAGCTAGTATTCTGTCAAACTACATAATAGGTGATGTAAGAGATGATTTAAATAATGTAGTTAAGTTATCTGAATATATTATAAAACCACCATTTACAAATTGGCTAATAGAATCCATTAAAACATGGGGTAATTATTATAAGAAAAAGTTAAATGAAAGATTTAAAAAATATTAGTTAAATTTTCTAGTCAGATATTTTTCTGACTAGAACATAATTGTTTCTTTTAAAGGATTATAAAATGTCATATACAGTAAAATTATTAGAAAACGAAGTATCAGAAGTTTTAAGCAACAGTAAAAAGTTTGAATTTCCAGATATAAAATTGTATTTGCATGGTGAAGACTTTGATATGCCTATTACATATCCTATTTTTTTAGATATAAATAAAAACTATAATTCTAACTTATTTTCAGAAATTACAGTAGAATTTGGTATAGGTATGGGTGATTATGTAAATTATATTTTTAAAAATAGAGATAATTTGGAAATGACTATCCAGATAGATTATCCAGAATTTTCAGATATAAAGAGGTATTCATTCATACCGTTGAATGTAGATAAAAAATCAGATACTACTAGATACAGCCACATGGACGGTGAAGATTTAAATAAAATGGATATGGTAACTGTTAAAGGTCAATGCGTAGATCCTATTGTTTTAATTTATAAACAATTGTTTGTTTCGGGTATTTATAAAAATGTAAATGTAGAAAAAGTTATAAAAGGTTTGTTTAGTAAAAACTTTAAGGATATTAAAATAGCAGGTAGGTCTATTGATTTTGCTATAGATATGAGAAAACCAGATAATGACAGAACTTATGACCACATTATAATAAAGAGTAATACTAAATTAGCAAAATTATTACATTATTTACAAGATTACGACTATGGCGTATATAATGGTGGTATAAACCATTTCATAGAACAAATTAAAGAAAATACATATAGGATATATATTTACCCATTGTTTAATTATGAATTATTCGATACATTATTAGAAGATAAAATTATTTTCTATAACAGTAGAATTGTATCTGCCGATTTAAACGATGTCTCGTTTTGGAAAGAGCCTAACACTAGATTATATAAATTAGTAACGTCTTCGATAGAAATAGAAAACAGAGGCAGTATGAATTTGATAGAACACGGAAATGCTTTAAAAGTCACATATCCAATAGCCGCAATTAGTAAAGATATGACATTAGTAAACGATAAACAAATAATGTTTGACGTTTATGGTTGTAATGAAATTAAACTTTTAGGAGTTAAATCTAACAATATTATAAATCCTATATATACAAACTTTGATGATAATTTATTCAAGTACAGATCTAACATAATTAGGAACAATTTATTAAATGCTAAATTAAAATTAAACATGGTGGATACTAGGTTTATTAGACCAGGTATGTTAGTAAAATATATACATCAAAGAGGTGATGAAGTAGTAGAAAGGAGAGGTGTGTTGCAATCGTTATATGAAAGTTATAATTTTATTAAAAAAGAGAATGCTATTTTATTAAACTTTATGATAGAAAGGAAGTAAAAAATGTTAATAAAAGATATTAAACATATCAGGGATAATATCTATAATCTAGATATTTCTTCGGAAGATCTTAAAGAAATGTTAGATATAATACATACCACAATAGGTGATATAGGTATAGGAATTAACAAATTAAATACGGCGAATTTTAACGAAGGATTAATTCTGAGGTTACTAGTAACTGATGTAATAAAAAATTATAAAGATAAGTTATCAGAAAGACCTGTTATTTTTAATTTTATGTTTGGTGGTAGTAGGTACAGTTTTTACGTAGGTAAAGTGGATCAGGTAAACGATATGCTAGATGGTTATACATACGAATATATAAGTCCATTAGATTACTGAGAGTGTTTACTCTCAGTAATCTAATATTATTCATAATCTAAAAAATCACTTATGCTGTCTTCAGGTTCAGTTTGTTTTAATGTCTCTTTATTTTTGCTTTTCTCATTACTTTCAAAGTTTATATTATAACGTTTAAACATTTTAACTACTCCATCCAAATATTTTTTTAATTGTTCTTCGTCTGGTTTTGTAGCTTTTGCAATTCCTTCAGTAGCTTTACCTAAAAACTTTTCAGCTTCGAATGGATTATTGTCTGAAATTTGTTTAAACATATTTACCATTTTATAATAATCTACGTTTTTAGCCACGATGGAGTCAGGATCGATATCTAACATAATAGGCGGTAATACAAATAATTCTTCTTTAGTTTTATCATCGATTACTTTTATCCCTCTATAATAGCTACCAGTAGCGTTATACATATTTTCTATGTAAGTTTTTATGTTTTCTTCATTTGGTTCAATATCGCCTTTTAATAATGGTAAAAAGTATTTAATAAAATCACTTTCTACCAGTGGTTCATCTTCATATTTTAGAACTTCGCTTACGATGTTGCTAGCTTCTTCTAAGTATTCTATAATGCTTCTTTCTTGCATTTCCTTTAGCTTTAATAAGGCATTTTGATTTTCTTCCATAATTTACTCCTTATAGTAATAATAATTTACTCAATAATTCATCTAGGTTAGAAATAATATTGTTTGCAATGTGTGCTGTTTGTGTTAATTTATAGACATTACCATTGTAAGTAGCTTCTATTTCAATGGTAATACTGTATTTCTTTTTCTTATTCTCATCTTCTTCTTTAATCTCTGTAGTCACATCTACTGTATCATAATACCGCTTGTAAAGTTCTGTTAAACTAGCATTTATATTACTTTTTAATTCTGTAAAATCATTACTCGATTGCATTAATATGTATTTAAGACTATGAATTTTACCATAATAAATTACAGTCTGCGAATAGTCTGATGTAAGAAAATATCCAAACAGTTTATATATCATTACACCTCTGTCTTCTGTAAAACCAGATAATGTTAGGGTGGGTAAGGTTGCCATGATAATTCCTTTAAAATAAATTTTCATCAAATCAGGAGGACTAATGAAAACTAGTATCAAATATCCAGTAATTTCATATTTATTGTTATCAGATTTACATTTGGGACATGATAAAAATAAAACAGAATACATAGTAAGAAATTTAGATTTGTTTTTTAAAAGAAATTTAGATACAATATTAAAAACAAGAATTATTTTTATAGCAGGAGATGTGTTTGATAGGCTATTATCAAACAGTAATAAAGATAGTATACTAGCATATAGCTGGTTATCCAGACTATTAGTATTTTGTAAAAATAATGATATTAAGTTAAGAATTTTAGAAGGTACACCTAGTCATGATAGAAAACAGGTAAAACAATTGACAGAAATTATAAAATCGTTAGGCATAGAAGATGAAGTAGATTATAGGTACTTTGATAAATTAGATATTGAGTTCATGAAAGATTTAGGTTTATCAGTTTTGTATATACCTGACGAATGGAAGGAAAATGCTGAGGATACGTTAAAAGATGTGAAGAAGATTTTAATTACACATGGTTTAGATAAAGTAGATATAATAATTATGCACGGTGCATTCAAGTATCAAATACCTAATATAGAATCACCAGCATTTCATAACCAAGAAGAGTATGTTAAATTGGTAAATTATACTGTTAACTGCGGTCACGTGCATAATCCTTCTGTATATGAGAAAATTCTAGTACCTGGTAGTTTTGATAGATTAAACCATTCTGACGAAAAAGATACAAAAGGTGGATTGATAGTAAATCTTTTTGAAAATGGTACTTTTGATTTTAAGGTATTAGAGAATAAAACAGCCATGATTTTTAAAACATTCGATTTGAGTAAAACAGATTGGAATAAAATAGAAAAAGAACTTAAAAAATTAAACAATAACGAATTAGCATTTGTAAGGTTTTTGACTACAGATGAAATAAAAATAAAAGATAATCTTTTTGAATTAAAACAACTCTATCCAAACTTAAGATTCACTGTTACAAAAAAGGATAAAGTAAAAAATGAAATTAACAATATGGAATTAACAACAGATATAAATATAGATATTGTAAAGCTAGATGAAGAGGCTATTAAGAATTATATTATGGAAAATATACCTAACGATATAGATGAGAAATTATTGTTAGAGGAATTAAATAATATACTCTAATATATTATTTAAAGGATGATATACGAAAAGGAGTCTAAGATGAAACCAAATCTACCTAGTGATAGAAAGAGCTATACTGGTATTAATTCAGCAACTGGTGTAATAATAGAAAAACTAATAGAAAAAGAATTATTAAATTCTTATCAAAGATACTTGATAAATGTTCATACATTAGTTAGAAACCTAATAGCTATGATGGATGGTAAGACCGGTGATAAAATAAGATATTTGAAATTAGATAATAACTTAATTGATTTTACCAAATATTTGGTAGAAGAAATGAAATTGATAATAGAAAACTTTAATAACAGCGATACAGAAATAGTGTTTTACATACCTAATTATAAACAGGTATCCAGTAAGTTAGGTAATAGGTTTAAAACCATTAATGATTTTAAGTCGTTGAAATACTATACATTAATTACACAAGAGGTAGTATCTAAAGCCATTTTGGAATATCAAGATTTACCTGTAATTAAAACGGGTTTTAAATTACCTAAGTTTGATGATGATTACAGTAAAACATTAATTACGACACATAATGGTATAGACTTATTAAATTATGTGTATAATACAAGAGTAGATTTAATAGAGTCTTTTACAGGTGAATTTAAGAAATATAACAAATGGTATACTAAGTATAAAAAGTTAGGAAAAAAAGATATGAGTATTTTACCATTTAACGAATTCATTTATTATATATTTGGAGATGATTATTTTGTTAAACCTATGAATATACCAATAAGAGAAAAGATATACGATATAGCACTTAAAAAACACTGGAATTATAGAACAAAAATAGAGAAAATTAAAAGAGACATTTTACATACCGACTTAGATTTTTATACAAAGTTAAAACGAGAAATACCGTATGTCTACCGTTCAATACGGTAGACTACAATGTTTTTTAACCATATATCATTCATGAGGAAAGAATATTCCTAATGTTTTCCGGAAAACATTAAATTAAATTAAGGAGTTAAAAATGTGGGACAAAGATAAAATCTTTGGAAAGGTAACATTATATAATCAGCACGGAGAAAAAGAGGTCAGACTAAGAATAGGCGGATGGAAAAATTTTTTAAGATTCTATGTATATATAAACAAAATCTCAGAGAGAGATAAATTTACAAAACCTGTTTTTAATTTACCTGTAAATAGAATAGGTGTTGAAGTACTTGTAAATGAATTATATATACTAAATGAACAACCCAATGATTATGTAAGATTTATAGAGGTATCTAGACCTATCTGGGATGAAAAAACTAAGAAGATGACAGATGAAAAGGCTTTAGCAGGTTATTTAGTTGTTGGTAGAAAAGAATTTGATGGTGAAGTAGTAAACTTTATAGGTGTTAAAACACCTGAAGGTAAAAGGTATTATTTTAAGTTATTACCTACACCATATTTAAGATTATTAGATAATAAAGGTAATCCTTTACCAGATAGCGAGGCTAGCAAGAGATGGACTATGGCGTATGCCAGTACATTTGATAAAGTACTTTCAATGTTTCCAGAAGTGTTGCCTGAACCAAATGAAAACGACAATGGAAAAACAACTACAAAATCTTATAAGAAAGAAGACAAAAAATCATCATCAACACCTAGTGAGTTAGAAGAGTTTGATTTTTAAGAATACTATAAAAGGAGTCCAATATGTTTAAATTGTCGGATTTATTAGCCAATACAAAGGTGTTAGTAGAACATAAAAATAAATCTATAGAATTCAGCATTGAGTCTATAATTAATAGGAGATTGAAAGATGGTTTAGATAAGGAGGGTACGTTTTATATTTTAAATCGTTATCTGGATTATAAAGGCAAAGAATTTAAAGATGAATTATTTAAAAGAGAAGAAGAGGCTAAAGAAGGAATGCTTTCTGTATTCACGACTAGATCACTAGATCCTCTGCCTGTTGAATACGTGCATCATATTTTGGATATGTTTGATTTGCAGGATGTCTATAATTTCATTAAACAAACAGGTATTGTAAGAGCACCTGAAATGTTAAAAGATGAATTTAACGATGAAATAATAGTCAATGATGAGGGATCTAGAGAACAAACTTATCTTAAAGAAGATTATTATCAACTGGTATCTCTCATCACTGTCTTAAAATCGACACTAGGTGTAGTAGGTGAATTTGCAGCTGTAAAAGAATCACAAATACCCCAACTATATAAAGAGTTTATATTGTTAAACTTTTATGTAGGGCATCCAATATTTAAATCGCCTCCATTTCAAAAGTTATTGGATTATATTACTAAATTAACAGATATTAGCTTCCTTAATGAAGAAGAATCCAGTATTAGGATTATAGAAAAGATAGTATCTAAAGACGATATGCCTTATTATGTGTTAGGTAGCGCGTTATTTCAGAGATTACTAGTTAGTAACGAGAGAGCAGATATCAATGAGAAAAACTTAGTAACTAAACTTTATAATTTTGTAAAGAATAAAATTAAACTAAAAGACATTACTAGTAGTAGTAATGTAAGAATTAAGAAACAAGCTTTTGGTGGTAGTAGTGAAGAAGATAATGAATCTACTATGGAAACATACAGGGTACCTACTGATATAACTGAAGGCTTTGCGGTAGAATTTAAATTCGTATATGAAAATTTAGATTATTTAATCAGAGATATGGGAATTAAAAATCCAGATAACGTATATAAAATAAGACAGGCTATAGAGCCATTAGCTAGCGAGTTAATACCAGTAGAAACAATTAAACTAATTGCTATTATTTTAAAGAGGATAATAGATCCTAGATCAGTAGATTATATTCCTATTGATTTATTATTAAATGGTCTAGCTGTGGCTATTGAATGGTGTCTTGAAAGAGGACATAAAGAATTGGCATTAATTATGGGTAGTTATAAGGTAAAAGACGATTTACATCAATTATCCATATCACTTAGAAATAAAGTATCCAAAGATTTGGAAGAAAGGTTAAACGAACTTTATCCATATCATAGAGGTATTAAATCTAAAAATGAAATTAAGTATGTTTCCTATATAAGAGAATTCATAGATACCGTAGCGATCGAATTAAATAAATACAACCTAATTACGACACTACCCGTGGAAGAAATGTTTGAGGATGTCACATCGAAACATGTTAGAATAAATGAAGATATTAAAAATCAGTTAGCTAGATTGCTAATTGACGTAGAGGAGTTTGCACAAGCATAAGTTTATATATTATTAAGATACAAAATAATGAAAAGGAGTCTAAAATGGAATTCAGTCCAAATCCAACCCAACAATTAGAACAACCAGTTAAAATAACAAAATTAATTTTATCAGAGGTACAAGGTTATAAAGACCAATTCATTAGGTCTTTTGAAGTAAACGCAGGACACGAACAAATTGAAAGATTAGAAAACGTAGTGGATAAATCAAGAAGTCTAGGTACTAAGAATATCAAACCCATTGATATTGCTAATTCTGTACCTGACATAATGTTGCCGTCTGCTGTCCCTGTTGGTAAAGTAGATATCCCGTATGGATGGGGAGAAAAAAGGTATAGATTTTTTATGGAAGTAATTGAACCAAACCCTACAGGGTATGGTGAGAATGTAGTAATTTTACAAGGGTATACTGAATATCCTGGGGTAATTCTAGATAAAGATCTGGTGGATGACAGAATGAGATTTTATGTAAACAGTCTGTATAAACTACACAGAGCTTTTGATCCAAATACCGGCACACTAATAGCTAGAGTGTTACTTCAGTTAAGCATACTACATCTTCCAAACGGAGGATTAGAAATAAACGATTTAACACATCAACATTATCCAGGAATGCTTCCTAATCAAAACCATGCAGTAGCTATCAGACCTGAAGATTTATTAGTAACAATAAATGCTCAGTATAGTATGGATATACCCAAAACAAATATCGTACCACAAGGTACATTAATTCAACCAGTAGATACAGACAAAACATTGAGTTTACCTGCTTATCATATATCCAAAACAATTACTGGTGTTTTGAATGCTAGAGAAATATCTGAACAAACTTATTCAGATGCAGATATTTTAGATAACAGCATCTCATTTGTGAGAAGCGATAACAGGTTTAAATCTAAATTTATGGGGATAATATCTACCATGTACGGAATGCGTGAAACAAACACATTCACATTTGCAGACTTGAAAAAGATTGATCCTAACGTAGATAGGATAAAAGAAATTTATGCTAGGGGACCAGGAGTAGTAACTAGTCAACAACCTATCATGGATAGTGAAGATTTATACCTCAGCAATATTGAGAATAGACTGGCTACTATGTTAGTGGAGTCATTGTCTTCATTGTTATCTGAAAATTTACTTTCTAGCATAACGTTGACATTTACTAACGAAACAGGACAATTTGATACTAGAGTTTTCGGTGCTGAGACTTTTGTAGATGGTATTATTACATCCGAATTTGCAGAAAAGGTAAGAATAAAATTTGAGAGCATGGTGGCTCCTGTCCTAACACAAGGTAATCAAATGTTAGTAAATGTAATTGTAAATGCTAATATTTTAGGAGATACCATTGTAGATATATCTGTAAATAATAATCCGAATGTAGTTTTCAGAATTCCTACATTTGCAGATTCTACATTTAGTCCATTGATTGCTGATAAAGCTACATTTGATAACGTAGCTGATCAGTATAGAAATCTAATCGACATAGTAACAATATAAAAGGAGTGTAAAATGGTTAAGAATCTAATAGATTTTTATAAAGACCTTTTAGAGGTCTTTGATATAAAAACTGATAACAATGGAAAACTATTCATAGAGAGTGATAAACGTGGTAAGTTAATGGTAGAGTTAGATGGTAAACCGTTAGTATTACCTACTACTGAAAATATAAGAGCTAGTGTAGAAATTGATAACAATGGGAAACCAGTTCAAGTTCTAGCATTATTTAATCCAGTAGATGAGTCTGCTATCAAAGGAGAAAATAAATCGTTATTAAGATTAAGAGAAATTATGGAAAGAAAGATAAATAATAGTTTTGCAGTTATGGGTGAAGTATTGTTTACTATTTTAGCAGATAAAAAAGATATTGAAGATCCAAATCTAATCACATTTATTCAGGAGCTTAATAAATATAAAGCACCTGGAATTAAGCATTTGGTAGATGAGTCTACTGTTAAAAATTGGGTAGACATTTATAAAGCTATTTTTGGTCTAGAAACTAATAAGCTGTATATACATACATTTCTAAAAAGAGGAGGTAAAATAGGAGATAAAAAATATACGAGAGTAGCTACTGTTACGTTTCCTGTGTATGAAGGATTAAACAATCTGAAAAAGAACGAGACATTCTATAATGTAAAAATCAGAAATAAAGATAAACATGCGTATATGGTGTTTCATCAGTACGTCTTTAATAAGACACATGAAGAAATTTTAAGTGGTATTCAACTAGGTACCGAAAATAAAAAATCTCCGGCTTTTATAATATTGTTAACAGCTTATGAGTTAATAAAGAATAATATTAACTCTATGATTGATATTATAAAAGCACAAGGTTATGATGTAGATTATTTGGAATCTGCTAAATTAAAAGATTTACCTATTGATATTAAAAGCTTAGAAGAATTTATAGAGCAAGTCTGGTATGAGGTAAAAGAAATACCTAGCGATAATGAACTAATGTTTAGCGCACAAACATCTACAACAGTAGAACCAACAATAACTAATGAAACACCACAGCAACAACAAACCATTAATAATACTCAACAGGTAGAAGAAGATGAAGATCCTATTAATAAAATTTTAAACAATATAGGGTCTCCTATGCCGAATCCTATGGGCGGAATTCTTCCTCAACAGCAAATGATGCCGCCTATGCAACAACAACCTATGATGCCAAATTATCAACAAACAATACAGCCTATGCAGCCTCAAATGGTGAATCCAGGTATAGGTTTACCACCTATGCAACAACAATTCACCCAGCAACAAACTAATCCACCACAAGGCATGAATCCAGGAATGAATATGGGATTTCAGTATCCATTTGGATACTGAATCCTATTTCTTTTTTTGTTTCATATAACCTAATATAGCATCTATTGTATCCGGAGAAATAATGTAAATTTTTCTATCACCTTTATAATCTAAAGGATTTGTTAAATTATTAATAATCATAGTAGGTACCCAGACATCCATAGGTATATTTAATTCATTACTTAGTAATCCAAAAAAATTACCGATATAACTATTACCTACTGCTTGTGATATTTCAGTAGGACTTATATTATTTTTAACAAATTCAGTATTTACTATTTTATCCCAGTCTTGAATCAATTTACTATCGATTTCAATAACAGGATTATTTAGTGTCCTTAATTTTTCTATGTCCATTTTCTTTCCTTTTTATTTTTTAACTTCCATCAAATGTCCAAACATCATCTCTCTGACGCGATCTAATTTATCATCGAGTGTATTAAAGTCTCTGGTCAATCTGGCTACTTCAGCTTTTAAGACTTTATATTCGTGAAAAACTTCACTGTGGGATTGAATGTATTCAATACTTTTATCTAATGTCAGAATTTGTGTTTTTATACCAGTTACAATTTTATCATTTTCAGAAATTAAATCACGTAGTGTATCATATTTACTAAATAAGAGTTTAGTTCTATTTTCCATTTCCAATTTATCATCGTTTATTTTAACTGTTAAATCATGTTCGATCTTTTCGTTTATTTTTGTAAAATTTTTTTCTACCTTTTCTAATTCTGTTTTGATATCGGATATGTTTTTATTTAATTCTTTTTCTACTTTTAGACTATGTTCTTTTATAGTAGTATTAATATAATGTTTTAAATTATCATTTTCTGTTTCTAAATCTTCTATTCTACCAGTTAATTCATTAATTTTACCTTTAATAGAATAAATAGCACCTAATCCCGCTACTGCGGAACCTATTAAAGAAATAAGAATTTCGGTATCTATTTCTATTCCATTTATATTCATGGCTCAATCCTTTCTCCCTTTTGAAAAAGAGATTACGAAATATTATATAATTTATCTAAATAATCAATGGAAATTCAATATTTTTTAGATAATATATTATTAATTAGGATAGATTAGAAATTAAGAAAAAAGGAGTCCAATATGTCCAAAAAAAGATTACAAGTGTCTAACGAAATTAAAAGCATGTTTGATAAGTTTAAAGAACATGATCCTGATTTAAAAATTGATAATAGGTTATTAGCTACTTCAGGATTAAATCCATTCATCATTTATAATAGTAGTCCTAGAGGTTTGATGATGTCTAGTCATGTAGCGCAAATATTAGTATTAGAAAAACCAGAAAAAAGAATTGTCTATACTGGTCTAGAAAATGAATTTGGTAAATATGCGATTACAAAAGAGTTTGAACACGATAGTGAAGTTATATCTATAGTACATAGATATAATAAAACCACATTAGGTAAAGAACCTACTGAGTATGTTGTAATTTATAAAGATTTAGAAACAGGTAAAATTGACTCTATGTCGATTCCATATTATAACAAGTTTCATCCATATTTTGGATTTAAGTATAATATTAATAAAGATTTGTTAGACAATCTTTTTGCAGGTGATGTTATACCAGCAGGTACAAAAGTAGCATGGCCTAATACTGTGTTAGAAGATGGTTACGGCATCGGTGTCAATATGAATATGGCGCTTATGTCTTTAGACGGCGTAGCTGAAGATGGTTTTATTATTAGTAAAAGTGCTTTAAAGAAGTTGATGTTTAGAATGTTTGAATCTAGAAGTATAACGTTTGGTGAAAATGCTTATCCGTTAAATATTTACGGAGATAATGAGCATTTTAAAGCTTTTCCTGAACTATATGAAGAAATTAATGAAACATCCGTAGTAGCTGCTAGTAGGAAATATAGGGACGATTTAGTACCAGGTTTAATGGGTATAGAAGATATGAAATCTTTTAATCCTATTTTTGACAATGTAGTTTATGTAAGCGGTGAAGGAGGTAAAGTCGTAGATATTAAAGTCTACAAAAATCCTAAGAAAAAGAAAACACTACCTAAAAATACTGATGAACAGTTAGAAAGATATGGAGAAGAGTTATTAAACTTTTATAAACAGATTGTATCTGTTTATAATAACTTAAATCAACAACATAAAAGTCTTACTGGTAATAGTTTGGTAGTGGGACATGAGTTTAATAGATTAGTGGTTGAAGCTATGAATATTTTAGGTAGTAGTAAAGAAAATGCTAGGATTAAAAAGACTTATCGTAAAGAAGATATGGATTTGTATAGAGTAGAATTTGTTATCGAATATTTAATGGAATCTACCATAGGTATGAAGCTAACCGACTATCACGGTGCTAAAGGTGTAATAGTACAAATCTGGGATGATGAGAATATGCCTGTGGATGAAGATGGTAACAGAGCTGATATTATTGCTGACCCAGCATCTACTGTTTCTAGATTAAATATAGGTAGACTCTATGAAAGATATTTTGGAGCAGCTAGTAGAAAAGCTAAGAAGATTATAAGACAAGATATTGCTGAATTTTTAAACAAAAAAGAAGATGAAATTACTGGAGATGATGTAGACAAACTGTCGTTAGAACAGATAGGTGTAATTTGGAATCATGATGTCTTAGAGTTTCTAAAACTAATTGATACACCACAGTATGAGATATTTAAAGAGGCTTATGAAAATAACGAGATTGAAGAAATCAAAGTTACGTTAAAGGATATTGTAGAAAATGAATTTTATATCCATTATAATAATGAAATGGAAAAAAGAGCATATGAAGTAGTATTGGATATTGAGAATAGTAAGTTCAAGCCACCGTATGGTCCTGTGAAATATAAAGAATATGGGAAAACATATGTAACACAAGATCCTGTAATGATTGCACCGCTATATATGATGTTGTTAAATAAAATCGCTGATGGCATGTTAAGTTGTGCATCTGCAAAATTAAATCATTTTGGATTACCTATTGGGGTATCTAAATCCGATAAATATAGATTGCCTTGGAGAAATTCACCTACTAGAACAATCGGTGAAACTGAATCTAGAATATTTGCTAGTTATGGTGGTAGAAAGTTACTAGCTGAGTTAAAAGATAGAGCAGCATCTGTAGAAACACACTCTAAGGTATATGAAAACATACTGAAAGCTGAAAAACCTACCAATATTGATGTCTTAATAGATAGAAATAAACATCCATATGGTGGAGACAGAGCATTAGTAAATCTAGAGACACTGTTTAATTCAGTAGGATTGGATTTAGAATTTGTAGAAGATAAGCACAGATATTACGAACCTATTGAAAAAGTAGATAATAAAATTGATTTAGATTCTGTGGAGCATATAGAAGACGACCACACAGATGACGAGTAAAAAAGGAGCCAAAATGAACCCGATCCCAGTAAGAAATCTATTCAATCTCAAACCTAGTGAAATAGTAAATCTAAAAACAGGATTTCCTATCCTGTTTGAAGATGGTGTGGTAATTGATGCTAAACCTAGAGAAATTATTGTCTTTAGATATTTTATGGATTTTGTTACAAAACTAAAAGAAGCTAAAAAAATGCCTATTATATCTGATATGTTTATTAGTAAACATTATGAAGAAGGTTATTTTAATAGCGGTACATATACAGGAATGTTTAGTGTGGTGTTTAAAACATTTACAGAGCATGTAGCTAAAAAGTATTCAGATGGTAGAATACTAATTAGAGAGTTGTTAAAAGAAATATATAAAGCCACAAATAAGATTACAAAAGATTTAGTACCTCATCTTGGAGAGTATGTAATTGGTGTAGAAGTACAAGACATTTTAGAGGTACAATTTCACAAAGAATTATTGGATTCAATAGTAGAGGTAACTAAACACCCAGATCAACACCATATTGAACAAACATACAATGTCTTGGATGATATTGTACGTAATAAATTAGATAATAAAAATATAATCAGATTGATTTATCTTAGTAAGATGGTAAATCTGGATCAGTTAAGACAATTGTTTGGTAGTAGAGGATTTCTTACAGAAATTAATTCTAGAATATTTGCTTTACCGATGACAAATAGTTTTACCTTAGGTGCTAAAAATATCTATGAATTAGCTATAGAATCTAGAGCAGGTGCTAAAGCTTTATTCTTGTCATCTCGAGCTATTCAGGATTCGGAATATATGGCAAGAGAATTACAGTTAGCTACTATGGTAGCTGAAAACTTAGTAATAGGGGATTGTGGTAGTAAAGAATATGTAGACTATTATGTAACTCCTAAAGAAGTAGATCCAGTTACTGGAAAACTTATTTATAAAGGAGATTTGAAAAATTTAATAGGTAAACGATTTTTAAATCCTAATACTGGTAAAGAAGAAGTAATCACAAAAGATCATACTTGGTTAGAAGGGCAAACAATTAAATTACGTTCAGCGGTGAATTGTAAGTTAAGAGATAAGAAACAAATTTGTAGTGCATGCTATGGTGAATTAGCATATTCGCTGTTCCCACATCAAAACGTAGGGCATGTAAATACTGTAAATATTACTAAGCCTATATCGCAATCTATTATATCCACTAAGCACTTAACAAAGTCAGCTAGTAGTGGTGCTGTAGAGATAGACAATAGTGCTAAAAAGTATTTTACTGTAAAAGATAAAAATAAATTGGTATTTTTAAGTAAGTATTTCGGTAGGAAAACAAAACATCTCAGAATTCATATACCGCAAGAACAAGCTTTTGGTCTAAAAGATGTACTACAGATAGGTAACATTCTTAAAATTAACCTTAATAAGGTATCCAGGTTATCAGATATTTTAATAGAAGAAACAGGTAATAAGGCACCTGTATTTGATCCTATCAATTTGAAATCTGGTAATAAGTTTGGATTCTTTACAACATACTTTTGGCAGTATGTGATTAAGCACGGATATGAAATAGATGAATTTGATAACTATGTAGTAGACTTAGAAAATTGGGATTATAAGAAACCAATTATCCAATATGAAAAAATGGAATTCGATTTTGCTACATTGTCTAAAGAATTTAAGAAACTAATTAAGACAAGGAAATATTATAAAGTAAATGGCGTTAAAAGAGCAGAATTTACACCAGATGTATTAGTCCAGAAATTGTTCGATTTAGTAAATAAGAAACTGGATATTAATATTGCATTATTAGAAGCTTTAGTGTATCCTTTTACTGCTTGGGATATTAATAATGAAAATTATGATCTGGGTAGAAATAGTCCAAATAACGACCTAGTAGGGTTGAAGTATGCAATTGATTATAGGTCAATAGGTGGTAGCTATGGCTGGAGTAAATTACAAGCCAAAATAGCTGATCCAGCGCTACATGAGAAAAATTTCAAACCAGATCATCCGCTAGATGTATTATTTAAACCTAATGAAGTTATTAAAATAGTAGGAGAGAAGTAATCTCCTACTATTTTTTCTACATTGATGTGAAATATCTTTAAAAAGGTGAAGATGATGAGTAGACTAGATAGAGATGGATTAAACGCGGACATACGTAAGCATAAGAGAAATTTATATTATTTATCTGGACTAACAGCAGTGATATCTGCTGGTATAATGACTGTGGTATCTACTAAGGTAAGTTGTGAATCTAATGTGTTGTTTCCATTATTAACAATTGCCTTTTTTATATTAACTCTTATTATTTTAGAGTTAAACAATAGAATACTGTTGACTAGATCTCTAGAAGCTTTACTGGATGGTTATGAATATGAGATGGGGGATGAAAAAGAACATTTTTTTAGAAAAATTTCTGCTTTTATCAGAATCCATTTTAAAGAGTTTAGCAAACATCTTAAAGATAAAAAATACTACGATATGCTAAATTTAGAAAGGGACGCTCATGGGTAGTAAAATACAATTATCTCCTACGGAGATATTAAATTATTTAAAATATGTAAGGAGTGAAGTTTCTAGAGTCTACAGAAAAACAATGATAAAGGTAACACTAGTTTTAACAATATTATTATTAACAGCAATATTAATACCTACTATTGAGAAAGCGATTGTTAACGCTACTGCATCGGAAGCAGCTATAGTAGTAGTATATATTTTTATACTGATTTTAGCAATTTTGTCTATACACTATTTTGCAAAAATATCTGATTATAAACAGATTATATATAGTGTAGATAGATATATTAAACGTACTAGTAATTCATATTTAAAAAATGAACCAGAAGAACTTAATTATATCTTTGGCAAATTTATAAAATCAATTTGTAGAACATTGAAAATAAATAGAGAGAAGATGATATCGTATCTTGTAAATCATGATTTACAAAAGGCGCTATAGGAGAGTAGAATCTCCTATAGTCTATTCATTATTTTCACCGCTCTATATATCAATGACAGTTTGATCCTAAGGAGGAAACAATGATAACTATTAATAAATTTAAACAATTTTTCACAATTACTTCCGATATGTTCGATAAACTAATTTTTGATTTATTTTTATTTAATAAGAATTTAAAGACTTTTAAAAGACCTAGTAAAAGAAGTAGAAATCAAAAAGTACAAGTAGATAAAGAATTTTTTGTAATAGATTATAGAAATAATGTAATAAGATATCCAATTACTGTACTGGGAGATATGCTAACTACGTTACAAACTCTTTATCCTAACGAAGAAATAAAGATAGATGATGTAAAACCTGTAATAGGTAAAAATATAGAAATAGAGACAACACATGGATTTGAATTAAGAGATTATCAGAAAACTTATAAAGAATCTATGTTAAAGAATTTTAAAGATAAGCATACTACAATTGTAAACCTAAGAACAGGAGGGGGTAAGTCTATTTTAGCATTAGAGATGTTAGCTGAAATAAAAAAGAGATTTCTAATACTGGTATTACCTATGTATATAGAAAAATGGATAGGGGATGTAACTAGTAACACTAATATAAAACCTGAAGAAATTTATGTAATAAGAGGTAGTGATAGCTTAAGAAAACTATTTGAATTACCTAAAGAAGAAAAAGATAAAATAAAGTGTTATATTGCATCTATGTCTACTATTAGTAAATATATAAGAGAATGGTTAAATGTGGACGAGATATTTAGTTTTTCTGTATCTCCAGATAAAATAGCAGAAGAATTAGATTTTTCAGTAGTATTGAACGATGAGTCTCATTTGGAATTTCATAATGTGTTTAGATTTATGTTATTTGCTAATGTAAATTTCTTATTAGGACTCACAGCTACTTTAGATACGAATGATTATAGATTAAAGAAAATGCATGCATTGTTATTTCCTGAAGAACATAGATTACAAAACTTAGTAGATAAACGCTATATAAATGTGATATCCATTAAATATCATTTTAGAAATCCTAAACGTATTAGATTCGATAGAGGATTTGGATATAATCAAGCTACATTTGAACAATCTATTATCAGAAACTCAGATATGTTAGAGAGGTATTTAAAAATGATTTTTGATATCTATTTAGCTGGTTATGCTAAATATAAAACAGACGTAGATAAGTTATTAATATTTGCAGGTACTATAGAAATGTGTACTTTAATCAGAGATTACTTTAAAGATAGAGTTAAGGATTTAAACATTATAAAATATAATAGCGGGGAAGACGAATATAGCAGCATTGAAACAGCTGATATAATCGTATCTACTATTAATAGTTTAGGCACAGCTGTAGATATTAAAAATCTGAGAGCAGTAATACAAACAGTAGCGATAGATAGTCCTGCAGCCAATAAACAATCTATAGGTAGATTAAGGGACTTGAAAGATAGAGATGTTTACTTTTACTATTTATGGTCTGGTGATATAAAATCCCATAGACGATATAATTACAATCGAATTAAATATTTTAAAGATATTGCTAAAGATGTAAAATTTGTAGTCTATAAGAACAATATTTAAAAGGGTTGAATAATGAAAAACGTATTAGAAATTATTGAAGAACTACGTAATACCAACAAAAGAAACGATAAGATTGAGATTTTAGAAAAATACAGGAATAACAAAGATTGGATTAAATTGTTAAAATATACATATGATACAAATAGACATTATCAATTTTCAAAAATTGATAATGTCTCAGAATGTTCTAAAATTGAATTGGAAGATTATCTAAATGCTATATTTAGTATTCTGGATCTTTTAAATAGTAGAGAGATTACTGGTAGTAGTGCTTATGAAACTTTGTCTTGTCTTAGATATAATTTACCAGATGAATATAAAAATTTGTTGGATTTAATACTTAGAAGGAATTTAGATATTGGTGTGTCTGTAAAAACTTTTAATAAGGTATATGATAACTTAATTCCTGAATTTCCTGTACAATTAGCTGTAAAGAAACCTTTAAAGAAAAAAGATTTTCCTGTTTATTTAGAAGAAAAACTAGATGGTGTTAGAATACTAGTAGAAATAGGTAATGAGGAAATAATAGGTGTCTATACTAGAAAAGGAAATGAAATCTTACTACCTAGTCTCAATAAGGCATTAAATTTATTTGTTAGATTTAATGCTAAATACAGAAACTATATATTAGATGGTGAATTAATAAGTAAGAAGTTTTCTCGTAAAAAATTATCAGGTTTTTTAAATAGCCAAATGCAAGATCCAAAACTTGACATAGACGATAGTCATTTAGTTTATTATGTATTTGATATAATAACCAAGGAGGAATGGGAAACTAGAAAATCTGTAATTTTATCAGAAAGAAAGAAAAGGTTAGATGCGTTATTCGATAGATACTATTCTGATACCATAATAAAGGTACCATATGAAAAAGTAGATTATACAAATAGAGAACGTATTGATGAAAAGTTCCATGAAGTCTTGCAAAATGGTAAAGAAGGTATAATGATTAAACCTGTTAATAGGGAATACGAGTTTAAACGTAGTGACGCTTTTAGAAAATTAAAAGCAGAAAACACAATTGATTTAAGGGTAGCGGGCGTTACTGAGGGCAGTGGTAAATATAAAAATATGATTGGTAGTTTACAATGTGAAACAGATGACGGTAAACTAAGAGTATCGGTTGGTAGTGGTTTAACAGACAAGGATCGTGATTTGCCTAAAGATTATTATATAGGAAGAATTGTAGAAGTAAAATATAACGAGTTTATTACTGATGATAACGGTAATTTATCGTTATTTTTACCAGTCTTTAATGGTATCAGATTTGATAAAGATGAAACGGATTTAATAAAAGGAGTCAAAAATGATTAAAATTAATAACTTAGAATTTACAATTAATAAAAAGGAACAAGTAGATGCTTTAAACAATGGGGAACTTTCTGTAATATATGATGGTGTTGATGAAACATGGAAACCTTACGTAGAGTTTACTGAAGAGTATCTTAATAAACTTGAAGAATTTAGATATTTACCAGATGAGCTAATAAAATACGAAGAACAGAATAAAGATAAAATAAAATACTTTAGACCTATAATTGAAGTATCTTGTAGGAATGGAACTATTAGATACATGTCTGCTATTCTTAAGGAGATTGAATTAATAGATAATCCGAGAATTAATCCTGAACTTAAGAAACCGTATCCTATTAATGATCCAAATTGGAAAGATACCGCCATAGTAAAAAATAGAGAAGAGAGAGTAATTAAACTAAACCTTGAATTAGGTAATCCTTCTATAGTGTCTTTAAAAGAAAAAAATAAAGATAGTAAGGTTATCTTTGAACTACATAATCAGTTTAAATACGGGATTCCTGCTTTACCAAAATATGTTTATAAATTTATAGAGAATAAGTCTCTATAAATTTCCAATTTTTTTCATTTATATATTACTAATACGAGAATAAAACAAATTAAAGGAGTCTATTATGAAATTTATATTAATGTTCGCACTTATCTCGCTTATAAGCGTTAGTTTAGGTGTACAATTTGGTGAAGTTGCTTGTGGGTTGAGCTGGATAATAGGTCTGTCAGTCCTATTTCTAGAAGAAAGATTAGAATTAAGTAAAGATAAAAGGGATCTATCATGTCAGCATTAATAAAAACAAATAATAGAAATGAAAAAGGTACATTATATATTGCGTTAGTTGAAGTTACCAGCAGAGGTGGTGGGTTATATGACGTAGTGCAATTTTTTAAAAGGACAGGGTCCGATAATGCTGCACTAAACTGGTTTGAAAAACTTGAGAGAGATGCTCGTAGAGGAAAGTGGAATATCCATAATACCGGTAAAATACCGGGAATATGGGATTTTATTACTAGAAATTACATCCTGATCTCAGCAGCGACTGCTGGGCAGGATACACTTGAGATTGGGTTTCACAAGAGAAATCCGACTGTTAAAGACTGGGTGGAATTTGACGAAAAAGGAGGTTGTACATACAAGAAGCAGGTATCGTGTACCAGCGAGATAGTGCCAGACATTCTAATAACTGGTGGATGGGATCCTGCATTAACCTGTAATCCAAAGGGGGGTGTCTGTAATCTCAGTTGGAATTGCGGTACAAGGAATAACCCGGAGGATTGCGAAACAAAAATCAGTTATAGAGATGTTCCGGTCATATTTCATATTCACCCGGAACCCGGAACGGTTTCTAGACAGTCATTTTACATCTGGAATTTACCACAAGGATGGGGATGGCTGGTAAAACCTGAATAAATTCTCTCTTCCCCTTTTTCTTTTTTGTCTGAAAAGTTAAAATTAAGGAGTGATGAATGGCTACAGTAGAAAAAGGTAGTATAGACTTATGTGATATGAATGTTACCTTTACAGCAAAAGATATAGTAGAATTACAACAAGTTATTGTTAATAACAATATTTATACCATTGAGGGCCTAGTAGAATATTTTAACAATAAATTTACTTGTAATAAGGTAATAGATTTTTTAAAACTTTTATACAGAGAAGGAATTAAATTAACACCTAAATTAGAATTTAAACCTATAACAGAAAAATGCCTAGTTACAAATGGTGAATTTAAATTAAAAAGACGACCTTTAGCAATGGACGATAGTTATTTTATTAATAACCTCGTAGTGGTCAGACTATTTAACGAGGATGGTGAATTAACCAATATGTACGAATTCTACGATGACGTAGATGTAGATTTAAATAATTTAAAATGTAAACTATCTAAGGATACAGTGAATGGAATAGCTAGTGTGTCCTACTTCACATTTTCATAATCTTTTTCTATTTTGATATGATGTATTTAATACATTTATAAATGGGTTATTACCTATTAGAATATTAGAAGGAGATTGTCATGCCACAAATCATGTTTAAAAAAGATCTAGATCAAGACGCTAGTATACTTGATTTATATAATACTAAAGTAGATTTAACTGCATTCAATGCAGCCATTAATGATATTAATACAAATATTACAAATTTACAAAGTAAGCATGAAAGCGATATTAATGACTTACAAACATATATAGATGATCAAGTACAGAGTCTTAAAGATAATGAGATTAAATCACTTCAAGATGCAATAACATTATTAAATGCTGACAGTAATACTGAAGGTTCTGTAGATTACAAAATTAAAACTGCTTTGGATGCATTAATTAATGGTGCTGGAGAAGCATACGATACGCTTAAAGAAATAGTAGATTATATTAACAGTGAAGCGAGTGATTTCCAAGGTCTAATTGATAACCTAAATGCAAAAATCGACGCAATAGTAGGTAATGCATCTGATGATTATAATACATTAGAAAAAATTGAACAGAGAATTAAAGAGGTAAAAGACCAAGTTGCAGATATGCAAGGCGATACTAGTAATTCTTTAGCAGACGTACAAGCATCTATTCCACAATATAATTTTGAAAAAGACTTAGCTGTAGCTGAAGGTAATAAAATTACACTAGCTAAAGTACCAGCAAGTGGAATTGTATTTAACAGCGAAGCAAAAGTATACATTACTGATAATGATGGAAATATGATTATTACAGGTATCTTTACATGTGTAAAAGATCCAGATGACGACAGTGGTAAAGTATTTAAAATCGAATGTCCAGTTGAAATTAGCTCTGATAGTAAAGCAATGGTATCATACTTCTGGAGAGAAGCAGATCAAGCTTAATCTAATTATTAATACTAGAGTCCTTAAGGACTCTAGTATCTATTTATTTTTATCTTTATATTATTAAATAGAAAACCATATGAAGGAGTGAAAAATGAATGTAATTAATAAATTAAGAAATGCTACTGAATTTCTATATCAATTAGAAGCTTTATTAAGAAAGGGCTATAAAAGAGATGCTATTGAAATGTCTAGGGAATATTGCAGTAGTGAACATATAGATTGTAGACAATGCGACGTAGTGTTAAAAGATGTATTTCAAGACGAAAAAGATATTAGTGGATTTGAGGTAGACTATATTATTGGAGGTTGTTGTTATCATGTTTTACAATATTTAGCTGCTTGCGAAAAAAATTATTTAGATCAAATATTAGGATATAGTTGGTATCATAATTTTAGAGTAGTTGATAAACTATTCGATTATGAAGAACTAAAAAATATGAAGCCATTTGGTCCTGGTGTCTTATTTAATACTAAATTTGGTCATAGTTTTATTATCTCTGTAGAGAAAAGAAATAAGTTGTTAAAAGAAATGAATGGATGGGTAGATTTAAATTATCTAAATGGTATATCTATTTCTATAGAATTAGTAAATGGTAATATTAATGACATATCGACAAGGTTAACATATCCAATTATGACTGATGAAGTTGTTGCTTGTAATGCGAGTGTATTTGGTTTTGCTGAAATTCTTTTGTCAAAAGCTAAACATAGTCCTAACATTTTAACTAAAGGAGCAGTAGAACATGTTCTAAATGAATACATTAGTGAACTAATGTGGACTGGTTTAGGTACAAAAGTAATGAAAGGATTAAACGATGAGGATTGACGTAAGATTAACCAAAAGAAAGACCGAGTTATTAGAGCATACGTATTACGAGGTTGATATACGTATAAAAACGTTGTTTTACTGGAAAAAATTAGATGGTCCGAAAGAAACAATTCAACATTTATTAAAAAGGAATTATTCTAAAGAAGTAAATGCAAAATCTTTGTTGTACAATACTAACGTTATGTCTAAGCTAATACATGAGATAGACAATGAAAATGAAATTGTACTAACAAATGAAGACATCCTTTATAGAGGTAGTTGGGTATTATATTCTAGAAAGAAAGGAAATTGTTATAGAGGGGAAGAATGTCTAACTGATAATATAAATGATTTTTCCGAAGAACAACTAGAAATGATAGCCACTAAACTGTTTAGAAAATTCATAGCCTGTACTCTTGGTAATATACCTGTATGGCGGACAATTAGAGATAAAAACAATTATGAAAACGGTTATATTAAACACATGATATGTGAGTAAGATTATGAAAGGAATAATTATGTTAGAGGTGATAAAGAAAGGTCTAGTTTTAGACAAAGAAGGTAATTTAATTTCACCATACGTTAAATTAAACAAAAAGGAAAAAATACAAATGATTTGGTTTATGACAGTATATTTTCCTATGCACCAGCATATAAACGTATGGGCTAAATGGATAAATATCTTTAATAAAGGAGTAAATAATGAAAAAGATTACATGCGAACTTTTACTGGAAGTTATAGAAGAATTAAATAAAGAAGTGGAAAAAGTAAATGTATTGGACAAAGAGCGTAGAATTGAAGCATTGGAAAAATTCCGTGGAGTAGTAACTAACATAGCTTTAGTCGTAAAACATAATAAAGGAGCAAATAATGGACAAAATCAGACAAAAACTAATAGAAGAATTAATCAGTCTACAACAAGAATATAGAGCAGAAACGGATCCTAAAAAGAAAGAAAAAATATGGAGAGAAATAAGAACGGTACAGACTTTGGGAATTAATTCTCTCTACGGAGCTTATAGTAATTCTGAGTCCAAATTGTTTAGTAATAAAACATTAGATAGGAGATGATTATCTCCTATTAGTTTTTCTTTTTTGCCCTCTTTTGAACATTTCATGAATATTTAAAGCTATAAGGTAATAAGGAGATAATATGTTAGTTTTATTCACAACGCCACCTGTTCTAAGTCCAGGTTGGACACATGATGCTACAGATTGGCAAGTAGCAGAGGATGAGGATTTTCAGAATATAGTTTTAGAATCTCTAGGTGATACAGAAAATAAATTAGTTAAAATATTTGACGATAAAGATCTGGATATAAATAAGGTTTATTATGCTAGGTCTAGAATTGTATTTAATAAAGGTTTAGCAGAATGGTCTAATGTTGAAGTAATAAAATTAAAAGATAGAAATACAATTAATGTTACAACAGATATACCTACATTAGTAGGTCTACCTGAAGTAAACATAAACTTTAATCCTAATAATGTACCTAGTACATTTTTTACTATCAATACTAGTAATTTTACATGTACTAGTAATGCTAAACATATGTCCACTAGTTATATAATTGAAGATAGTGATGGTAGAGTAGTGTTTTCTGATTTAAATAACAGTACCAATTTAACCAGTTTATTTGTATCAAACATAGTATTAAAAGAAGGCGAAGTCTATACTGTAAAAGTGACTCATGAATCTAGTAGTAACGATGTTTCACCTATAGGTATGTTTACATTTACAGTACCTAAAATAAACGAAATAGAGGTACTGTCTGATACTACTAATGTAGACGTTAGCAATGATGATTACATATTAAAATTAAAACCGATAGATGATGTAAAGAGTATTAATGTTAAATTATATTCAGTAGCAGAAAATCAAGTTGATGAATTAACAAATAAGGATAGTGATGTCTTTACTATTACTTTAGAGAGAGATTTGTTTAAAGATATTACTAGGTTTTATATTATTTCTGTAACCTATACAATGGATAATGACCGTATTATTGGTCCTAAATACATACCGTTAACTACTTATCAAACTTTAGAACAAGAAACTAATTAGGATTAAAAAAATGATTAAACTAGATGTATCAGAATTAAAAAGAGATCCTGAATATTTTAAACCTATCTTAAAACAAACTGGAGAAACAGTAATTACTAAAAAAGATTTAGTGGTATTGTTTCCTCAGAAGTTTGTGGATAAGGGATTATCGGAATTAGGAACTACATGTTATGTGATGGGTATAATGGCTCTTGTAGACTTAGAAGCTAAACGCTATACTGTAATTAAAGTACCTGGGAGAATTCAAATGCAACCTGCTGAAATAGATACCGCGGTTATAAACGATACCGAATATGTGCTTTTAGAATTTATGGAAGATACCGATATAATATCTAATAATAACATAGTAAAAGAAGCAGGTTATATGTTTGATATTTTTGATTTATTATTAATTAAATCGAAAATACCTTGGTATCTTAATTATAAAGACGTAGTGGAAGTATTTGATAAGATTAATAAATATACAGGTAGTAAGGCAGCAGATAATAGAGCAGTTATTGAGCTTTTAACATCCATAGTAGCCAGAATAAAAAAGAATAAAAAAATACAATATCGTAATTATGTAAATGAAATAGGTAAAGAAAACGAAAAAGAATTAGAATGGGTAGGGTTAGAAAATATTTTTTATAGTTTTAATTCTACCGTATCCAAGATAGCTGGTAGTTATATGGAGTTAGGATTGGTATCAGCTATTATTAATCCAGAAAAAGAAATTTCGGATTTAGAACACGTCTTAAGGGAATAATATGGGTGAAAAAATAAAAATAGATCCTTTATTAATTATTATATTTATTTCAGTATTTATAGTAATGATAGCAGTTTATCGGTATATTTAAATAGACAGTAGTATAAACTACTGTCTATAGAGTAATTTCTCTGAGAGTATTTTTCTAAGGAGTAAATATGAATAAAATGGTATTAGCTAGTAAAAAAGAAAAAAAGAATTTTAAAAATACAGTAATAAAAGATGAAAACGGATATTATAAAGTAACTTTTGGAGCATTTAATACGTTTAATAAATCAGGAATTTATTATAATGTGCCTGATATAAATGCTATTTTAGGACCAGGTAGTTTAGTAGCCAAAAGAATAAACGAAGGTATTTTAATAGCTGAAAAGGATCACCCTGATGTAGAGGGGTTTATTAGAAATGACGATATAAATGGACTTACAAAACGTACTATTAGATTAGACCCGGATAATAAATGCGCACATATTAAGAAAATAGAAATAGAGAATACGGGTAGAGTAGAACCAGGATTTAAAAATCCTATTTATAAAATATATGGTTGGGTAAAACCAGAAGGACCTAAAAAAGCAGTATTGGAAGAAGCATTAGAAAATCCTGATGAGAATGTCTATTTTTCTGTAAGGTCATTGGTAAAACAAAAAACAGTAGGAAATTTAGTAATTAGAGATGTATTGTTAGTATCTACGTGGGACTATGTATATGACGGCGGTGTGCATATGGCAAACCAATGGAATGCAGCTGGATTAGAATCCACAATGGATGTAGTCCTATCTGATAATGATTTAAAAAATATAATTGTAGGTTATGAAGGCGGTTGTAAAGATGGTAAGTGCGTGATAGAGACTCTAGAGAGTGTATTAGCAAAAGATAAAGATGTAGTAGATATAATTATGAATTGGTAATAGGAGTATTTACTCCTATTACTGATGTTTAAAAAATTTCATTTATATATTACTAAGATAGAAAACAAAACAAATAAAAGGAGTTTATTATGTTAGTTTACGATACAATACCAGATTTAAATTCAGATTGGACAGGACAAAGACATAACTCTGTTCATCATGCCGTATTAAAACTAGAAGAAATCATTTTTGATATAAGTGTATGTAAGGATGTGAAAGAGTTGTTTTTACATATAGAACTTAAAACAGGTGACTTGGTTAAATATGTGAAATCTTATGCATTAAATTCTTATAAGGTTTCATCAAGAAGCGGAAATTGTGTTTTTACGAATTTGGATCTACATGAATGGTTAGATAATGTAAAGACTATTAATGATGATCTTAACAGGTTTGAAACTGATACACCTTATGGCAAATATATGGAAAGATTAGTAAAGTCTAACCATACTATACTTATACCAGCTGCGAACTATAAACTTCTATTCGATAGGAGTACTTCGGCTACTGTTGAAACAATAAAGACCTTTTTAAAAGAATTTCCAGGCATTAAAACTACTTTTATCTCCTATGATAAAGAATTTCCTTCTGAAATCCTTTCAAAATCAGACGACGAGATCTACAAGTTTTTTCTGATAAGGGAAAGGGAACATCTTAAAGAGGATTTATATAAAGACTTAAATCAACTTTATAAAGAACTAAAGAAAGTAAATGAAGAAATTAAAACTGATGAAAGTTGTAAAAGTTTAAATGTTCGTTTACTGACAAAAGCTAGAGAAGTAAAAGATGTTAAATTTAAATATCCGTATCTAAAAAGTTTTGGAGAATATTTAAAATTTGTAAAAAATAAAAAACACACTTTAAAGTGTGAACCTGAAAAGATCGAAAATTATTTAAAGAGGTATAAAAGATTATTAGAGTTAAAAGAAGACAGAGGCTATGCTTTAGATTATCTTGTTTGCAAAAGAGTTGAGATGCTTTATCGTGGACTACCTAGAGGATTACTTTTAGATACCAAATCTAGAAGTTTATTAAGAGAAAGGTCGCGTATTAGAAATCGTATAGCTGAAATTAAAGAAATGATTTCAGCCATTAACGTAGAAATAGAAAACATGAATTCCGAGAACAATTAATTCTCGGAATCTTCTTTTACGATTTGCATATTTATTTTTTTTTAAAATCCAAAATCTTCATCTACGTTTTCATTTACACAATTTGTAATACAATTACCATCTTCATCTTTTCTATCTTCAGGAATAGGTGCTCCTTTAGGAAATTCTAACATCGTATATAGTTTCTCTTCATCTATTACAGTAGGTATTCTATGTTTACCTCTTTGTACTGTTAAATAAGGTTTTCTATTCTTATAAGCTTTAGCTAAAAAAATTTCTAAATCTACCTCTTGATCTAATTGTCCGCTATGCGCGTAATAACCCTTACCAGGTAAATGTTTTACAAATTCAATAGCAGGTATACCATTTCTAATTAATCTCTTGGCTTCAGTAGACAACTGATGTGGTGTCACAAATAGAATATTTCTTCTACTCATTTCGTTTCTCATTCTTTTATATAAGTCTTTATATTCCACACCTGCTGGACCGTTTTTCGTACATCCTTCCGTAGAAATTTGACTTAAGTAATCTGCAAATACTGCATGTATTTCAAATCCTTTTTTACCATATTCATCAATAATTTTTACAATTTTTTTATAAGTAGTCTGTGACGGATCCATTCTGATTACTTTAATATTATACTTAATATCCTCTTTTAGATATTTCCTTAAATAGTCCACCATTTCTTGTTTATCTATATTAGCTTTTTCCGGATTAATTGCTATACCTTCGTTTAAATATTTTAAATATGCATAAAAAAATAACATTACCACGGATAATTCTTCTTCAAAACTAAAAAACAGCATCAATGGTTTTTTATTTTTATCATTCATAACAGGATCGTTTAATCTGGCTAATTGTAAAAATAAAGATTTTACAAATCCTGATTTATAGTTATGAGGTAAAGCTGAAATCATAACAAACTCGCCTCTACGTAAACCTCCTTGTAACATCTCATTAATGCATTTCCAACCAGTTTTTAATACTGTACTAGTATTTAACAGATTGCTACTGGATTCTACTGCTTTAACTATATCATCTTCACTATCAAAATCTACTTCATTAATTATAGCCTCATCTTTTATATCTACAAATTCAATCACATCTTGTAATTCATTTATTACTTCATTAGCTAGTTTATAAATATTCACATTCTTTCTATTTAATCTTTTTTCAGCTACTGAAATAATATTTTTTAATTTTAAAAAGTTTATAAAATTACCTATTTCTTTTTTTCTATTATAAATAGCTTTTGCATCTACTTCTTCTGTTAAATCTTTTAAAACTAAAGTTGATAAAGCAGGTCTATCTATTAAAATACTACCTAAACTACTAGCTAGTGAGTTTATATCATTTATACCATTTTCTATAATATCGTTTAAAACATTTAAAAGACTATTAAGTAATTCCGCTTCACCATTAAAATGTTTATCTTTTTGTTTTAAAACATGATCCCTGATAATTATAGCTAATTCTATAGATTCTATAGCACCATGCTTATATTCTGATGCTAATAATAGTATCGTTTTAACTAGAGCTTCTATTGCATTCATTAAGGATTCCTTTCATTTGTTTTTTCTTGAAATTTCAAGGTATCCAATCTTGATAAAAAAGGAATGAAAAATGTATAAGAGTAAGTTTAACGGTATTAATAAGAAAAGTGTTCCTATTGGAGTAGTGACAGAAGATCTTTTAAATAATGAGAGTTTTATAAAACACTTAAAAGGTTATTATGAATCTGAGTTAAGAAAAAACGTAGAAGAAAGAGAATACCATCTTACGATGGTTAAAGAATCTGTAGACCGTTACAATTTAGGTATGTTCCTATTGTTAAATAGAAAAATATTCAATTCGGGATTAAGAAATCTAGTAATAGCTAATTTATCTGGCTATTATACATTACTAGATGGTTTAATTACTATTGATGATATAAAAATAGATGAAAAAACTACTGATGGTATGAATAATACTGTAAAGTTTGAAATAGTAGAAAAAGATGGTTACATGTTTATCGTAATTAAAAATACTAATGTTATAGAAAATTTACTAACTAATGAAAAACTATTTGAGATGTTCATACTGGATGTGAGTAACGAGTTAATTAAGAAAAATGATGAAAATGTAGCATATAAGCTACTATTAATGAGAAACATTAAACGTTTAATGTTTAAAGAATAACAGTATAGAATTATATATACTGTAAATGATATGATATAAATTTAGAATTGAAGGAGAAACAATGAGTCTTGTACAAAACTTATTCGAAAAGATTAAAACAGAACTAAGCGTAAACGGTGCTGATAAAAAACAATCTGCAGCAATGACTGTAGTAGGATTTGAATCAGCAGATGAATTCACAAAACAAGCAGCTAGAGACGCAGCAGCTAGTATTGAAAATGCAGTAGTAGCAGCTTTTGAATCTGCTAAGATGGAAGACGGTGTAGATATTAAAGATCACGTATTAGATGCAGTTAAAAAGGTAGCAGTACTAGCAACTGATCCTGTTACAGTAATTAAAAATCTTTCTAAAAATAGAAGAAATCCTGAAATTACAGCAGGTAGTGAAGCAGTTACTATTGATTCTACAATCTTTGATGCAGATGATGCAATTGGTGTTGGGTATGAAGCATTTGATGGTCAAAACGTAACACCTAGTATTCATTTCTCAGTATTATACAATGCTATGGTGATGCAACAAGATGATGTAGTAGAACTATTCTTCCCAATTATACCTATCGATCCAAAATCAAGTGGTGCTACTGTATCAATGGTAATCGATAGCGTAATGAGAGAAGTTACTAGAACAGTTGATGGTAATGTAAATAAACCTAAATTCGATAAAACACCATTAGTTAAAATCGTAAATGATCCAGATAAAATTGACGTAGATAAAAACAGATTAGTACCAGTACTAAGAGACCAAAATAAAACTAAATTTGTAGATACACTTTCTGAAACAGTAAATTACAATGGTGAGACCGTAACAACAGCACCTCTTAAAGTAAATGAAGAAGTAAACCTATTGTCAATTTCACAAACTGATAGCATGTTAGCTAGAGGTGTAATGGATGAAACTGATGCATTGGATGCAAATGTTAGAATTCTTGGACTATACGCTAGTCTAACAGGTAAAGATAGTGAAGGTAATGAAGTAACTGAGCAATTCAGATTTGATTTATCACAATTACCAGCTCACTTCACATATAGTACTAGAGACCATAACAAAGACATTATTCTTGGACTAGACACTGATAGTCTTGCTATGGTATTTGGAGAAACTAAAACAGCTCAAGGTGCAGATAGTGTGGTATTAGGTAATCTACCAGAAGGTTATACAGCTAAACTTAGACTAGTATTGAATGGTGCGGGTAATACTCAATACGGTGACGTAGCTGTATATGTAAACAAATTAGAACTTGTTAGTGTATATGATGCAGCTGGAAGAGAACTTCCTAAAACATCTGATGTTTATAGCGATGTTAAAGCAGTGTTTGATACAATTAAACCACTTGGTTATGATGTAGAAGCATATTTAACGAATACAAACGCTAGAATGAGAGGATTGATTGTAACTTCTGACAGATATACAGAAGTATTCACAGTACCTTATAGAACTGGTATTACTATTCAAACACCAGTAGTTATTAATGGTGACGACGGTGACCTACAATATTTGAATTCACAAATCAATGCTGGTAGAGCTAAAATGAATATGGCTGGATTTAAAGTATTAACAGGAGTAATCGATTATCTAAGATCAACAGACAGAATTGATCCACAAATGACTGGTCTAAGTACTAAACTAGTAAACAAATTCTTTGTAGAAGAAACACTAGACCTTACTAAACTAGTAGATTCTCTAAACAGTAATACTAGAGAAGAAGATGTAAGAAAAGCGTTAACATTAAAAATTAAAAATGCAGCAATCAGAGCTTATCTAGAATCAAATTACGGAATAGCTCTAAGTACATTAAGACCTGATTTAAAACCAACAATCATCATTGGTACTGATCCTATTATAGGTGCATTCCTACTAGGAAACGGTGGTATCGAAAATGATGCACAGTTTAATTATGAAATTAGAACATCTGTAAACCCAATGATGAGAGGTAAAATCGTATTCTCATTTGGTGTATTCGATGGTAACAGAAATAAAGAACCTAATGCACTAAACTTTGGTCAGTGTTTCTGGTCTCCTGAAATTGTAATTAACGTACTTAAAACAGTTAATGGATCAACTAGAAGCGAACTTACTACAATGCCAAGATTTAGACATGTAGCTAACCTACCAATCGTAGGAGTATTTAACGTTACTAATGTTGAGTCTGTATTGGGTAAACTAGCAGTAAATACAAAAACAGTTTAATACTACTTAGAGTCCAAATGGACTCTAAGTAAAATATTTTTTCCTTAGAATACTTTGAAACATTACAATAATATAAGGAGATATAATGGGTAGAAGAACAACTAGAACTAGAAAAACTAAAGTAGAAGAACAGGAAATTAAACAAGAAGAGGTAAAAGCAGAAGAAACAGTTGAACAACCTAAAGAAGAACAACCTGCACCTGTAGAAGAGGAAACTAAAAAAGAGCAACCTAAACAAAATAAACCAAAAAATAAAAAAATAGATATCGAATCTTTGGATACAAATAATCCTCAATATGTAGAAGCCGTTCTAACAGAGAGTAAAAGTCTAGATGATTTACTAGATAAACTTAGAAAATCACCGCTAACTAAATTAATAGCTGGTAGATTAAAAGCGTATATAGACGCGATGGGTACAAGCAAAGTATTAAATCCGAAAGATGGTGCAGCTAAAAACTATGAAATGTATAATTTAATTATCAGTATAGCTAAGAATCCAGACTATAATAAATTCCAATTACAATTTAAAGTATTGAATAAAGCATTCCTTTTAGGTAGAAAAGGTGTGTTTAGTCCTATTAATCTAAGTAGATACGATTTTGAATGGAGATGGGGATTAAAATCTAAATCTCAATATGAAAAATTGGTAGAATTAATTACTACATTAGCTAATCCAGGTAATAGAAAACAAATTGGTAAAACAATTAGTTTAGAAAGTGCGCTATCTGATTTACCAGAAGCAGCCAGAGAAAACATTACTAGATTCTATACAACAAATAGTTAATACATACTAGGGATAAACCCTAGTATGTATTTTATTTTTTTTCTAATTTTTTATAATAATATATTATTTAGTTAGTGAAGATGAAAGGAGATGACATGGTGGTAGATGATAAGATAATATCAGAAACATTTAATACTGAAGTAGAACAAAGAATCTTTCCAAAACCAACAATTCCACTACATACTGATGTAAATCCATTAGTAACGAAGATGGAAAGATTCGGCATAAATTATGGTAAACCACACCATCGAATGTATGTATATACAAATGTAGACGATAGAAGATTTTATTTTCTTAGAGATGGTATGCTTTTACCAGTAGAATATAATTATGATTTAAACAATCTTATACCCAAGAAAAAAGATATGAGTAATGAAGGAATATTTGTAATCAGATACTATACCATTTATGAAAAATCTATACAGTTAATTTTAAAGATTTTGGATTACCACAAGAATGTAAGTAAATTACTGAGACCTGAAGTAAAGAAGTACGTAATTGAAGAATTAGAAAATATACTAAAGAATTTTAACGAACAAAGTTATGAAATTAGTATTAGATTAATCGATTTTATACCATTGGAATTATTAACATCTACTACATTAGTGGAATATACAGAAACAAACATGATATTTAGCGATAGCGTAGAAAATTTCGAGTTAATATCTAATCAATCTACTAAATTATTCGATACAGTAGTGGAAGTAGATACTGGAAATAAACTACTTTTGGAGATAGAATTTAATAGTAGAGCAAGTGAGGATAGGAGATATCTGAAAATATTAGGAGACGTGATGGAAATTCGTCCTAATGTTTCAGATGTTAAACATCCTCAAGTACGTGTAGCATATTATAGAGATGGATACAAAATAAGAGAACGTTTAATTCTCAATACAGATGATCCATTTAAAGAGTTATACGAAAATAAAAGTGATGTGAATAATGACGATTTGATTAGTCAAGTAGTAGATAGAGTAAAGCTCTCTACTGAAGTAGTAGCTGAAAGAATTAAACATGTTAGAGAATTAAGAGAGTATTTGATAAAAGAGAATTTACAATTATATAAGTTAATGGAACAATTAGTAAAAAATGAAACAGCAATAAATGCGTTAGAACGTAGTAGCTTAAAAGACTTTACAGAATCTCTTAAGCTACTAAAAGGTATACTATAATTTTTGTAAAATTCATTATATATTGTAGACCATAAAAGGAGTAAAAATGAATTTAAATAAACGCGTATTCAAACACACTGAGAGTAAATCAAAATTTAATCCCCAAGTCGTAAGCGGTATGGGTAAACTTTATTTAGATAAAGTACCTGAATATTTAGATAGTATTATTAGGACTGGTGTAGCTAACCTAATACCAGAAATACCATTCAGTTACAATGGATGGAGATACCTATCTCCAGAAGAGGACTTTCATGACCAATTCAAATCTAGTAGTAGTAAAAATAGTATTGACGTAGCTAAAAACACACTGTATAAAATTGAATTCAGTTTTGAATTCAATGGACAAGAATTAAAAAGAGTATTACTACTACCATATGTAGAAAAAGGTAGCATAATGTATCTATCTGATGCTATATATTCAGTAGTCCCTGTGCTAACAGAATATGTCGTATATCCTACAAATAAAGAAGTCTTTGTAAGGCTATTGAAAGATAAATTAATATTTAAAAGAATGGAAAGAAATATTTTAATAGACGGAGTAAAAACACCTGTGCCAGTAATTCATAGTAGAGCTTATAAATTCACACAAGGAGTAAACGATAAGGTACCTATGGCGTTATATCTATTTGTTAGAAACGGTTTTTATGGTGTGTTTGAAAAGTATTTTAATACTAAACCAATTATAAAAGGACCAGACGACATGGTCACTGATAAAGAAAGAGAAAAATATACAGTGTTTGAGTCTACTGGTGTAAAACCTAGAATTCTACACGATCCAAATTATAGACCACATGGTATCAAAATTTTAGTAGAAAAAGATAAAGTAAATCCATTTATGGAATCAGTAATAGGTGGATTAATTTATAGCTTTGATTTAATAAATGTATTTTCTAGACATTTACCAGATATATTAACAGGTAAGTCTAGAATGGATGAAAATACATTTTGGAGAGTATTACTGGGTAAAGTAATATTTAGAAACAAGTATACCCAAGATAAAATATTAAATGCTATGCAGGAATATATAAGTGTAATTAATACTTATATAGATCCTATTATTGATGCTAAACTAAAAGAATCCGGAATTGTAATAGAAGACTTTTATGACTTGGTAGCTTATATTATTAAGAATTATAACGAACTAGTAATTAATTCAGAAAGGAGGAGCTCTAATTTAGAATTTAGATATATAGATGTGATATATTATCTAATGTTTGAAATCATTGCAGGTATAAATAAAATCTTTTATGGAATAAATAAGGAATATACCAAAAAGGGTGATAAATTAAGTTTAAGAGATATTGAGAACTTGTTTAACAAACATTTGACTAGTAGGAAAATATTTAGTTTAATCAAAGGAGCTACTAACTTGGCATTAATGCCTATTGATTATTCTGGAGATAACTATTATCCTAAAATTACTGCTATCCTAGAAGATCAAAATCGTGGTTCTGGTGTGAAAAGAGATAAGAAAGCTAGTTTCCCTCACTTTGCTAGGAACTTACATGCTGAAGATCTATATCTAGGTAACATCCTGTATATTGTTAAAAAGTCACCATCGCCTAGATTCAGAATTAATCCATTTTTAGAGGTAGATATAAATACCGGTAAAATAAAAATGGATGACGATATGAAACGTAGGTTAAACAAAATGGAGCACTTACTGGAAGGTAAATTTGAAAACGATGAAATACTAGAGAAAGAACGTATCGAAGAAATTAACATATAGGTAGAGGAAAATTCCTCTACCTATTATTCATGTTTTAAACTAAACATTTTTACAGGTGTAAATTGTAAATCTATGAAGTATTCCATAGATCTTTTCATATCTTTAAATATGTCTTCAATATTTTTATTTTTTTCTATTTTCTCCAAAAATGCAGGTATATATAGTCTAGTGCTTGGCATGTTAAAATTAAAAAACTCATTAGTAGCAATTCTATATTTTAACCAGTTTAATCCATCATACATAATAATACTGTAGAATTCTTTAAAATCTGTTAAACTTACATTATAAGGATTAAAGTATGTATCTTTGATATTGAAATCTATATTACCCATAGTGAATCTAATAGATTTTTTAATATCATCTATTTCTTTTTTTGTTAGTCTATAAGGATATGTATTTATTACTATATTAGCTACTTTAACACCCTCTTTAATTTGTGGATTCAATTCTACATAACATACTTCAGAAAATAAAACATCAGTAATATGTGTACGTATTGCGGTCTTTAATAAACTGTTATCTCTATATTTATAGAATGTTTTAAATACTATTTCAGGTATTGGAGGAAAACTATCTCTTAATCTATTAAAATATTGTTTATTTAATAACACTTCACCTGCTATTTTAGGACTCATTTCTGTTAGAAGAGAAAACCGTGTATCTAAGAGACTATCCAAATCTATATAAATGCTATTTTTAATCTTATCCATTTGTTATCCTTTTAATAATAGTCTCTCAGATCGGGTTGAATATTACGAATTTCTTCTGGAATACTCTCTTTAATATTTTTTTCTAGTCCTTCCATTTGTTTATTTAACTTATCTATTTTTACTAATACCATATCAGCAATAGTATCAGCCTCACGAATTGGTAAATTTAAATACTCTTTTAAAGATAATCCAGTATGTTTATAAATATCTAATTCTAAATAATTTAATATTTCATGCTCTATACCTGACATCAAATACGGATCTTCTTCTCTTTTATATTCTATAGTAGTTAATGCAGGAAAATCATTATTTAAATCAAATTGATTACTGGTATCATAAATTAATTTCTTTACTACGTCTGCTTCAGGATAGTTTAAAATTAAGTCTTTATTATTAGCTATAGATTTAATATGTTTAAAAACAAATTTTAAAATACTAAATTCATCGTTCTCGGATATCAGCGGAGCTACAATTAAGGTTTGGAATTTATTTAATATATGATCTTCCAAACCATAAGCTTCTTCTATATATGAGGCTAGCTCTCTCCCAATTCCCTCAAAATTTTCTCGTACTGATATCCGAGATGGGTAAAAAAATAGTCAAATACGTTTAACGGAATGAATGCTTTAAAGTTACTTTTATCATCGCTATCAGCTTTTTGAGATTCTTGACATATAGGACATACATAATCAGGTATACCTACTATACTTACTAAACTATTGTTAATATAATCCACAATTTTATTTCTAATTTTTCTTCTAATATCTACGTTGTTACTTAATAGTTCCAATTCTTCATTTATATCTACGATGTCTTCTGCTACCTTACCATCTATTACAATTGATTTTACGTAATGATTATAAATACCTAAGTATAGATTATTTAATACCATTATTTCTGCTTCTTTTATATCATTTATTACAGTTTTGTTTTTAATCATGTCTGTAGATAATTCAGTTAACTGTGTAATAAAATATTCACCTGCCTCTAAATATCTATTAATACTAGGTGATTCAATATTTAAAGTCACCGCTACGTCACCTATTGTAAAGTTCAATGGTGTAGATTGATTAGCTTCTAATTCTTCTTGGTATTTTCTAATTTCATCCACATTAACAGATTTACTAGTCTTTCTACTCATTATTGATTTATGATATTCGGTTAGTTTACTCATATCCACCCAAAGTAATTTAGCAGGGTCAATATTTATTTCAGATTTATAATTACACTTAGGTGCATTATTTTCTATTATTACTGTATTTTTACATTGTAAAATATAGTTTACACCTTTTGGATACATAGATTTAATTAAACCTAATACTAAAGGATATAAGTCTTGTAATTTAATATAATCAAAAATATCTTCACCCTCTGGTAAAGCTAAACTAGTATCTAATATAAATTGTTTAATCTTTTCTAAAAGTATCTTAGTAAACACTACTGAATGATTGCTGAAAATTAAATTATTTGTTTCCCTACCGACTCTACCAAATTCTTCAGATAAGGATAACATTAAGTTTACTTTATCTTGTTTAGTCATTGGTTTTATAGTTATCCAGAATCCACTATGCCATAATGGTATATGAGATAAGCTACCAATACCTAAGGCTTCTGCTAATCTGAGTTTAGCTAATGATCTATTACCTGATTTTTTAATACCTACTGTTTTCATTATCAGTAGCTTATCGTTTATTTTGGGTTCGAGTTCTAAATCATTGATATTATCTCTCACACCTACATTTTCTTTATTTGTTTTATCTATACTATCTAGCACCAATTCTAATGTAATTTTATCATCGGTAGTAAGTTCTTTTAATGCTGTTGTGTTTTTACTAATTTCTTCTATAAACTCTTTTATTGTTTTATAATTATTAGATGGTACTGTAATTCTTACTTCTTTTTTTAGTAATTTTTCAGTATCCAGTTCTTTAAAATCATTTACAATATCTTTAATTGTCTTTTCCACCTTCTGCTCCTTTTTGTTTTTCGAGTTCAGCCTGTAGTTCTGTTAGCAATGCTGCAACACTAGTATGTCCTACTACCTGTAATTGGTTAGCTAATCCTGCATAAGCTATAGTAGCATTCATATACAGTTCCATTTGTTTATCATCTTCTGGATTCACATCACCTGTAAAAAATACTGGTTGATCAGGCGCACCCTTAGAATGGCTAGCTTTTACAGTTACATATTGCTCTGTTAAATCGTTTAATGTTAAAACAATACCCTGTAAAGTTTTACTTAGGTTAGGATTATTTTCTATTTGTTCTTTAAATCTATTAGAAATCTCCATCATTTTCATATTTAAATCTGCTAAGGTTTTTCTAATATTCTCACTAGTCTCTGCTAAATCTTCCCATTTAACTACTTTATCCTCTACTTTATAATTTGTTTTTTTATTTCTTTTTTTCTTACTCATAATTACTCCTTGTTTATGTTTTGTAATTTATTGTCGCTTGACATCATATGATACAGCAGTAGCTATAAAAAAGATGATTATTAAAGGAGATAAAATGGTAGATATTTCAGTAATAAGAAATTTTTTGTTAGAAACAGGTAATTCCTCAGTAGCAGATAATGTAACATTAATTCTTAATATGTTAGATAATGCTGGTATAAAAGATTATATAGAAGATTTAGAAAAATGGACAGATGTAGATGAAACAAATATAGACCCAATAAATAAATATGATGCTATCATAAACATAGCTAAAAAATATGGAATAAAGTTAATTAGACGTAGAGGAGTAGTGATAGATGAAGACAGAATAAACGAGATATCGACACAATTCATAGTCGCTATTTTATTAGCTTTAGATGGTCTACAAAACTTAGATATTCAGTCAGCACTATATATTACTGGGATTTTAACAGATGAGAATACAAATAATGATTTAGATAAACTCTATTTAATTTTATTTTACCTAAATCCTAGTTTAGATAGTAATAGTTTTTCTACATATGTCAAAGATGTGAGTCCTGTCCTATTTGATAAATTAGAACATGTTTGTGAAAACATAATAAATAGCGAAGATATAATACCAGATGATATAGATAATAACTTAACTGATATATCGATTAAATTAGTGGATGAATTTATTAAATTAGGATTTAAATCAGTACCGGATATTTTATTAACAATTATAAATTATCCTACTATAGTTTTAGCAATAAGAAATAACTATCAAAATGAACAATCTAAAATATTGAAGAAAATTAACTTTTTACTAACAGAATTGAAAGATGAAGATAATATTTTCGATACCCCTATATATTCTAATATTTTGTATAGTATAGTAGATCTTTTTATTATAGGTTATATAGGAGATAATACCTTAAAAGATGATAGAGATGAATTATTAACGCTAATATCTGACCATAAATATTCTAAGGAAATTACTGATTTAGTAAACAAAATTTACGATGATTTTATAAATAGTGAATTCTTGAAAACTTTAGATAAAATAATTAAATTAGTAAATGAGTCTGAGGAGTTAGACAATGAGCAAAACTGAATATTTGTGGTATGCCTTAGAAAATGAATTTCCTAATGATTTTACATGGATTACAGATATGTTTAGTATCTTAGCTGATGAAAACCATAATGACGAATATGTAAAAATAGACAATAATAAAATATATGCAAAGCAAGATGATAATCTAATAGAAATCGGGGAATTTGGCAAACCTATCTTTACTACTAAAGAGAAAATCACTATAGATAAAAATATGTTAAACTTAGTAGATAAACCTACTGAAACTACTGTAGGTAGACTAATTATGAATTACTTAATTATATATCAAAATTTTGGACATAAAATTCCATACTTAAATAAGCAATTCGGTTTTGAAGAAATAGAATCTAATTACATAGAAAAAATGTTAGTAGATAACGATAAACCTGATAAAGGCATTACCGTATCAGAGTATAAAAACTATATGGATACTATGTTATACATAATGAATTTTAATAAAGTAATTTCAGTATCCATTACCGAGAAAACATCACTACCTCCTAAAGGTATTGAAGAATATAAGAAACAGGTAATTAAAGAGTTAGAAGAAAAATATGGTCCTAATGCTTTAGAAGATAAAGCAGTAGCTGCTCTATTCGAAGAGAAGATGATGGAGTATGATGAGAAATGGTTAAAAGGAGACCCTGCTGAAGGTAAATTTGTAGTAGGTAAGATTAAAGGTGCCAGAAAGAAAATGTTTATAGACTATGGTGTAGGTATGGATTTTAAACCTACTAATAAAGCAAAAGTAATTACACAGAGTCTATTAGATGGTTATCCTAAAGATCCAGAAAAATTAGCAGTATTATTTAACGACAGTAGATTAGGGTCTTATAGTAGGGGCGCTGAAACACAAAAAGGTGGTGTAGCAGCTAAGGTGTCATTAAGAGCTACTAATGATATTAAAGTATTAAATAAAGATTGTAAAACTAAAATGTTTTTATTCATGCCTATTACAAAAAATAATTATAAAAAATTTATAAACAGATACATGTTTAACGATAAAATGGAGAATGTTTTATTAACAGAGGATTTACTTAAAAGTTTAATAGGCGATGTTATAAAATTAAGATCACCATTGTACTGTAATGAAGATCATCATTATTGTGTATATTGTATGGGTAAAGGTTATGAAGATAAGGAAAATGCAATTAGTTTAGCAGTATCTGGATTATCTGGTAAAATATTAAACGAAAGTATGAAACGTATGCACGCAACGCTAACCGAAGTAGTGAAATTTAACATTCATGATGAGTTGTCCTAAGACAACTCATCATTACTATTTTCATTACACTACTCCTATGAATGAATATAATTTAGAAAGGAAATAAAATGGAAGACTTTGGTTTTGAGATGTTTGAAGAAGAAACACCTAAAAAAGAAGAACCTTTTCAAAAAGATTATGAAGAGAATACCAAACCTAAAAAACAATTTAACAATTATAACAAACAAAATTATAATAAGAAAAAATCTAAAAAAAGAAGAAACGCTATAGACCTGTTTAAGGAGACACCTGAACCAACACCTATAGATTTTGAAAATATTAAAACAGATAAAATAGTGACAATTGTGTTTGCTAGTAAAAACTTAACATTAGATAATGATGAAAAGACAAAAATAAAAAATTTACTAGATATGTTAAAAGAATCAGGTTTCAAATTGAGACTATTATGTAATACCGTAAATCCAATTTTAGACTTATTGAAAGATTACGGTTATGAAAATATATTTATTATAAAACCTTGGGATAATTATTGTAAAACAGGTAGTTATAAATCATATTTGCCTACCGAATTAAATATTAAAGCAGCTGCTTACTATTTTGATAAATTTGATAAATTACCTACAGGTATTAAGTATTTAAATAGTGCGTTGATTGAGGTAATGTTTGGTCCTAATAATAATCAAGCTCTAGAATATATAATTACATATGATCCTAACTACGATGGAAAACAAATTAATTTTGATTTAAGCAAGGATACCGCTTTTTGGTATTGGTTTCCTAAAAAGAAATTTAAAGATTTTGGATTTAGTATATTTAATGTTTATAACGAAAATGATTACAATAACCTGATTAAGATGTTAAAATAAAAGGTAAAGGAATGAAAGAGGTGTTGGATGGTAGTTTTTACAGTATAGATGGTAATACAGTAAAAATAGTAAACAAGATAGTAGAATTACTAAAAGAATTAGATAAACATACTACAGTGGAAATAATAGAAAATGGATTAATACAGATTGATGGTATAAACGACTTTACATGGAGTCTAATAAATAGAATAAATGAATTATCTGCTATATTCCCAATGTTAGAATCAATTCTAACAGTTTTGGAATTATCTGGTAATGTAGATGATTTGGAATATACTTTTAGACTAGTAAATAAATTTTCATTAATTAGAAAATTAATATTAAATACGTAGAGGATATGTCCTCTACGTATTTATGATTTAAAACCTAACATGTTATTTAAGATAAATAGACTAGGAACATTTAATGTGCCATCTGGATTTACTGTAATAAAGTCACTAAACTTTTTTAGATTTTCGTACAAATGGCTATTTCTGTTTATTACAAAATTATGAAATACCCCATGTTTAGTAAATTGTTTGTTAATCTTAAAAGAACTTTCTTTAAGTTTATCTAATAAATCAATTCTTTCAAATCCTCTTAACAACTTAATATTTAAAGTAATAGAAATTAAATTATCTTTATGGAACTTATAAATTAGTTTATAATTTAACTTCAAATCTTTAATTTTGTTTTCTATTACATAAAATTTACAAATTTTGTTTTTAAAACATTTCTTCATTTCCATATACAATAATTTAGTATTTAATTTTCTATTATTTCTTTCAGTCATTGTTTTACGTAGTCTATTCACATTACTGTTTACAGTATTAATATCCACAATAGTAATTCCACCAGTAAACGGTGGATTATCGCTAAACATTTGTTGTATTGTGTTTCTAATTTTAATAAGATCTTCAATTCTCATAGTCTTCCTCCTTTATTAGTTTTTCTAGTTTATATAAGTCTGGAAAATTTAACATAGTAGTACACCATTCTACTGCATTTGTAGGACCATATAATAAATTAATGTTTTGTTTTTTAAACGTAGACTTATCTATACCCTCTATAGATAAGATTTCTCTATGTGTTGTATCTTTAGATACATTAGCTGCTTTTGTACAGCTAGGATAAGACGATACTGCGTCAGCGTCATATACTCCTAATCTGATATTAGTTTTGATTTTAAAATCTTCATCAGTGACTCTTAGACCGTTTTCCATAATTCTATAACCTGGCATTGTTACTATCCATTCATCTAACCCTAATAATTTATCAGGGTCTAAATTACCAGGTCTTACTCCTAATACTCTTCCATATTCTAAATAGAAAAACATAAAACCATCTACTAATTTTCTAGGACCACTATTAAATACATCAAAATGTGAAATATCTGATAAAATAGGTACAGCTAATTCCAAATCTTTTGTTTTTTTATCTAGTTCTAACATAGACATGGCGTCCCAAATATTATAGACTACATATTCTAAAGGTTTATTATTTACCATATATATGTGCCATTCTACACCTTCCAAACCTATATCTGAATCAAATTTTAATTTTTTAGCTACCTTTTCATGTTTTAATATATTGTCTAGACTATATCCACCAGGTACATTCTTACCACCTACTCTTACATATCTATGTGCTGACATAGCATCTATTATGTAAAAGTTTGATGTAGTTTTAACTGTATGCCATTGTTCTTCTGGGTTAATAGGAATTGTTTTACCAGATTCTGTTACCTTTTGTTTTTTACCTTGTTTATATTTAAAGTATTTATATTTTTCAGGTATTTTATCAAAATGAAAAATATCAGCTGGATTTACATTTTTTTCTTCTAACTTTTCAACTATAGTAGGGATATCGTAATCCATATTCCAAATAGCTAAAAAGTCTATATTTGCATAATTGGCTGCTTTAAATATTTCTTTTAATAATGTTACCTCATCATCAAACACTTTTATTATTAACTCAGGATTACCTAGACTATGTTCAGGTATATGCTTATCGTATAAGTCTTTGATTCTTTTTTCAGGATTTTGTATGCTACCTAAAAAAGATTTTAATATATATGTATGTATCTCTTTAGGAGTAGCAAATGTAGCAATAATAATTTCATTTGTTAATACATTTACCTCAATATCGAATGTACCTACTCGATATGGCGTACTGAATGCACCATACTTTTTAAAATATTGATATTTTAAAAATGTACGACTATCTACATCTATACCATAAAGATAAGGAGAATCTTTTAATCGATATAAGTCTGTAATACCTATATAATTATCTCCTAATCTAGGTGCAATATTTTTACCTAGATCTGATTCTGTGGATAAAAACATATCTACCTTTTTAATATCTTCGGATTCCTTTTTTTCGGTATGGTTTCTATAAATTTCTTTAGTAACCCAAAATGGTCTTTTATAATCCTTTATTATTCTAATATTATCTAGTATTTCACCATTTGGTTTATGTACTAATTCTTTTACAATATGAATATCTTCACCTACTTCTTTTTTAGATAGATGAGTAATGAAACGTGGTTCTAATTTGTCTTCAGGATCTGGTTTATAATTTATATATGTCATAATGTTTTCTCCTTAATATTTGTTTCTCATAAAACCATCACCGCCAGATTTCTTGATTAAATATAATAAAGGTATAAAAGGATGTGAAAATGGCAGGATTTACACTTTTTATCACGCCTGTAGTAACAGCAAATGATCTGTCACACTTTGCTACTAGCTGGCAAATATCAAAGGATCCTTTGTTTAATGATGTATTGGTGGATAAAGAAAAAGATAAAGACAACTTATTGAGTTTAAAGGTGGATTTACCTTTAACTAAAGATGACGTTTACTACAGTAGACATAAATTACATTTTAAAGATAATGATGGTAATGAAAAAGAAACAAACTGGAGTAGACCATCTACAATTACTAAAAATAGTGATGGTTTTAGTTTTAACAATACAATAATTACGACTCCCAGAGTATTTACAGAAATCAGTAATCAAAATTGTCCATTAGGAGGTTTTAATATCTATGCTGGTAAATTTAATTTATTTATGGGTGTGGGTAAGCATGAATCCACGGATTGGATAATTGAAGACAGTGAAGGTAATATAATCTGGGAGAGACTAAATGATAAAAATAACTTAACTAAAATTAGAATACCTGCCAATATTTTAAACGCAGGTAGGCTATATGTGGTAAAGGTAAGATTTAATTCCGATACCAATAGTAGTAGTAATTATGGGAAATTACTATTAATTACTGATCCTAAATTAACAAAAGAAAATACTGATATAGATATTAATTATGTTAAGAAAATAGAAGAAAGTAATGTGTATTTAGCAGAAAGATTAAAATGTCTAGAAAATATTGAAAAAACAGCTAATGATTTATTAACTAAGTTAGTAGCATGCACTATTGATAGCACATTATAAGATTGAATTGATAATTTCTAATTATAAATAAAGGAGAATAATATGGCTTTACCATGGGAAATAATATCTGAAAATGTATTAAACATATCCAAAGTATTAAACGATTTAATGGATACCGTAGATGAGAAAGATGTAGAGTGGGTTCAAAAGGATGAAAACGGAAATATTAGTACAGTAAATATACCCAATTTAAGCAAAATAGCTAAATTATTAGGTAGAAAATATATAGGCGCTGATGACAACGAACCTACTAGTAAAATAGATGGTAGTGAATTAGAACCAGGTGATTTGTATTTTGATACTAATAAAAACCAAATGATGGTATATAACGGTAGTGAGTGGAAGTCTGTAGCATTTGCTTCTACCTTACTTAAAGCAGAATTTACAGGAGACGGCGCTACTACTGAATTTACAGTAAACGGTGGATACAATCCTAATATGGGTATGGTATTTTTAAATGGTGTAAACGTGAATAATGTTGTGGATATCAGTAGCGGTAGCGTAATTAAATTTAAAGAACCACCTGCAGAAGGTGATATTATAGAAGCATACTTTTATAATAGTTTCAAAGTAGCTGATACATATACTAAAATAGAAATGAATAATATTTTAAAAAAATATAAAAAAGAAATATTAGTTTCCACAGACATGGAAGATAATTTTGAAGCAGAAGCATATAATAAATATTATGTAAATACTAGTGAAAAGGAAATAACTGTTACATTACCAAGTAATCCTTTAAGAGGTGAAGAAATTATGATATTTGACCCATATGGTAATTTTGAAACTAATAATTGTATAATTGATGGCAATGGAAATAACATAATGGGAGAGTCTATGTTTTATTTAAACATGAATAACAAACTTTATACAATAGAATTTAATGGTATAGAGTGGAGAGTTAGATAAAAACAATAAGGAGTGAGAATGAATAATTTTAAAGACATGTATATAAAACAAATGTTAACTAATAATAGTTTAAATATTCCAGTGTACACAGATGATCCTATTAGTATGGAAAATATTAAAATAAATACTTCAGTACCTAGTATATATGTAGATAATGAAAACGGCGACGATAATAATGATGGATTCACGCCCGACACAGCAGTACGTACATACGAAATGGGATTATGGAGAGCTTCCGTTTTTAATACATCTGCTTTATATTTAAAATACGGTCAAGTTTATGATTTCAATAATCTGTTTCCTAATGGACAACATCATATTTTTATTTCCAATAAACATGTATATATAAATGCGTACGGTGATAATAGTTTAGATAAACCTATTATTAATTATTACAGACATATTTATACGTCCGATTCTCATAAGTATTACACTGTTACCAATAGCATATATACGTATAATACCAGTATAACATATGAAAATATTAATTTTTATTTACAACCGAGAGACGATACTAATATTTCTAATTCATCAGGTGTATTTGTGATTAAACCAATGAATTCACTTATAATGTTTCAATTCTGCGAAATAAAATCTCCGGATAGTTGGTTAACTATAGTTAGTCCTAGAGACCATGGTTTCGGATCAGCCATAATAGACAGGTCTACTATTGATGGTGATGTAGCAGTTATTGATGTGAATATGTCTACAGGTAGTTTAGCGAATTACCTTAGTACATTAAAAAATGGTGCAAAGTGGGCTATAAATTATTTAAAAGATAGCAATGGGGTACCTAGAAGCTTAGTATCTAACGTTATGCTATAAAAATAAGGAGAAAATATGATTATTAAATATTTAAAAGTAGATAGTGATATTCTAGTAAACACCCAGATAAAAACAACAAACAATCCTGAATTACCGGGGATATATATCACTGACGATTTGGATACGTTTAAACAATATGCCGTTGATACTATAAACTGGGTTATAGGACAAGAAGTATTAAACGCATTAAATAAAGAATTTACGAAACTTTCTACGGCTAATAGTAAAGCAATTGCGTTATTGGCTAAACTAATAAATACATTAAACCCTGATACTACAGTATTATCAGAAACAGAAAAAGACATATTTGATCAGTTGTTAAGACTAGCAGACAACGGGTATTCAGATAGCAGATTATTAAAGAATACGTTAGAGATAGTATCTAAAAATATTGCTAAATACATACCATTAATTGCTGAAGTTAATAAGGCAAGTACTATTAATGACGTTATAGTAGTATTAGCTAAAATATGATAAGGAGTAGTCATGAGTAAAGCATTTCAAAATTCACAGATGCCTAATATAATCCAGTCTTTTACTGGATTTAAGAATAGAGTTATAAATGGAGACTTTAGTGTATGGCAAAGAGGTACTACTGGTAGTAATACCACAAACGGTAGATATACAGCTGATAGGTTTGCAGTGTATAGTGATGCAACAGATATTACATTTGATTGGAGTAGAGTTACAGGAGATACGGAGATATTAGACGCAGGGTTCGTTAACGGGTTAAAAGTAAAACAAACAGGGGGTACTGGAATTTTAAGTTTAGAACAATTTATAGAAAATATTACACAATTTAAAGTAGGAGAACCTATAACTATAAGCTTCTGGGCTAAAACAGATGATACCCCTTATACTGCATATATTGCTATACAAGGTAGAAAGGGCGGGTATGAAGATGATATGACAGAAGAAATTACAGGTAGTGTAAATATTACAAACAATTTGCAAAGATTTAGTACGACTTTAAATGTGCCCGATTGGAAAACATTAGGGATAGATTATAATAATTTAGAAAATACAAATTTAGCAATAAAAATAGAAATACCTAATATGGCTGGTAATTTAATTGTTACCGGAGTGCAAGTAGAAAAAGGTAGTAAAGTTACTGAATTTGAACATATACCTTTTGATATTCAACTATATAGATGTAGAAGGTACTTTTTTAACACCATGTATCCGCATTTTCGATATGACTGGTTAGATGGCGCGATGACCACGAATGCTATAACTACGGTAGACTTTACAGAAAGAAATTACTATCTAAAAAACAAGATGCGTTCTGCGCCATCAATAACAGTATATGCATTTGAAACAGGAACAATAGGAAAATATAGAGATAGAACTGATGGTACTGATGCAGGTAACCCAGCAATAGGACCAGAATCTCACACTGGTGAAAAAATATATTTTTACGATGATAAAGGCGGATTAATAAACGAACATCTGTATAGTTGGCATTTCACAGCAGACGCAGAACTATAAGGAGTGAGAAATGAAAATTAAAGAATTGAGAAATATGGAGACAGATGAATTAACAGGATATAGTGTTGGTGGTCTGTTTGTTCCTTTGGATCCGAATAATAGACATTACCAGGAAGTACAAAAATGGATAGCTGAAGGGAATCAACCAGAACCAGCATACATTGCTGAAGAAAGATTAAATTATATTAAGAACAAACTTTACAAAAATCTAAAGAAAAATACAATATCTAAATTAGAAATACTAGTCATGCATTCAGTAACGATAGATAAAAAAATTAACGCAAATAATAACGCGTTAATAGATATATATGGTTTATTAGAGATTTTAGAAAACGATACCGATACCATAGATTTTAGATTAGCTGATAATACTTTCATAACTGTAACAAAAGCAGACCTAATAAATATCAAAAAGGAAATCGTAGAAGCAAGACAAAAGATACGCCAAAACAAATGGAAAATCGAAAAAGAGATCAACAACTTAAAAGATCCGGATGTAGTAAGAAAAGTAAAAATAGATCTTACCAATGGTGAACTGTATATACCAGAAGAATCAGATGACGCGTAATTATGATTATGAGTGACCACGAATATTTTATTCGTGGTCACTCATTTCTTATTCTTTGATTACACGACTATTCGTTTAAGGAGATAAGAATGAAACATTTAAAAAATATACTCAGGATACTAGGAGTATTTATTATCCAGGTATTTTTTATAATCATTGGACCTATCGTGGTAGGTTTAGCATTACTATTCAATCGTATTGAACCTTTTGATCCTATCAGTAAGGCATCTAGACCTAACCATAGATTCAAAGATAAATGGATAAATGCTATTTGGGGCAATGACGATGATGGAATAGACGGCGACATATATTACCTTCTAGTGCATGTCAATGGTAAACGTAATTTTTGGACTAGATTCAATTGGACAGTTTTAAGAAATCCTGTTCATAATCTAGGTCTTAAACTAGGATTCAATGGTATAGCTGTAAGACATATAGGATTCAGAAAAGGATTTAAAAAATCTGAATGCGTTACTAAAATATATAATAATGATTATAATAATTGTTTGGATTCCAAACCAAATAGAACAGGTTTCGAGTATACTGAAGTCTATAAAAAGAATGGAAAGATGTACCCTATGTATCGTTTAAGATGGAAATATCCATTTATTAAATATGGAATAAAATGTAATATAGGATGGAAGAACTTTAACGTAAGTGAATTACCTAAACATTACAAATATACATTTACTATATTAGTGAATCCATTTAAGACTTTTAAATCAGAAAACTAAAACATATAAACTAAGTTTTATATATCCATATAATCCATAATAAACAAAAAATATAGTTATTGAAAAATCAGAAGAAGATAAAACATTTTTTTATAAATTAGTAGGCACATAATTAACCATTTACTATATTTTTCTCATCTTTTTTTGAATAACTTACTGACGGGAGTACGAAATGCTAAAGAGTGTAATATATAAAATTCCTAACATTACATTAAATACTACAGATAGCGATATTATAAATGGTAATTTTAAAGTAAAAATAATAGGACTAGAGTATAATACTGTAAATTGGAACTTATCATCTACTGATTGGACAATTGTGAATGCTGAAGATGAGATAGTTTTTCAATCATTAAGCGATACTACTAATAAAACAGAAATTCAAATAGATAAAACTTTGTTTACAACTACTATGGAATATACTGTATTAGTAAAATTACATTTTACTAATAAAAACGATAACACAACTTATGATTTTATATTAAACCAGTATCCCTATGTAGCTGATGAAACAGTAGCTAAGAAATTCGATATAGGGTTAAAAAATAATTATGTCAAAGATTTAATAAACAAGAATAAAAGTCTTGAACTTGCCGCGTCAAAAATCCTAGAGCAACATGTAGCTGCAATATTGTATTTCAATGCTAAAGAATATGATTAATAACTTAAAATCTATGTATAGTAAAAACAGTATGGATTTTCCATACTGTTTTTTTTTCTTGTAATTGTGTGATTATTTTATATATTAAGGAGCGATAGATGCAAAAAAAAGAAATAAAGATAGCATTTTACAAATCAAACGGTCCGCGTTCAACATGGATTGATAGACTAATAGCATGGTGGACCAGAGGACCTTATAGTCATGTAGAATTAATAATAGAAAAAGACGGAGAAATATTGCAATGTAGTTCATCTCCTAGAGATGGTAAAGTAAGATGTAAAAAACACATACTGGATACTAATGTATGGGACTACGTTTTGTTAGAGGTAACATCTGAACAGTACGATAGAATTATAAAATTTTATAATTCTATTAATGGTAATAAATATGATTGGATGGGTATATTAGGATTTATATTACCTATACAAGATAGAACTAATAATTGGTTTTGTTCAGAAACTGTAGCTAACGCTCTTAAAATAAATGGTTTTAAAGAATTATGGAAATATGATCCTAGTAGAATATCACCTAACTATCTAGCATATCTATTTGGCTTACTACCTAATTTGGATAAACGTAGTAAATTTATTACATTCTTTACTAAATTTTTAAAGGAGCTATAATGAATTATAATCCAGAAAACTATGAACCTAAATGGTTATTATTATGGAAGAGTATGATTAGACCAATGATTACTACCGTTACTTTAGGTTTAATTGTATATATTGTAATAACTAAGTTTAAACTAGATCCAATAGATAAAGAAAATCTTTGGTTTGTTATAAAAGTAATAGTCATTTATTGGTTTACAGAACGTATGATAAAGACTACTGGTGCAGCTGATTTAATAGCTAATTTAGGTTTATTATTAAAGAATAAGGGAAAGAATAATGGAAATACTACTGAAGAAACTCAATAACCTATTACCTAAAGATAAGTTATTACATTTTTTCTATGGTAGCATTATTTATATAATCTTATTAATCGGATGTAGTTTTCAAGTAGGTATTAAGCTAGGGAGTTTATATAGTTTACTAGGAATTTCGGTGATAGCTGGTTTAAAAGAGACTTATGACTATTTTAATAAAAATAAACACATTGCAGACATTAAAGACTTTTTATTTACAGTGTCTGCAGGAATAGTCTTTACAGCTATACTACAGTTAGCATAAGGAGTTATTTATGGGTAGTAAAGAAATATGGTATAAAAAATCAGAACAATTAGCAGGTTACAAATTAGAACTTGAAATGGATAAAACAGGCAAATTTATTTTAAACAAAATACTAGCACCTGTACCAATTACTGGTAAAAAAGCTGAAAAGGTCTACAAAAAATTATCAGCTATTATTGAAGTAGATGGTTATAAATTTCAAGCAGACGAAGGTAGTATAAATTACATGAGTAGCGTAGTAGCATTAGCTAACTTTAAATACAATCAGGCTATAGCCAACGGTATGAGTCCTCCTAAAGCATATAAAGCGATCTACAAACAAACCATTATTTGGAAAGACGTAGATAATGAATTCAGAAATATTTCTGTAGAAGCTATAGGTAACGCATTAGAAGCAGCTATGAAAAAGGTAAAAGAAATTATTAGTGAAGAATCACATTAGTATAGGGTAAATACCCTATACTAATTTTTTGTATGTCTTAATTTCTATGCAATTCTGTCTATATATTATTAAGTAGAGAAAAAACCAAATTAAAAGGAGTCCAAAATGAGATTAATTCCAGTTAACGAAAATACCAAAGATGCGTATAATTACATAGTAGACGTTTTGCAACTTACCAAAAGTGATCCTATTTGGATAAATCCAATAGAAAACGAGATGTATGTATTAATACATACGACACTATCCAGTTTGGAGATTAGAGAATTAGGTAGAAGAATAGGTAATATCTGTAGAGATAAGAAAATAGATATATTAGAAGTGGATGCTGGTGATGTAATAAAGGTTCTAAATTACAATCCATTAACTAATATAGATAGTCTAATCGATTATATTGGTTTTATGGTAGGATTAAGATTAGGTTTAGTAAAGGCTAAAGATTATGAAGAATTTTGGTTAGATGATTGTGAAATAAAGAGAACAGAATTAAAAATAAATTATGAATTAAGAACACAATATTTAAAAGGTTTAGAAGATTATATAATAGTGTTATCCGATAGCATTAAGACCTTAAAACATTTAGTTAATGTACCGTATAATAAAGTAGATCTAGACGACTATGTCCATGAACTAGTGTCTATGTTCGTTAATAAAAATAGAACACAATTGGATAACATTGTAATTAAAAAACTAGATAGAACTGACCTATTGAACAAAGGCTATAATTTAATTACTACTGTTAACAAAGGTAGCAAACATTCACCTACAATATTACATTATACTTATAGACCTAGTAATACTAACGAAAGTGATAGACTACCTAAAATTGTGATAGTAGGAAAAGGTGTGCACTTCGATACAGGCGGTACTAGTCTTAAACCATCAGACAGTATGATAACTATGAAATACGATAAGGCAGGAGCTATTACCGCCTTAATGATACTAAACATGGTCAGTAAGTTAAATCTCAACATAGAATTACATGTTGTTGTTGGTTTTGCAGAAAATCTAATAAGTGCTGACTCTTATAAACCCGGTGATGTTTTAACTGCTAAAAATGGCAAAACAATTGAAATAATAAACACCGATGCAGAGGGTAGATTAGTATTAGCAGATTGTTTACAATATGTAGATGAAGAAATAAAAGATTACCAAATGGTCTTTACTATTGCTACATTAACTGGAGCTGCTAGAAGAGCACTAGGGGAATGGACAGCTGCTATTCATGGTAGTGATGATTTTTTTATAAATAAGTTTATAAAAACAGCAGAAACAGTAGGTGAAGAATTTAGTTATATGAAAACACATGAAAAATTAAAAGATACTCTAAAAAGTAAAATAGCAGATATCAGAAATGTAGCCAGTACAGATCTAGCAGGCAGTATTACAGCGTATCTCTTTCTAAAAGAATTTATTAATAATCCCAATAGGTTAGTTCACATTGATATAGCAGGACCAGGATGGACAGAAAAAGGTTTTGGTTATGCCGAGTACGGAGCTACAGGATTTGGAATAGAAACATTTTACCAATATTTAACGACATTACATACAATGTACATGGAAGGAGGTGAAGATGGCGAATAAATATAAATCTAAAAATGGATATTACAAATATTATAACAAAGAAGGTAAATGGTGTAGGATCAAAATTACTGATCCTACTATTTCTGGCAATGTTATTTTCAAGATGAGATATCCGTATGAAAACTATTTACTACCTAACTATTATTCTCCTAATAGAAAATTCAAAAGTGCATTTGATATAATTACACATATTTGTAAGAATTTAGAAACAGATGGTCTGGTAGTAAAAGTCTTACCAACAATTAAAAAATAAAAAAAAATATTAATTAAAAAGGAGTTAAAATGGATATAATGCAAGAACTATGGTACACAAGAGGTTATGTAAAGACTATTGAAGATAAAATAGGTTGTAAATATTCGGAAATTAATACAAATATGGAAAACAGAATAAACACCGTTACATCAATAGCAGCAATTACGAGAGGTAAAAACAAATCGAAAAATCCTAAAAAAAGAATTCAAGGTCTTTTAAAAGAAGCAGCCGCAAACATTTGTTTTTATCGTTTAGAAGAGTTAGATAATCAAAAAGAAGTAAAAGAAGATTTTCTCGCAGCTGGTAGACCGTTGGAATATTGTCCTGTGGTGGTAAAAAGAATAATAGCAAAAGATAAAGTTTTTATAAAAGATATTGAAACTGGTACTAATCTAGCTATTATGGGATATAGAACCTATGAAAACAAATTATCAAAATTTGGATTTATACAAGAAATAGATGGTGAAGAATTATTATTTACCAATGCTAGAGCGTTAGTAAATATAGGTATACCATTTGACTTAATACCATTTAATACGAATGAAGAATTGATGAAACATTATTTTATAGTAGAGGTGAAGGCGCCATATTTTGTCTTTGCACAAATGAGAACGCATGGCTTGTTATCACAAGTAGCTGTTTCTGAAAGAGTACTAAAAGAAGACGAAGCATGGTTGCCTAATGATTTTATATATAGATTTTTGAATTATATAAATAAATTTAATCCTGATGATTTGGGTCAAAAATTAAAACAAAATAGATTGTTATCTAGACTTTATAATTTATTCACTAAGGCAAAAGAATTAGATCAAATGCTGCCTATTAACGATAAGGAAAACATTGAAAATCTAATTATCAGAAATTTCAAAAGTTTACCAAATATATTAGCAAATGAATTTACTATAGACGAAGTACAAGAATTATTAAAAGAATTAAATTATCATCAGGAAATAGTAAATAGATGGTATAACCATATGAAATTTAAAACATGGATTATTGGTGGATGGTTAAACAATCCGTATCAATGGGGACATTTCCTATTAGAGAGAGGAGCTTATGATTTCCATGGAGCTAAAACACAACAACAGACTAGAGAGGTAGCTGAGGCTATAAGGGAAATCATAAATCTCTATATTGCAATAAGGGGTTAAAAATGGAAATATTAAATATAAACACAGTATACATGATTATTGGTTTATGTTATATAATTCTTAGCTTGGGCTTGATTACATTCTATATAGTAAACGATGGTTTTCCTAAAAATGGTTTAGAATTTGGTATTGCGGTTAAAAGTGGTTTATTGGCCATAATTTATTTAATAGGTGGTCTAATCTTGGGCGTAGTAGGCGCAATATTTAGTTCTGTTGTTTTACTCGTTGCAGTAATTGTTGTACCTATTTATTATTTATTACTTGTATTAACAAATAAGTTACTAAAGGTTTAATATGGAAAAAGAAAGGGAATTTAAAAAATCAGAATTCTTGTATGATGTGCCTGGTAGCCATTTCAGAAATATGTCTTACGAGACTGCCATTAAAGAAAAGATTGGGTTAGGTGAGAAACTAAAAAATAAACTATCTAATCTAATCTTCAGTGATAAGTTAAACAAAGAAGAAAAAATGAAGTTAAATGAAAGATTATACATGGTAATGAAGGCTATAGAGTTCAACAGGTTATTAATAGAAGAAATGAATGGGAAGATTTAACCCCCATTCATTTCTAAGTTTTCTTTTTTGTCTGAAAAAATATAACAAAAGGATTATTATGGCAAAATTCTTGAATATAAGATTAGACACGAAAAAAGATTTTTTTATTTTCAGAATGGATAATACTAATAATTTCTACAGATTACTAAAAACAGTAGTCACCGATACAACTTTAAAGATAATATTTAAATTAAGTAAAACAAAAATAGAAATACATGATTATTTTCTTTTTGATTTCTATAATATAATCGAAAGAATTTATGAATATGAAAATGATGAAAAGGTAAAATTAGCTATTAAACATTTCGGGATAGTAAATTTGAATATAATAAAACACCTACTGGAAAATGAGACTTACCTAAAAGATTTATTAAATCAAGAAACTAAAATACCAAATATAACTAAGTTAGAAAAAATATTAAAATTTAAACCTTTACCACACCAGTTAAGGTTATATAGTCATTATTTAACTAGTAAATCAGATTTAAATATAAGGGGAGTACTACTAGATGCAGCAGTAGGTACCGGTAAAACATATATGTCATTGTCACTCGGAGAACTATTAAATTATAAGCGTTTTCTTGTTATAGCCCCTAAAGCGGTTTTAGATAGAGTCTGGGTAAAATCTATCACCAATGAACTTTATAAAAAGCCACAGTCGTATAAAATTTTAACTACTAAAGATTTTACATTCAATAATGAAAAGTTTTTAATTACAAATTATGAAACAATAATTAAATTGGTAAACGATGATAAGTTTAAAAATGAAATTAAGAAAATTAAACCATTCTTAATAGTAGATGAATCCCATAATTTAAACAATATTGATGCAAAACGTACTGCAAGTGTAATAGATTTGGTAAATTTTACAGGTATAGAGGATATTGCTTTATTAACTGGTACTCCAATAAAGATGACAGCTAAAGAATTGACAGCAGTATCTGCAATGTTGGATAAAAGAGTAAATAAGATACTAAAATTAGTAGAACTGTATTTCAAATCTGCTGATTTACATGTTATAAAAAAGAAATTAGACTATTACAGAGTTACGATACATAGAGATACCGATAGGCTACCAGGAATATTTATGGATACTATAAGAATAGAATTAAAAGATTACAAAAAATACCTATTAACCACAATTAGAGAAGATATGAAACAATATAAAGAAGAGAAAACGGAATATTACCTAAAATACTACGATGAATTCTATTTAGACTTTTTGAAATTATTAAATTTAGCTTTGGATAGAGCTGTTAATAAAGGGATAGTTACCGATAAAAAGAGAATTATGAATAGATATTTGGATTTAGTAAAAACATTTTTTAAACATAGAGAATTTATTTTACCTCTAGCAGACCAATTAAAAGAAGCTAAAGAAATTGAAGAAAAGTATATCTTACCTATGTTAGTGAAAGAAGAAAAAGATGAATTTAAAAGACTAGCTGCTATTGTAAAATATCCTAACCTAAAAGCAATGGGTGAAGCACTAGGAAACATAGTATTAAAACGTAGATTAGAATGCTATACTAAATTAGCTAAAAATCTAGATTATAAGGATATTATCAATAGTGTAGAAAAGAAAACCATTGTATTTAGTACATTTATTAATACCTGTGAAAAAGCTTATGAAGAATCTATAAAACAAGAATTAAAACCTATTAGAGTATACGGAGAATATGTAAAGGATTTAGCTAAAAATGTAAAATGGTTTAATGATATAAAAAGCAAAGTAAATCCATTAATAGCTACTTACCAATCACTTAGTACTGGAGTACCATTAATAGGTGCTAATCAAATCTTAATGTTAAATGTACCGTTTAGACTTTATATGTATGACCAAAGTATAGGTAGAGCTTGGAGATTAAGTCAGGATACTGATGTATATATTATAAATGTAAAACTCTATACAGAAGAGGATTATAATATTACTGATAGAGACTTGTATATATTAAATCTTAGTAAAAATAATGTAGAATTTATTACAGGAAGTAATACGCCTTATGATATACCTGAAGGTGATGAACCAGTACAAATGGATGATACCATACCATTAAGTAATTTTATAGATATAGATGGTTTAATCAGTACAAGAACAACCAAGTTCATTGACGTAATCAAAAACACCATAATAGATATGTTTAACAGTTTTATAAAAATAAAAAAATAAATCTACTTGACATACAGAGGATAATTATCCTCTGTATAAGTATTTATACCATATGTAATAATCCCAAATGTTTTGTACCACATTTAGGATTAACATCATCTTGGTGAATAATATCAAATCTATTTTGAAATAAGTAAGACATACTAACGCTATGCCGCTACCTAATGCTCCACCTATGCTAAATATTAATTCTTCCTTTTTTCTTATTTTCCTTAATAATCTTTTACCAGCTTTATTTATTTTATAATCTTCTAAATCTCTAGCGGATACTCTCTCCAATCTGTTACTAATTGCATTTATAATAATTACACTATATACAACTAAACCAGCCATTCTTAGATTATTGCTAATTAGTACTACATATAGAACTAACAAAAATATAGTTTCTATAGAAATGTTTAAGAATTTCATTTTAGTATAATCCAGAAATTTACCGTAAGCTATTTTAATACCAATAATTCCTGATACAAATATCATAAATTCAAATATAGGTATATAATTTACCCCTATTGCATTTTTAGCAACTAACATAAAAGTAGTTAATGACATCCAAGTAACCACACCAAAAAAATGACTAAGCAGTTCTTTAGATTTGTATTCTATGTAATACATAATAAACTCCTTTTCTTTTGATTTCGCATTAACCATATAAAAATAAAAAAATTTGGAATAAGTTTTGTGATGGTTATAAAGATAGTAAAATAACTTCCATTTGGTTTTATTTATATATTATTAATAAGATAAAAAACATTCGGAGGTGTAAGATGCTAGATATTATGGAAATGATAAATAGTGTAGATAAAAGTAAAAGAGTTTATGCCGATTTTATAGAAAACGCGATTTTTAGAGTCGACAAAACCATAGACAACAATTTCTTAGTAATATTAGTAGACGATAAACATAATCCAATAAGCCCGGTTATTAGAGGATTCAAAGATATAGAACCCATGAACGAATTCTTCAAGTATCGCTTCGGGTTAAGTTATGCTGGCGGTAAAATGATAATGAATGGCGTTCTAATACCGCCATTTAAAGATGCAGTAATAGATGCATGGGAAAGAAACTAGCCCATGCATCTATTTTTTCTTTTTTTGTGAATTAAACAAAGGAAATCATTATGAGTAAAAATTGGAGAAATTCTAGAAAATGGAAAGAAACTAAAGAAAAGGTAATTAAGAGAGATGGATATAGATGTGTTATATGCGGTCAGTCAGATGATCTTGCAGTACACCATATTAATGACGCTAGTTATCACCCTAATCAAAGATATTTAATAGATAATTGTGTTACTCTATGTAGAGAATGCCATACTAATTTCCATACAAATTTTAAAAAATCTTTTAGACAAAAATGTACCGAATACGATTGGAATAACTTCATTTGTCTGACTAATTATTTTAAGAGTAAATTTACTAAAGGAGATCAGAAGTGAAGTTACCCAGTAATTATGCTACGATGATTAAAATACATACACCATTGTCTAGTATTAATCTGATAGGCATAATTGAAAATAGTCTTGTTATTAAAAATTACTACCACGCCTCCATAGATACTAATTTAGGTTTACGTAGTTTAAAACAAATGATAGAAGATTACTTTAAACTTAAAGATACAATATTAAATAATTTACTTTGGATTGTAGAAGGAGATAACTGCTTATATATTGCTATTTATAAAAATGCTAATACTGAGAATATAGTAAAACAATTTAACATTCTATTAGATTATTTAGTTTTTTATAAAAAAATTAAAAAATATGAATATAGGTATAAATCTAATGAAGCATTTAATGTAGTATTATTTAAAGGAGTAAAAGAATGAAAATTAAGAGAATTTTAATCGGTGTAGTAACTTTTCTTTTATTTGTAACCTTTTTTATAGGTACAGATCCTAGTACTAAATTTTTCCAAAACTTATCTTGGGGTGCACAATTAATTCTAACATTAGGTATTTTTATTATAGCTAGTGTAGGATTCTGGATGATAGAAATAGCATATGACTTTTTCATAGATCCAATCTACGGTAAAGCAGGATTTCTAGTAGACAAAGCTAAGGAAGATGCTAAAGGCGCAGGTTTAGCGTTAATAGCTAGAAGTATAAATATATTAGCTGCAGCTATAATAGTAGCAGCGAGTATATTAGCACTTAATATTGGATAAAAAAATGTTTTTAGAATTTAATATTCTAATAACATTATTGATTTCTATTATAATTGGATTAATTACATTACACTCACTAGGAGTAAATACTCCTAGTGAGTGATTACCAATCATCTCCCATATCCAAGGTACCTACCGTATAATCAGCTACATTTCTTTCGAAGAATCCTGTTCTTTTACTCTCACTACCGCCTACCAAATGTTTATTCAATAGGTCTTGTAATGGATTAAATTCAGATTCTTCATATAGTAATGGTAATCCTAAATTTTTACAAACAGAATTACCTTTACCCTCTACAAATATATCAATTGCTCTTTCGCTAAATCCTAATAATCCTTTACTTACATACTTAGTCCATCTCTTTTCTGCATTTACCATTTCTTCTATTAGACTTAAAGAAAACTCTTTTACGTCTTCAGGTACCACACCGTCAAAATTTTCTTTTACAGCTGTTCTGAATATGTTTTTAAATATTGGTACATGTGACAATGTCTCATCTTTCATAATTTCAGCTATCATTTCAGCACTACCAGGCATTTTATTTTCCAAACTAAGTATTACCGCAAAACCTCCAGGAAATACCAATTCTTCTAATATTTGATTAGCTGTACATGCTTTTAATAAATCTTTTATAGTAGGTTCTTTAACAATTAAATATTTACCATCTTTTACTTCAATACCTAATTTTAATCTAATATCTTTACCTTCTACAACAATTTCAACATCATCGTATGCCTTAGCATACATATTTGCAATACTCATATTCTTTATAAATAATTCATTATCTTCATTATGTAAATAATAAATAAAGTCACCAGTTACTTCCTCTGCCATTCTTGCATATGCGTCACTATGTACGACTTCTTCACTAGCTTGTCTTACAATACACATATTTACAGCAGGACTAGTAATATATCTGTTAATATTGTCTACTAATTGATTAGCTTGTATACTATCATTTGTAGCCAATTGCGCTAATACTAAATCATAAGCTCTCTTTTCAGCATCTGTTAAGTTACTGTATCTCTTTTTATCTTTTTCTAAATTTATTCTTTTAGGGAACCATGTCCTACCTTCCATATTAGCATATAACTGTATAGCCCAATCATGATTACTTTTATTTCTAAATATAATACCATTAGGATTACCACAAAATATTTTAGCTTCATCGTAGTCTTCTTTACTGTCTAAGTTGTATAGTTTCTTAGGTAATACAAATTCACATTTTGACATAATTTCTCCTTTATCTGTTGTTTGTCAAAATACAGACAAAATAAGAAAAAGACAGTAGAGAACTTTACATTCTCTACTGTTAATTAGCACAACCAATACAAGCTATTTCTTCTTCTCTAATTTCATCATTTCTAGGAGGTTTACTCCTTAAATAGTAAAGTGTTTTTAATCCTTTTTTCCATGCATGTCTAATGGTATCTCTAATTGTCTTACCGGTAATCTTAGTTGGATCGAAATACAAATTATGACTAATACCCATGTCTATATATTTTTGTCTAATAGCAGTACAATCTATTAATTTTGTTTGTTCTATTTCATAAGGGTTTACATAATAATAAAAGTTATCAGGATTTATATTAGGAGCAGTGACTTTGAAAGCACCTAACAAGTTTTCTTCTATCCATACTTTATCATAAACTGGTTCAACATTATTAGTAGTACAAGCTATAATACCTGAATTACTATTAGGTGCTATAGCCATTGTATATGCACATCTTACTCCTTTCACAGCAGGACAGCTACCTCTCTCTTCAGCTAGATTTCTATTAGCCTTATCTACGTATTCTCTTGCTTTACTATAAAAACTTTCTATCCATTCCATATGTTCTTCACTAGCATACATTATTTGTTTATTCGCTATATATTCAGCTTCACCAACAAATCCTATACCAGTAGATCTTCTCTCTTTTTGTGTTTTCTCAGATTTTTCAGATGGATAAACTGTTAAATCTATAGAATTATCCAAATATCTTAATGTAAGACTAATTACTTTTTCTAAATCATATTCATCCAGTTTAGCAATATTGATAGATGATAAATTACACACTGCTGTATGGTTTTCATCAGTAGGCTGAAGTACTTCTTGGCATAGGTTGCTACTTCTAATAATACCTAATTCAGGATGTTCATGTTGTCTATTAGCATTATCTTTAAATAGCCAAAATGGCATACCTTCATCGTTGTACATCGCTACTAATTTTTTCATTAGGTCTCTAGCTTTAATCTTTCTTGTATTAGGATTAAATCTACTTGGATTCTTTTCAAATTCTCTTTCGTATTCTTCGTATTTCTTTTTAAATTCTTCTCCATATAGTTCTGTTAATTCAGGCACATCATATGGATCGAATAACGTATATTCTTCGTTATTACCTTCTCTTTCCATAAATACATCATCTACTACTACTCCTAAGAATAAGTCTCTACAAATTCTTCTATCTTCACCAGACAATCTTCTAGTATCTAAGAAATCATAAATATCACAATCCCATATAACATCAAATACACAAAAAGCTCCTGGTCTAGAACCTAACTGATCTACAGCGATACTAATATCGTTTAATATTTTCATCCATGGAACTTTACCACCTGCTACCCTTGGATAATTCCTAATCCAACTATTCAATGCTCTAATTCTAGCAATATCAATTCCCCAACCACTACCTATTTTACTACCTAATGCGATTTCTTTAAATCCTTCAAAGATACCTTCTAAATTATCAGGTAAGCTAGCTAATAAACACGAAATAGTACCACCATCTTTCTTTCTACCATTTGATAAAATAGGTGTTGAGAATACTATCCATAATCTACTAGCAGCTTCATATAGGTCTTCTACTAATTGAATTCTTTTATCTCTATCCTCATCCTGCATTAGAAACATACTAATAGCCATATACATGTGCTGTGGTAATTCTAATACTTTACCTTTATCTTTTAACAGGGATCTATTTATTAAAGAATCTACTGCTAAATAAGTAAATAAGTTATCTCTTTCACCTACTATTTTACTATTTAAATATTCAATTTCCTCCTCTGAATATTTATCAGTCCAATCTGATAATAGATGTTTGTTAAAATTAATATAATCTTTTAATGTAATTTTTTTATATACATCACCACTACCCTCTCTATTGTAATTTCTTTTAATATTATGGTATAAATCATAAAGTTTTAACCTAGCAGCCACATATATCCAATCTGGTTTATCTACATCTACTAAGTTAAGAGCTGTTTTTATTAATGTCTCTTGAATTTCACTAGTTTCAATACCATCGTAAAACAAAAGTTGAGATCTTAATTCTAATTCTTCATAACTCACATTCCTTAATCCCGTACATGCGGGGATAGTTTGTTTTCTAATTTGTGAAATATTTAGTTTTTGACTACTACCATCTCTTTTAACTACGTACATCTATTCTCCTTATTAATAAGATCATTTCATTTTTATTTTTTTAGCATGTGAAAATATGTTCGAAAGAAAATCTTAACAATATGATACGAATATGGTAACTATTAATAGTTATTGTAGCTCCAGTTAATTTCATTTATATATTATTAAGATGTAAACAAATTAAATAAAAGGAGTCTACTGTGAAAAACTTAGAAGTAATTTTAGGAAGTGATGTAGTTAATTTTAGTATTGTAGAGGAGGTCGAAATGGAATTGAACAGAAGAGAAGAATTAAGACTCTTTATAAGTCTTAAGGAATTCGGGTATAAAAAATTATTAGGTCTTTTAAATCTTTTAAGACCAAATGGTAAAGAAGAAGTAATTGTAAAAGATTACTATTTGTTGGAAGATGATGGAAATACTAGATACAGAAGAAGACATTATCCAAATAAAAATGTGAAAGATGAATATTATCTAGTAAAAGGTTTTGGTGGTAATAAAACTACTAAACAAATCACAAGAGATGAATTCATAAACGGGTTGAAAGGTAAAAAAGCATGGAGAGTAAGAAAGGATGTAATTGTTGTTAGAAATTTCTGCGGTTTTAACGGCTGTGTAGAGTTGATGCTAGTAAATAACAAACTTTATTTCTCTATAGAGGTAGAAGCAGATAACTTATTCAAACCTATGGAGCAGTTAAGAGCGATTTCCGATATGTTAGATATAAAACCGGATATCACTACCGAAACAGTCTGGGAGTATTTCAGGAAGTAATTTCCTGAAATCTATTCTTTTTTCTTTTTATATTATTAATAAGAAGAGAAGTCAATTCTCGAAATCACGCATAAAGGATAGTAAATGGATAAAATTAAAGACATTAAAAATTATGACAAAATTGAAAAAATCTTAGGTGAAGAAAAGTTAGTTACAGTAGCAGATGAAATAGAAGAAATATTAAACCTGCATAACAGATTAAGTAAACTAGAAAAAAGATTACAAACGTTACCGGATTGTGAGGAAGGTGACGAATGCTGGAATTATCAATTTGACATTAAAGTAGAGATTAATGAAATCAAATCAGATATCTCAGAAATCTTAGATAGAGATATTGATGACATAAAGTTATTTTTAGACCATAAACCTATTAACAAAAATGAAAGAGATATCATTGACGAGTATATCGATCTCTATGAAAAAGATGAATTAATTGGACTATAGGCTAGATATTCTCTACCCTATGTCTTTTCTTTTTTAGTCACAGTCTATATCTTCTACTAAATCTCCTAATATTATTTTTATATCATAACCATTTTCTAAATAGTCCTTCATATACTTAGACATTCTATTTTTTATAACATCTTTCACATGGTGTCTATTAATATCCCATGCTGTTCTATTACCATATAATTTTCTTCTAGCTCTTTTACTCTTTATTTTTTCTACATTTCCAAACCATTTATTAGGATCACAATTTTTTATTAAACCACAATATTTTCTTTCGTATCTAAAATATTTCCATCCACCATTATAAACAGAATCAGCAAACGCTATTCTGGTTTCTATTGGTATATTTTTACTAAACTTAATAAAGTTACTTTTCCATAATAAAATACCAGCTTTAATTTGTAAATCAGGACGTTCATAAACATTATTCCAATTTAATTCATGTAACTCTTTTGGAAAACGTTTTCTTAAATATTCAATTGTATCCCATTTTACTCTACCTGTTTTATTAAACACTCTTGTTAACTGAAAAAACCCTGCTCCCTCTTCTCTTTTAGTTTTTAATCTAGATTTAGGAGACCAACACCTTTTAGCCCAATAATTATTACCACACAATTTTACACAACTCTCATGTTCTATTAAAGCTGGAAAATAGAATGGATAATTAAAATCATTGCCCAATATTTTATATACTTCTTCATAAACTATGGGTAATAATTTTTTAGCTTTATCGGGTATGTAGGTTTTACTATCACAATTCTGGCCATATAAGGAAGTAACAACAGTCGTAGACAATACTAATAAAATAAACAATGATTTTTTTAAAAATATTTTTGGTTTATTCATTTTTACTCCTTGATATAAAATTATATTCACTTCATGAAGCATTAAGCCTCATGAAGCATTATATTTCGTTAATAATTTTTTTACATTATCTATAGTCATTTCAGCTACATCCATTCGATATGCTTCAGCAATAATAGATTCTACATCGTTATATCTTCCTTCTCTTATTAAAATACCCAATTTTACTCTAAAAGCTTCTATCATTGCTACAAATTTTTTTATTGCATAATCATATTCCTTACCTGTAGTTATAATTAAATCTACTAATTTATCGGTAGTCATACCCGTTAATTCTGCTTCCCATTTTAATTCATTAGCATAACTACCATCTGTTTTATATTTTAATGCCATTTCGTATTTTTGTTCATATCTAAATAATTGGTCATTTGTTACTCTTTTACCAGTTATTAGATTTCTAGCTTCAGATGTTTTTGTATCCGCCAATTTATCTACCTTTTGAAATAAATCAAATTGTTTAGTTTCATTATTGTACTTTTCTAATTCAGTCAATATTTCAGAATCAGTAGGCATTGTCCTTTCATCATTCCAGACAATCTCCTCTCCATTTAGTATTTCCATTTTAGGATCAGGAACCAATCTTTTTATCATTTCTATTTTTAACCAAAAATCCATTTTATATCTCCTTATCTATTTCTAAGTACTGTAAGATAAGTGGTATAACTATAACTATTACGACAATCGTTATACCATTTAACATAACCATTTTCATTATACCAAATTCCCAAATACGCATACTTTTCATAGTCCCCGTTTGGCTCAGTGACGTCTGTTCTATCGCTTGCCCACCATGTGTTACTACCATCTATTACTTTCCATCCTTTCCTTCCCATTCCTTCACTATTTAATGGTATGTTGCTATGCCAGCACCTGGTACAGCATCTGCCAGGTATATCATTGCCATCGTAATAAATACCCAATGGTCCCATAGCAGTAGGTTTACCAAGCGCTAATAAATATCTCCTAGCTAATTCATATTCTTCTCTACTATGTGGGCAGAATAACTCATAACCATCTTTACTAGCACTACTACCTATAGGATCGTAAGAATATCTAATCCTAGCACCATTTTCTACTAATCTAAAATCTACAATGTCGTCATTAGGTAAGATTACTTTTTTAAGTTGTTCAATATTTAAACCCTCCAGTAACTTAGCATTTAAAGCCTCTTTTACAACTAGATTAGGCGCTACCTCATTTATTATCTCCTTTACATCATCACTTGTCAAAGTTTTACTATTTATCAAATCTGTTAAATCTTTTACAGCCTGACTAAATTTATCTTTTAATTCATTATTAAGATTTTCATAACCAGTATTTATATTGTTTAGTTTAAGGTTTATTTCATTAATTAATTCCAAAATTGACATTTGATAACTCCTTTAATTTTAAATTTATTATATTAAAATTATGTAATAGATTATTGCCTAGATTTAAAATATCCTCAGGACTCTTATTAAAAAATATTATTTCAAATCTAGTTTTATATAATAAACCATAAAATCCGTTTTCCAACATTCCTGGTTCAACTTGTTCGTCCTTATAATAGACCGGGTAATCTGTTGTATTTAGTTTAACAGTAAGATAATCAGTATTCATTTCGTTGGTTTTAAACACAATAAAGTTGTTATTATTAAATATTTCTAATTTTAAACTTGTTCCATTTTTTTCTAAAATTAAATTACTGTCTGTACCTACATTTTTATAATATTCTATAACTGGTTTACTACTACCAGCAGCACCGGTATTAGATAATATATTTATTAGCATAGCCACATTTTTAATTTTATATGTTTTTAACTGATTTTTACTATCTAATACCTGTATTGTTAATTCTTTTGGTTCTGTGGAAAATAAATCATCAATGTACTCATTCATTTTCATACTGACTTTATCTTCTAAATTCATTATCATCATTACTTAATCCTTATTCATCAACTTCTTTTCAACGAAACTTCAAGTTTTCTTGAAAAAACAACATATTAAGGAGAAAATTTATGGAAATTTATAATTTAATAAAAGAAATAGAAACCAAAGAAACAGTAGGTTATGAAGACATTTCTGAGATATTGAGAAAATTAGATAATGCAATTAGTAACAAAATTAAGAATTTTTTAGATTTCATAAGGACTACTAAAATTATAGTAGATAACCTACATAGTTATAAAACTAAAATGTACAATATTAAAGATTTGCAAAAAATAAAAATAAAATTATTAAAAGCACTTAACAAAAATGAAATTGTACCAAATATTGTATTAAGAAGAAAAGTACCAATAATTTTAGGTTTAAATAAAACATTACCAGAATTAGTAACAATACTGTCTACAAGTAGTAAAGTGTTAAACCAATATGAGAATATAGTAAAAGATCTAGAAGATAGAATAAGTAAAACAATTATAAAAAACGATATTAGTCTATTTTTACCTAACAAAAGAGAAGTATCTGAAATAGCAAAAACTGTAAGTGAAGTAGGATTGGTAATAGAATCAATTACTGATAAAAAACAGATGACCGATATGGTGGAAATGCGTAAAGTAATTAACAACATAACTAAACTACCTGAAATAATAAATATGCTTTTAAAGCTAGGTGAAGTCTACAGAATGGAAAGAGTAGAAACCATGATAGACAGATTAAACGATGTAGTACCTAATGTTAAACTATTAATAGATAGACTGTTAAATGAAAACAACAATGACGAAAAAATAAAGAATGAAATAATCACATATTTAAAGACTGTGGCTGAAATAACTACAATAGTAGGTATGTTGGAATTACTATACCTACAAACAGTAGATATGACAATAGCTATAATAAAAACAGTATTAGCACCTATAGATGCTAGAAAATTAGGCAAACAAAAACTAAAATCAGTAGAAGTAGAGCAATCCATAATACAAAAAATTAAATCAAAATTATTTAGTAAATAGAGGATTTTCCTCTATTTACGTTTTTTCACTTTTACAGATGAATAGTAATTACTAGTAATTAAATATTCTTTATCTTCATTTCCTATTTCAGTAATTGTAAAATACTGATAGGTATAATCATCTTCTAAGATTACTAACGTAACTTTTGGATTTAATTTTTCTAATTTCTTCATGGTGTTTCTCTTAGGTGTATCTAAACCTATCATTATTTGTATTTTTACTCCATTATAATCCACATCCATAACTACTTTATCTTTGGTTATATCTTTTTTCAATACTGTCTTATTTTTATCATTTGTTTCATAAAACAAATCAGTAATATCTTTATATTCAGTATTTATTTTCTTATCTTTGTTAATATAATCCACTAGAATATTATCTAATTCTACAAATATTTCGTTAGCTCTATAAGACAACGATGGTGGATATACATTTGTAGCTAACTCTATGTCATCAACAGTCCTTACTGTCATTTTTACACGATTGTCGGGTATTAAATAATCCTTACCATATAACTTAATGTTTCTATTAATTTGTTTATTAAATATGTTATCTAATTTTAAAACAAAAGGTACTACTAAACCATCAGATACAGTTATTAATAAGTCGGTTATCGTTTTGATATAATTGTTAGGTTCTTTTGTTAAATATTCCTGATAGATAATTTCATTATCTCTTTTACCTATTTCATCGATTTCTTTATAATTAAGACCTAAGTAAGAAATCATATTTACTGTGTTTTTATCGTCTATATTCAGATACCCAAATAATAATTTGTTCTCCATAAAGTATGGTCTTTCTGTTTCCATATCCCAATATGTTTCTCTATTGGTAATTACTATTTTTTGTTCTACATCATCTCTATATCTCAATATTACACCTAAATTAGCTAATAAATCAGCTCTGTCATTCCCTAAGTCACCAGAATGACCTGCTACTTTTCTCGTAGTTATTTTTACTATTCCTTTTAAGCTATCCAATAACTCTTTTAAAATTTTTATTTTATCAGGATTAGCATTAATATCTTTAATATCGATATCTGTTTCTAAAATCTTTTCTATGGTATTTAAAACATACGTAGAATCTATATTAAGCACAATCTCATCAATATCTGAAAAATTATCATTATTTTTTAAATTTAGTTTTACATATTCTAATGCTTTAATCACTGCATCTAATTCTGCTCTATTGTTTGTATTACTATCATTTTCGTATCCATAAATGTCTACTATGAAATCTACAGAGGTTTGAGATACGCCTGAATTAGATTTTTTAAATACAGTCTTGGGTAGATATCCTATCTCAGTAGCTACATATTTAGAGAGTATCTGCTTTGTTTTATTTTTACCTGCTTTATACATATGTATTCCATATCCTGTAGGTCCAGGATTTTGTTTACATGCTCCATCCGTATAAATTACTAAGTTACTCATGCTTCATCCTTTAAAATTTTAATTCCAATCTTATTCACAGTACCGAATAACGCAAACGAACGTTTTGTTTTTATAATATTTTTTCTCTCATATTTTTTAATCTTTTCTCTAACAGTGGTATCAGAACAACCTATATATTTAGATATATCTTTATAATACCCAACATAATAACCCTCAATTTGTGGTAATTGTTTTATAGCTTTTAAAAAATGTTTATCAAAGATTTTACTTAACTTTCTATTATCCATTAAAATCCTTTAGTTTTTTCTTTCAGTAAAGAATCAATTCTGAAAAACTTAACTTTGTTATTTCCAAATTTTTTCATTTATATATTACTAATACGAGAACAAAACAAATTAAAGGAGTCTACTATGAAATTTTTAAACGCACATAATGGTAAAATAGAAGAAAGAAAAGTAGTTGGTTTGTGGAGAAGTAATAAAAACCATAATAAAGTTGTTCCCGCATTCGAACTAGACTCAAGAGTAATTAGTAAAATCTGTCACAGCCTAAACCCGATTATTAAAACTCAAAATGGCCTAGTGCTATCTGTAGTTTCCGTAGGTCCAGTGGTTTATAAAGAACATTTAGATGCCGGTTTTTATAAAGCGTTTGGCGGTGAGATATGGAGATTTGAACCAATGTCAGAAAGCGAAGTAATCGAGCAATTACCAAGCGACGGCGATTTAACAATGTTTCCTAACCACGATATGATAGCGCTGGATCTCCCAAAACTCTCTGCTTAAAAATCTCGACCTGAGCATGTCGTTAAACTGCTCTCATCCTTTCCCCTATTTTTCTTTTTTGTCTGAAAAGATATTATAAAGGAGAATAGATGAACTATTTATTACCACCTATTGGAGCTACAGGAGTTTTTAAATTAAAAGAACCACTTAACAATATTATTAATACTAGACAGAATTATAAAGTAATAGGAATACGTTCTATTAAAGAAATGTTAGAAAATGATGAAGATGTTTTAACATTTGTATATTTAAATCAAGATTTGACAGAAGACGATTATAACGCAGACCTAGAAAATGATATACCTATAGTAGTTTTACACGGTGAAGATGATGCATTTTATTATATACCAGCTAACAGATTATTATCTATACCTGATATAACAGGTAAAATCTTCAGATATAAGACAATAGCAGTAGACTTAGGCTTAGTACCAGATGATCAAGATTTTAATTTCTTAATAGACGAAATTAAAGATATGGTAATGAGTTATTATGGTATAGAGACAAATCCTAAAGTCATAGACATATCTTCAGCATACATTTATACAATGGATGAATATAAGAATTTTGAAAATAATAGGAAATTAAACATTACTAATTTTAAGCCTTGCAGAGTAATACTAAAAGAATTAGACAACAAGGTACAATTAATGAAATTAAAAATAAAGACATTGTTAGAAAAACTAAATAATCAGTGAGGATTATTATATCCTCACTGTACAATATTCTTTTACATCCAGAGGTAACTCTAAAAACTCTTTTTTACCTAGGACTTTGCTATTTACAAAATCTTTATACAATTTTTGTATTCTGACTAATTGTTTCTTAATTCTAATAACATTTTCTAAACAATCTAACTTATAGTAATAAAGTTTATTATCCTTATCCCTTAGTCTAAAAATTACCACTAAAGTATCTAGATCCCATATTGTTCTACCAGTAATAGAAAATTCTATATTGGATATTATTTGTTTTTTACCTATGATTTTTTCTATCCTTTTTAATCTGTGTTCTACTACAGAATCGGCATCTTCTACAATAGATGTACCAGTGAAAAAAGGTAATAACCCTTTCCTTTCTAACTCATAGTACATATCTACAATACGTATAGCTTTATCTAATAATTGCCCAAATATAATAATATTATTATTCATAAATTTTGTAAGGGGTTTATCTTTTTCGTAGTTAACTATTAAATACGGTAAAACATCTTCATAATACTTAGTATCTATCATTATTGTATAAGCCATTAGTTACTCCTTCACTACTCTTTTCCATTCTTTTCCATCTACTATTGCAAATATTTTTCCATCTATATACGCTTTTATATCGTTTCTATTACCTTTCTTAACTACAATTTCCATTTTATGTATTTCATCAGGATGTTTTTCGTCTATTACATCAAATGCATATTCATCTACATCTACCAAACCATGATGGAAGTCCTCATATTCATAATTTTTAAAACGTAAAAATAAACCAAACTCTTTAGAAAATTCCAATATTGATACTAAATCTATTTTATCCATTTATTTCCTCCTTTCATATTTTCATCGATCATTAAACCTAATTCTCCTAATACGATACCTATCATTGTACCTATCCATATCGCAAACCATGGATTTGTCATTTCTTCCTCCTTTATTTGTCTACTATTTTACTTAAAGAATAGCCAGTTATAAAACCCAAAACCATAGAAATCAGATAGATTAAGACCTCATACATATGCAATCCTTTAATTTATTTTCACTACGGTATTATCAGATTCAATACTGATATTTTCATCGTTTAATACGACCACATCTACATCTGTAAATCTGTTATACATAGACTCAAAATGACTTACCAAGTAAATTTGACTAAAATATTTCTTACTCAATTCTTCTATTAAGTCATAAGCTTTTATTCTATGTGTCTCATCCATTGTCCTACCAAACTCATCTAGAATTAAAGGATAATCCAGCATATTTAAATATTCCATAGCTACTATTTTAAAAGCTAAATCAATAATCTCCTTTATACTACTACTACCTTTACTTACATCTGATATTAGCTTAACATTATTGATTAGTACAGGAAATCTAAAAGTTAAATCTGTTTCATCTATATTACAAGGTAAAATTTTTATTTCATATGTCCATACTCTGTTTATAATGTCATTCATTTTTTCCAATACATCATTTATTATTTTTACTATAGACCTACCAATTATGCCTTTATTAGGCGATAATAAATCCACTAATACTTTTACTACTTTAATTCTTTCTTCATAATCTTTTAACTCTTTTATTAAAGATTCGTATCTCTGTTTACTGTTATTGTATTCTATTAGTTCTGTTTCTAACGTATTTAATAATTTCTTTAATTCGTATATTAATCTGTTTATATATTCGTTTTTGACTTTTTTAATTTCGTTATCTTTTATTTTCCTATTTAACTTAATTAAATTTTTTAATTCATTTGTTTTTTCTTTTATATCTTTTATAAAGTTGTCGATGTTCTTTAGTTGTTCATATTCTTTATTGTAATTGTTAATTTCCTCTATTGTCTTACTGTATTGTTTTCTAACTTCATTAATTCTATCAAAAATCTGATTTAGTTTACTAGTAGATAACTTTTCTATAATGTTTAATTTTCTTTCTATTTCAATTTTTTCATCTAGTTTTTCATTTAGCAAGATACTATTGTTATGTATGCTTAAAAGTGTTTGTAGTTTATTACTAATGTTTTCAAAATCCCTTATATCCAAGAAATCCCTAAATGATGTAGGTAATGAAAATAGTTCATTCTGATATACCATTACCAACTGTTTCTTTTCTTCTAAGATATTAATTATCTCTTCCAATTCTTTGTATTCTTTGTCTAACTTTTCATATCTTTCTTTTAACTTTTTTTGTTCATTAACTAACTTTTCATGTTTTAATTTATCATAACCATTTATCCATGTAAACCCGCATTTCGGACATTCTATCTTTTTACCATTTTTTATATCTTCTAAATGTTTCAAATCCTCTTCTAATAATAGTAGTTTTGATTTTGTTTTATTTAATTCGGTTTTTATCTTTTCATATCTCTCCTTATAACTCTTATAATCCTTTAATTTAAGGTTTCTATATCTCTCATCATTGAGTAATGTAACTGTTTCTAGTAGATTATTATAACTATCTAAGAAATTTGCATTAAATTGTTCTATCTCTTTTATAGATACTCTAAAAGGAAATAAATTTATAATTTCATCAATTTCATTATTCAGTATGTTTAATCTTTTCCTTAAATCTTCAGGGTTGTCTGTTTCATCAATATTCATATTTTCTATTTTTTCTATTCTGGTTGTTAAATCTTCTTTAGTGTGTTTTAAATATTCCAACCTACTTTTCACTTCTGTAATTCTTGATTCTAAATTTTCTATATTTATTTTTCTATCTTTAATTAAGTTTTCCAGTTTATAAATATCTCTATACAGTTTACTAGAAATTTCATCTATTTTCGTTAAATATTTTTTTGTATCTACTTCTTTATAAGGTTCTTTACTTTCTAATAGTTTTTCTATTAAGCTATTTAACCTATTAATTTCATTTTTTAAGGCTATCTGAAAATCTTCTCCTTTTGTTTTAAACATCTCTTCATCTTTTAATATTTTAGACCTGGTTAATTTCATAAATGATTGTAATTCTTTATATCTGTCTTTAGCTCTATTAAATACAGACATTGCGTATTCGTAATCTATATGCGATAGAATCTTTGTAAACCATTTCTTTCTCTCGTTTACTGTCATAACTGTAAAACTATTAGTAGATAACAATACTTCCATTACTTCTTTTGTTATTTTAAATTCATTATCTATTAATGACTTTTGTATTTTAAGTTGTCCTGCTGTATTTAGTTCTTCATTATTTTTTATAAAACTGTGTTTATTAGTCTTTCTATCAAATCTTATTACATATTTATTACCTCTATGAGAAATTTCTAATTCTTTTTTACCATTTTCTCCATAATCATCTTTTAAATTGTCGACATTAGGAATTATTTCTTTTAAAAGAGATGATTTCCCACTACCGTTTGTGCCCAATATAACTTGTATTTTTTTCTTTGGTGTATATTCTATTTTTTTAATACCGGAAACATATAGTCTTTCATAATCTTCTATATATAATCTTTCTAATTGCATTTATAGACTCCTTTAAAGATATTCAACTAACAATATTGTACTGAAAAGTTTATTATTAAGGAGTAAATAGTGGAAACACGTGAAAAAGAATTATATTTACATAAGATAGATCCATCTAATTTTATTTTTTATTCAGTAGGTTTTGTAGCAAAAGATAAAGACTGGGATACAGATATAGTAGAAGTTTTTCCTGTAGAAAAAATTCCTGAAGAAGGTCCTGATTTACAAGAAGAAACTGATTTAACAGACTCTGCTCCGATAGTTAAAAAAGGAACATTAAAAGATGAGGTTAAAGATGAGTTAATCGTACTAAAAAAGTCAGCTACTATACGTGCTAAATGGTTAAGTCTAGGACAATATAATAGACTAACGCCGCCTGATGTAAGAAAAGGAGAACAAGTTTTAATTTATAGATATGGGAATAGTGATTTATTTTTCTGGACTACGACATTTAACGATTTATCATTAAGGAAAGAAGAAATAGTAAGATTTGTATTTTCTGATAAACCACAGTTAGATCCTGAAGAAACTTTAGAAGATACATATTATTTCGAAATAAATACTAAAGATAAAATTCTAAAATTTCATACTACTGATAAATGGAAAGAATACACGACTTATGACGTAATGTTAGATACTAAAAACGGTAAATTAATTTTAAACGATGGTAAAGGTAATAGTATTACTTTGGATAGTACATTAGATATGTTAAACATTTATACCAATTTAGTATGCACTATCACCACCGGCGCCACAGTGACCGTTACATCACCTACTGTAAATGTATTGGGCGGAGGTGTAGTAAACGTAGCCGCGCCAACAATAAATGCTAATGGTGAAACAATAAATATTAAAGGTAAAACGGTAAATATTAAGGGTGGAAGAGTAAACATAAACTAAGGAGAAATCATGGGATGTCAAATTTTAACTACTGGATTAATACCAAACCAAAACGGACCTACACAAAACCCATGGGAATGTCATTATTTTACTCATCAGGTAGAAACAATAGAAGATGAATATTTTAAAGAACATATTGAATGGGGTCTAGATGGCGATATCCCGTTAGATATAGAAATAGATAAGGACATTGGTTTAATCCACGGTGTTATTAAACCATTAACAGTAGAACAACCCGGTATTGATGAGTCTATGTTTACTCCCGATGAAGTGTTGAAAGAAGATGGTAGCAATTGGAAAAATATAGGTAGATACAAAAATACTACGTATACATTTAAGTTTAGACTATATAGAATATATAGAGATGAATCAGTGAACGGACCAATTAGTTGTGAAACAGAAAACTGTAGCATAATAGAGTCAGGAGAAACAATTGATGGTAAGTTTTATGCTATAAAGGTGCAATGGACTTTTATAGAAATAATGGTTATAAAGAATAATGATATTGATAATTATATTTTTGCTAAAAAGTATTTTGATGCAGGATATAAAATAGTCTATAACGATATCAGTTATACTAAAGAAAATGAAGATGACTTTTTTAAAAACCATCCAGGTCCGTTTGGTAATAATTGTTAAAGGAGTATAAAATGCCACCTATTGTTAGATTAGGAGATACAGGTAGTGGTCATGGTAGTTTTCCACCTACAAACGTATGTAATAATAGCGATGACAGTAATGCAAATAGTCTGGGTATTTGTAGACAAGGTGATTGTTTGGGATCTCATGGATCACCCAGTCCATCGCCACCGCATAGTAGAGCTGCCTGCGGTGGTAGTAGTGATACTTTTGTAAACAGTAGACCAGTAATTCGCATAGGAGATCCGGTATGTTGTGGCGGAATGTTGGTCACAGGTAGTCCAGATATAATTGTTAATTAAAAAGGATACAAAATGCTTAAATGGTTACACAGAATAAAAAAAATATTTAAACTTTTAGATAGTATTGATGAAATAAAAATAAATGAAGAAAACATATTAATAAAATTTAATAAAAATCTTTTAATAGGTAGTGAAAAACATCTAGTTACATTTAGCAAAGGAAACAGTATAAGTATATCTAATCGATTACATCTGAATCCTTTATATAAAAAGGATATAATAAATTTATTAGAATTAGATGGTTACGATAAAAAAGTAGATGACTTATTGCTAAAAGGAATAATAGAGAGTAATCGAAAAAATTTATTAAAGAAAATCAAAAACTTTAAATTAATAGAAAGGAATACTAATGGTGACAATTTACATTGTAAAGAACGGAATAACAATAGAGAAAAAATACATAAATGATAAAAATCGAATAAAAATCATATTAGATATTCTACAGAAATATCACAATGAAATCTATGTAGAAGATAAAAATAGAAATAGATGGAAAACAGAAAATTATCTATCACAAGAGACTATTAGTTAGTCTCTTGTGTAATTATTTTATTTGTTTTTTTATACCAATTATTCATTTCTTTAATTTTTGACTTATATTTTTTTATAGTGCCTAATAAATCCAAAGTATAATTTACTAGCATTCTTTCCCTATTAAATGGAGTAGCTGTTACGTAGCTAAATTTACTAGGAGGACTAGGTATTTCTATATTATCGGTTAATAAGTATTTAGGAGGTTTAACTAATGTAATTTTTTCTTTATAAACTATTTTGTATTCTGGTGTTCTGTTAGCACAACCTATAAAAAATAAAATTGGTATCAATAGGAATATTAACTTTTTCATTCTTCATCCTTTAAGCTATTGTACATGTCATAAATAGCATTTATGTTTTTTAATCCTTCTAACTGATAATCAGTTTTATTAATTATTATAATTTCATCATTTTTCACAGGTTTGTCTTTTACTACATGCTTGTTTTTGGTAATTAATTTTAATTGTTCAACCTCTTTCTTAGTAGGTGTAGAAATTACTTTTTCTTTTAACTTCATAACTTTTTTATCTATCTTTTTTTCTTTTCTAATTACTGTAATAGTCTTATTCTCATCTAGTTTTTTTATCTTATCTTTGATTTGTATGGTTTGTTTCAATTCTTTATTATTGTGTTCCATGTTATCAATAACTACTTTTTGTTCAGCTTTTATTTCTGCATCTGTTTTAATGTTAAAGGTTTTATAAACAAACCCTTTTATAGTCATTACTATAAAAATTATTAATGGTGCTACTACAAACAAGGTAATAATCACAGATAATAAACCTTCTTTAGTTTTTATAAAATTCCATAGTTTAAGCATTTCCATCTCCTTATAAATTTCGTTTTCAGAAAAATTGAGCAATATATAATTAATATGTAAAATCGATTAAAAGGAGTCTAAAATGTTTGTACCACCTATTATAAATTTAACAGGTGTTTATGAATTAAAAGAAATGAATGGTATTTATACACCGGTGTTTAAAAGTTATCAGTTTGATACGCCAAAAAAGTTCTACGGTAGACATAGAAGATATTTAGATCTACTCTGGAGTGCCTTTAAAAGACATAATCTAAAGACTGGAGTCATATTGACAGGTCTACAAGGTACTGGTAAAACTGAAATAGGTAAGGAATTATGTAATAGAACAATAAAAGAATTTGGTGTAAATGTATTATTAATTACTGATATTAATTATACTCCTGAGTTATTACATTTTTTAGAATCATTAGAAAATGTGGTTTTGTTCTTTGACGAATTTGGTAAAAACTTTCCTTATGATAAACAAGAAAAAATGTTAACTTTGTTATCGAACCCTTATTCAAAAAGAAGAGGCGTTATTATTACAGAAAATGAAGTATGGAGTATTAATAGACATATACGTAATAGACCAGGTAGACTAAAATATGCAATTAATTTTAGTAAACTACCAAAGGATACGTTATTAGAATATTGCAGAGATCAAAAAGTTCCTGAAGATGTGATAAAAGAGATTATTGCCTACTATAGTGTAAACAGTAGATTTGTATTCGATCACCTGAAGGCGATTGTGGAAGAATGGAAAGAGACTAAATTAGATATTCCTACTATTGTAGAAATTTTAAATATAGAATCTCCTGGTACGGGTAAAATAATAAAAATACTAGAAGCCAAAAGTAATGAGAATCTTGAATATGAGGTAGTAAGCCAAGAACCTATTGAATTGGATTACAATATGTTTATGTCTGGTGATTTATCATGTATGGTAAAAATTAAAGAAAAAGATAAAGAAGATGCAGTTGAATTATATTATAGACTAATGTCAGAGAACATAGTCAAATCAGACGATAACGAAATTATATTAAAAATGAAAGATAAGAAATTCAGAGCAATCGTAACAGATGCTAAACCAAAAAGTGAAGACTACTGACCTATTTTGGTCAGTAGCTTTTTTCTTTTTTACAGTATTAATAACTCTGGATATTTTCTAAAGTTTATCAATTGCGTATAACCAATTGAAATTGCATCTATTTCGTGTTCACTTTCATTACCTATTAGAAATTTACTTAATTCTTCTATATTGCTAACAGCTAAAAACATATCATTTTTATTTGCTAACCCGTGTTTACTAACTACTTGTTTAACTATGCTAGGTGGATATTCCGTTATATTTCTTAAACCTGTATTATCCATAAAAGCTTTTTCTATAGCAAAGATAGATTTAGCTATTGGTCCATATGCCGCTGGCCTAAATCTGTTTATAAAACCAGCTTCTATAGCTAACCATACTGGTAATGTGTCTTGAAAGATTTCTGATGTAATTTCATAAAGCCTCTCCAGTCTATAATTTAAATTATTTTCAATAATTGAATATCTGGGTTCTGTTAAGTCTATTAGTATTGTATTTAAATTATTGATAGTCATATCGTCATTTATATTAAATATAGCTACACCGCAATAATTGGTACCAGGGTCTATGCCTATAAAATTAAACATTTTATGCTCCCATATAAAGAGGTTCCATTCCTCCTATTTCTACTTGATATTCTATTTCTTTTTCGTTAGCCAAGTTATATAATAATTCCAAATCAAAATTAGTATCCACAAAATAGTTAATCTGTGTCCAGACGCTCTCTTTACCATAAGTAGTATCTACATCTAAACTACTACAAAATCCTATTTCTGTTATGGTATTAGTATTATCATTAGGATACAATATCTTAATAGCATTTTTTATTTCATTAATTTCATCTTGTGTAAAATGAAAATATACTTTACACATATTTAAAATATATCTACCTTTCGTACTAAAGATATCCGTATTTAAGGTAGGTACTGGATTTAATATGTTGCTATCCGATAGCGTATCATAAGGACCTATAAAATTATCACCTTCCACTGATGTAACTTGGAATAATGTGTTAGTAAATTTTATATCATCAATTAGTCTACCATAATATGCAATATATGCACCTGAGTCAGTGTAAACTGTTTTTCTTAGCCTATATCTTTTTCTTTCATTTTCTGATAAGTCATTATTTTCAGGTCTTAAGATAAACGGTATATGTTTAAATAATGCGCCATCTACAGGTCTATGAGAACCTCTCTTTCCATTTATAGCTGTGTTTTCTATAACAGGATTACCGCCAATACCAATTGTCATTAGACGTAATTTTGGTAACATATCTGATATTCCGTAATTAGGTAATATATCAAATTTTTCATTTAGTGTAGTATTTGGTAAAGGTCTAAACGGTTGATCTAATAATAATGCCGTTTGTAAATTTATACCGTATATTGTTCTGGTTACATTAAATACCATTTCATACTCCTAATCTTTAAAATCTTCTAAACTCAATTCTTCATATTCTATTTTATCTTCACCTAGTACAATTTCATCTGGTCTCAATCCTTCTGTTAATTCTATGTTTCTTTCCTCTATCTGCACACTTGCTTTTTTAGCATTTATATTTTTTAACATTTCACTTATAATAAGCACAACATCTTCTTGATTTTTATTATCGTCGTTTTTCAGTCTTCTATCTACTTTACCTAAAATTTGACTATCTATAGAGTTTAATAATTCGTTAATGACTCTTATTTCTGAAGTTTTATGTGGTAGACCATCTTCCAATAAATGATCCACTATTTTTTCTCTTATATCAATAGTCTTGTTTAACAATCTATTTTCTTCTGGTAAAAAAATACTTCCTTTATCCATTTCACCTATTTGACTCATGGTTGTTCTCCTTAATATATAAGTTTTTCACAGTATTCGGATATATTTGAATATCTAAAAGGAGAATTTATGTTAAACTTTATAAGTAATTTATTTAAAACCAATTGTGATAAGATAGATAAAAACGATGACAGGCGTTACATATGTTTAGAGAAAAAAAAGATAAATTTATTAGAAATACTTAATGACAAAATAAAAATAAATAGTATCCATAAAAATATTTACCAGTACAATGAAGTTTTAGATCAAATATTAGAAAATGATTTAGAACACTATCTAAATCCTAAAATAATTAAAACTACTGTAAGTTATAAAAATATCGATTTACTAGTTTGGTGTTTGAATAATGAAGAAGAATTAACTAATGACATAAATACTGAATTTGAAATTTTTAAACAAAATTTGGTAAAATTACAAGATATTAAATCAGTTCTGGTAAATAGAAGTGACAACATATCAATGTTTAATTCCAATATTATTAGTAAATATATTATTAATATGCGAAACATAGTGAATGAGATACATTCTGTTTCGTGATTACTTATGTACCTTATACCAAGGAGTTACCCATGGAAAGTAAATTTAAGGAGGTGGCTAGTACTGAGAATGGAATATTAGCCAGGTTATGGCGTAGGATAGTCTTTGACAATAATTTACAAAATGCTTTACCGTTTCTAATACAACGGTATAGTAAAAAAGGAACTAGGAATACGAGTACTATTGTCTCGCTAATTACAAATAGCGAACTGACATGGAAAGCATTTGTGTTTCTAGTATTCGAAATTCTAACTGTAAAAGAGTTAGAGTTAACTCTAGAGTTAACTAAAAATGATGAAGTCTATAAAGTTAGTATTAAACTAACTAAAGACGATGTGAAATACCCGGGTAAAAAATTAGCAGAACTAAGAAATAAAGTTGTTGACATCTTAGGTCTGGATGAATCTACTATTGTCAAAGACTATAAAAAACGCGGAGGCGGTAAATCAGTAAATACCATAAACAACCACCTAAAGAAATCCAGTATTACCTGGAAAGTATTGGTGTTTCTACTATTTGAAGTATTTGAAATTACTGAACTTAATGTAATTATAAAAATACGTTGGATAAATGATGAAATTAGTTTACATAATGTAAAAGTAAGGAGGTAATAATGTTAGAAGAAAATTTAAAGAATTTAAAGAAAGATCTTAGATTGTTATTTTCGAGTCTGAATAGAAATGAAAAAACAGCAATAATCAACTTTTTAGAGTCATTTGAAGATTTAAACAAGTTGGTAATTTTCAAGGAAGTCGATAAAATAAAAGAGATTATAGAGGAAAACGACAATAAACACGGCTACCATTTTATTAAAGCGGGTGTAATCACTATGGCAAGTCTAGACGATGCTTTAAACGACTATAGGGTGTTTGAAAAGCTAGCAAGCATGTTGGAAGAATATTATAATTATGTCTTATCAATATCTACTAGAAATCCTTTACTAAAACCGTTACTACTCTATAAAGACTTCGATATTAGGACAGTTCTAGATGATGAGATAATGGTTTTTTTCCTCACTATGTTAATATTTGACAACATATTACCAAAAGAAATTTAAAGGAGAATAAAATGGCATTAAGAGATAAAACAAAAGTACAAAAAGAAATTAAAATTAGAGAAAATGGTGTAGACATTCTAGATACATTACATCCTAAATTTGTAAAACCTTTTAACAGCATTATAGGTAAAGTAAATAGTCTTGAAAATGCTTTGTTGTTTTTAAGTAGAGAATTCTTTCCAGTACAAAAACTAGATAAAGAATTATCACCAGGGTTAAGAAAGAAAATCTTTAGATCAAAAGTAAGATCTTTACCTAACTACTGGTACATAGTAGAATTAATTGCTACGGACAGAGTATTAATGGACAAAGCTATTGTAAAGGAATTAATCTCTATTCCTGAAGTAGAAAAGACATATTTCAAAATCTACCACAAAATTAAAAAGGGTGTAATTGAAACTGAAGTAGAAAACGAAAAATTGAGAAGATTAGCAAAACAATATAAAATCATCACACTTAACATTCTGGATGTAGTTAAAGAAATGGAAATTAATCCAGATGAAATAACTGAATTACCTCTTAAAGAGTATAAAGAATTTAAGAATAAAACAAAAGAAAAAATCTGGAATGACATAATAAAAAGAAAAGAAGGTAGAATAATGGAAAACATTTCTGATGTTAGCGATGAGGATGTGTATAAGATATTTATGTCATAGGTAGGTATTCCTACCTATGACATGTTTAAAATTGATGAGCATTAGCAGTAACTGGATGTGAAATTGGTGCATCCATTACTTTATTTTCTTTTTTATTTTTTACATTTTTATCAGTATTCTTTATTACATCTTTAGGATTGTCATTTGTAGTTAACATAGCTTTTTGCAATGTATAAATTCCTTTTAATACATTTAACATTTCATCTTGTACACTAACAGATCTTTCCAATATTTTAGTAGTTTTTTCAGAGTGCTTAGCTAAATCTTTTGTATCAACATTTATGTTAGTTGTATTTATAACAGGATTTTGTTGTACCATAGGTTTAGGCTGCGATATAGGACGTTTATTAATATCTGTTAAATCTGTTTTATTTATATTCATATTGTTTTTATTAATTTCTTTTGGTAAATATTCTTTTAAAATACCATTTATAGTATCTTTTCCGTCTATTCCTAGAGTATCTACCATAGTGATTATTCTATTTAATAAATTTTTACCTTTTTCTGTAGTTACTTTACTCGCTATTGCTGATAAATCATCGGTATTGCCAGTTGTGTAATATTTATCCACAGCCTCTTTAATAATTTTCACATCTGAGATAAATTTAGGATCTAATTTTTTAGTAGTAGGTTTATTATTTAATTTTATATTCTTACTTATATTCTCTTTTTGTTTTTCTAACTTACTAGTAGTTGTTTTTTTATTTGTTTGTTTTTTATCAGCATTCTTTTCTGCTTTTTCTTCTTCTTTCTTAACTAGTTCTTCATCAGGTTTAATAGGCTCACCTGTTTCTGGATCAACGGCAGGTTCATCATCTTTAAATATATCAAAACCTAAAATCTGTTTAGATACAGCTGATTTAAAATCTAACTTATCGTGTAACATATAGTAACCTATTTTAGCAGCATCATATGCTAATAAGGCCCATCCTGCAAACGGTACAAACCTAGCTGCTATTTTACCTACTAGTTTAGCACCTGCTTTTACGCCTAACTTTTTAATAACACGTTTTTTAAGTATACTCAGAAAGTTTTTAATTTTATTTACTAACCCTGTTTTAGATAGTTTACTAACTGTATTTCCAACAGCCTTACCTATTTTTGTATTTGCTATTTTACTACCGACTGATTTAATAACCGCTGTAGTTCTACTGCCTATATTTTTAACAAAGTCTACAGATTTAGTAGCTACATTTTTCACCATGTTTACAGCACCGGATACACCAGGTATTTTCATTACTAGATTTTTAAGACCAGATAAGGTGTTTCCTACACCGCTTATAATAAAGTTACCTAAACTAGTAATACCAGACAATAACTTACTACCTAACCATTTTATAGGTTCCCAAAAAATAGTTTTTAATCCTTTTAATAATAACTTACCTGTACCGGAAATAATAGATTTAAATTTACCACCTATTAATGCTACTAATGGTAAAATCCATTTCATATAACCGTTGTCCTTCTCTTTTATTTTATTTGTTATATTAATTCCTGTATCTGTTTTATCTTTCTTTTTAAATAAATTTAATCTATCTTTCCAATTACCATCTCTATCGCCATCACCATCTTTATCGAATGGATTTATTTTTCTATTAGTAGTTTCTTTAGTTTTGTTTTTTATTTCTTTTACCAAATTGTCAGTGGTTTTAGTTAACTTATCTATTTTCTTTTCAATAGTTTTTTCTTCTCCACTAGTTTCCGTTACGATACCCTTAATTTTATTTTTAACAGTATTTAGTTTTCCTTTATAAAAGTTTTTTAACTTACCTATTTTACTAATATCTACTTGTCCTACGTTATCTTTATCCAATTCTATTTTCTCTTTAGGTATTTCTTTTTTAGTTTCTTTTATTTCATTATTTTTAAGTATTCCGTCTTTTCTTAGTCCTACTAAATCTTTTCCTGCTTTGTATAAATTACCATATAGTTCTCTTGTAGCTTTACCAGTAGTAACTGCTGTACCAAAAAATGTTTTACCACCGAATTTGACTAATTCTTTTACCGTAGGTAATTTAAACTTACCATCTTTGAAAAATAATTCTTTACCTTCCTTACCTATTAATTTAAAATTATCTATAAATATTCTACCAGTCGATTTAAAAGAATTTAATATATCTTTTGTAAACTTTTTAAATCTATCTGAAAACTGTAATGTAAATTTATTATGTAAATTACCAAATAATTCTTTAGTTTTAGCTGTAGTATCTAACATGCCTTCTTGTACTTTAACAATAGCAGATGAATGCAATTTTGACATTTTATCTAAGAATTCACCATCTTTATTCATTTCTTTTAATAAATTACCAGTAGGATCCAAAGTATTAATGACAGTAGTATATAGTTTTGCAGCTTCCTCTTTATTAGTAGGCATAGGTTTACCTGCTAACAATGTTTCAATAGCTTCTTCTAACTTACCATCTTTAATTAATTTCTCAGTATTAGCTAAAACATCTTCGACTGATACATTTTTACTTTTATTAGTCATGGAGTTAAATAATGCTGATAGTTTACTACCTATTGAACTGGCTTTGCTAGTTAATTTATCAAATATGCCTTCATCTCTAAATTTACTTAAGTTATCTTCAGCTTTTTTAATATCCAAATCCTCTACTTTTATTTCGACTGTCTCTACCTTTGGTTTTATGCTTTTAATAATTTTTTCTTTATTTTCCTCTACGTTAGATTTTATATTAGGTTTTTTGATAACAGTTTCATTTTCAATATGTTCTTCAGTATTCTTATTATGCTGTTTAGATTCAGTATTTGGTATTTTAGTTACATTTGTTAATTTATTAAATTTATTTAGAACATCATTTTTAATTTTATCACCATGAGTATCAGATATATCCTTAATGGCTTCTTTTAACTCAGATTTTTTCTTATGTTCAGTAATTTCATTTTTTATATCTGATTTTAAATTTTCTATTTTTGTATTTAGTGGTTCTGAATTATGGCTAACTTCTTTAGCTTTTTCTTTTATAGCTTCGATATGTGAAAGTATCTTTCTTTCTTCTATATTAGGCTTAATTTTGTCTTCTTTATTATCAGCAACACCTTCAATATTTTCTTTAACTGTTTTTATTTCTTTAGGAATATTTCTTTTAGCATCCTCTATAAAATTATTAGTTTTTTCTTTTATGTTTTCTTTACTAAATTTTGTTTTAATAAATTTTTTAGGTTTCTCAATAATTGTTTTCTTAATATTTTCGAATTTTTGATTTAATAATTCATTTACTGTTTTTGGTTCATTTTCTTCTTGTTTAAAATTAATATTATTTAGATCTATTTTATTTAGACCTAGCTTGGTATGTTTGCTTACCATATCTAATAATCTATTAGTTTCTATAGTATTACCATCATCTGTTATAAGACCCAATTCTTCTAATAGATCCGTTCTACCTAATTCGCTTAATCTTTTAGCAGCAATACCTATAGCCATTGCATTTGTATCAATACTTTGTGTAATATTTTCTAATTTACTTTTTACTTCATCATTTATCTTATTTGTTTCATAATTTATATTTTCTTCATAATGTTTTAGTACTTTTTCAATTTTATTTTTAGTTTCTTCGTCTTTTATTTTATCCAGCAATCCTTCTTCTCTCATCAATCTTAGGTTTGATGATTTGCCTTCTTTTAAATATTCTGTTAAACCTTTTAATAATTCTTTTTTATCCTTATCCGTAAGGTCTTTATTAATGTCAAAAGCTTTAAATATTGTATCTTTACTATAATCTAAAGATTGTAATGCATATTTACTAGCATCTTTAGTATATTTCATAAACTCACGTTTTAATCTTTTCGTAGTAGTGAATTTATTTTTATCGTAATCGTATACTAATTCATCTCTGAATTTCTTAATACCAAAATGTGCTCTAATACTAGTTATTTCGTTTAATATCTTACTTAAAAAAGTAGGTATTACAGAAGTAATTGCCTTATGCGCTTTATTATCGAAAATGGCAGGTTCATCTGGTTTAGATGTTGTTAAGCTAATATTATTTTTAGTGGAATCTAAAGAATACGAAATTGTTCGCAGTATATCTGATGTAAATCCTGCTAACGCGCCTTCCTTACTAGCTAGTTTATCAGCTGTCTTTTCTAGAACAGTGCTCGGATTACTAGTTAAAGCTGAAATTTTATCATATAGTTTAGCGCCTATTTTTGTTCTACCTGCTATACTACCTATACCTGATACTGCTTTTTTTGTTGCAGTATCTAAGACCGGTGATAATCCCATTTGTAAATACATTTGTTGCTGAGTCATACCCATCATCTCAGCATTCTCTCTTAACATTTCTTTTGTTTCAACACTTTGTTGTAACGCTCCGGTCAAAGTACCTATTTTTTCTGTTAGAAGATTTTTTGTATTTTCTGTTAAATTCTTTACAAATTGACTACCAGTCACCCGGTTATAAATATTACCAGATAATTCTGATTTAATTTTATGTTCTAAATATTCTTTATTTTTTACTTTAACCATATCTGGTAAAGCTGTATTTTTCACAATGGCTTCTAATTGCTTACCTTTAGCAGGTAAATCGGTTTTAAATAAATCGTATATTTTGGATAAATAAAATACTGATTGAAATTGTAACTCTAATGATTTTTTATAATATGTACTAGTAACAGTAGATAAAAAATTAACTATTTTATTGTTAGAAGATAAAGTCATTTTTTCAATATTATTATTGGTTTCTAATTGCTGTGCTTGAATATTTGAAAATAATGATTCTACCTTGTTCTTAGCAATGTCTTCCGGGGTTTCTGTTTTAGTATAACTAAAACCGTTGTCTTCTTCAACATCTAATGCTGATCTAACTTTAGATATTAATTTACCCAACATACTATCTTCGGAGTATTTTTCTTTTAAACTATCTAATTTATCTCCATAGCTCTTATTAAGGACTTCTTTTAATGGTTTTAAAGATTCATTAACTGTATCCTTAATTTCTGATATAGAAGAAATAGTAGTATCGAGCGTATCTCCCAATTCATTAGGTAAGGAATCTACCAATGATTCCTTTACCCTATTAGCTAAATTGTTAACACTCATTTCCTCTTTTAATACTTTTTTGGTATCTTTTAATATTTTAGTTATCGGTTGTCTATCATTGGTATCTAGTTCTTCTGTTTCTTCTTCAAAAGGATCTTCGTCTAATAGCTTATCTAATTCGTCTAACCCGTCGTCCATATAATCGATATTTAACTCATTATCTTTATCAGCCATTTTGTTCTCCTTACATATCTGTCGTTCATTTCAACTAGATTTTTTCTTTGTATTATTATACGTGAAATATCAAAAGGAGGAAACATGTATATTAATAATCTAAATTTACAGATAGTGAATAGATATCATACTGAAAATGGTAAAAGTATTAAGTTAGTAGAAAAAGATAAATTAGTATTAACTTTACATTTAACAGAACAAATAAGTACATTTGCAAAAACAAACTTTGTTATTAATATAGATCTTTTATTTATAACGGATACAGATAACAATATTTTAGTTAAATATTTAGACCATTTGGAACATAATCTTAAATTGTTATTACTAGGTCTAAATATACCTGATGAAAAAATTAAAAAATTTAAACATAAAACTAAAGTAAGGATTAGTCCTAAAATTACTAAAATTCTTAAAGGTATCTTGACAGGATTTCCAAAGACACCTATCACCGATAACAAATTTAAACAAATAGAAAACGAATATAGAAATAGTGAAATATCGGAATCTACTTACAAAAAATACAAAAATAGAAATATTACAAATGTCTATTATTTATTAGGTAGAATAGATGGATTAAGATATAATGCTATAGAAAATATGGAAAAAATTAGAAATACAATAGGTTAGGATGAAAAAATACTATAAAGGAAAATTATGAAAAATACGACATTTAAACCAAAAATACCTTTTAATATAGAATTATTAATACTCACAACAGATCTTATAAAGTATCTAGGCGAAGTAAAGTCTAAAGATACATATGAACAAAATTCTACTGTCTTTAAAGAAGACGGTCTATTCTCGTCTACAATTTTTGGTCCTAAAGGTAGCAGAGAAAGAATGGAGAAATTCGGATATATAGATTTACACATTCCGGTATTTCATCCGTTAATTTATAGACATCTAATTAGCTTAGAATCTCTATATAAAGGAATATTAGATGGTAGCAAATATGCTATCTGGGATGATAAAATTAAAAACTTTTTACCTGCTGATAAAACAACAGGTGAAACTGGTTATAACTTTTTTATTAAGCATTTTGACGAGATTAAATTTAGAGAAACAGATTCTGATTTAAGAAAAAATAAAATAAACTTTATTAAGAAATACAAAGCTAAAGATGTTTTAATAAGTAAATATTTAGTAATTCCTGCAGGCATGAGAGATAGAACTGAATTACCAAACGGTAAAATACTAGAAGATGAAATAAACAATCTATATAGAAAATTATTAACAGTAGCTAATACTGCAAAGAGATTTAGAATTGATGCAAAAGACAATCCTATAATAAATACTGTTAAAAACAGACTACAAAAAGCAGTATTAGATATTTATGAATATATAGAAAACATATTATCTGGTAAAGAAGGTTTTATACAAGGTAAGTGGACTAAAAGAACAATCACGTATGGTACAAGAAACGTAATTACAGCCTTACCTATAAAAATAAGACATAATAAACAACCTAATAGACCAAAAATGGACCACACAGTAATAGGTATATTTCAATTTGCTAAAGCAATTACACCAGTTACTATTTATCAAATACGTACTAAATTTTTAAATAGAGTATTTGACCAAAATAGTAATATGAGCTATTTATATAACAAAAAGACTCTTGAAAAGGAAATGGTAGAAATTAGTGAAAAAACAAGAAGTAACTGGATAACAGATGAAGGCTTGGAAAATACTATTAATAAATTATCACAAGACGAAATTAAAAGATCTCCTATTATTGTAGATGACCATTATATGTTTCTTTTATACGACGATGGTAAGAATATTGAATTAATAGATGATGTAAACAGTTTACCATATACATATAATAAAAAATACATAAGACCTATGACTTATATAGAATTGTTATATCTTGCCTTATATGACGTAGCAGATAGATATCCAGGATTTGTTACTAGATATCCGATTACAGGTTTAGGTTCGGTGTATCCTACTAAATTCTATATAAAAGTAAATTTAAATCCTAGAGTAGTAAACCTAAGGTTACATGGTCAGGCCGAAGGTGTAACGTTATACGAATATCCTAACTTGAATGAACCATTCTTTTCATCTATGTCTCCGCATATTACGCATCTAGATAGATTAGATGCTGACTTTGATGGTGATAAAATGTCCGCTAACGTAGTAATGGAAGAAGAATCTATAGAAGAACTAGAAAACATATTGAATAGTGCTAAATATTATCTGGACGAAAATGGTAAACTAATATACAGTGCTAGTAATGATATTTCTAATTTAACATTAAAAATATTTACAGAGTAGAGGTATATTGATACCTCTACTGAATGAATCTTTTTTAAAGGAGAATTAAATGTTTCACTTATACAACGAAATAGGATTAGAAATATGTCAAACTAGTATTCAGGATCTAGAGAAGATATTTATTAAATATGCCGGTTTCATCTCGAGCATAGAAAGTATTGATTCTAGACTATTAAAAGAAATACTAGAAACAATGTTAAAATGGAAACTTAAATCTGCTTCCAAAACATTGGATAAACTATTTATACTAGAAAAACAACTATTTAATCCGGAAGGAGTTCCTATCAGTTTTAAAGAATCTATGATTCAAATACTAAAAATAAAAAAGAATTGGTGGAATAACGGTGGTATTATAAAATTTGCGTTATTATCTAAATCTGGTAAATGGATTACATATTACTTAAAAATAGATTATATTTAACATTCAACTTTCTTTATTTATATATTGTTAAGACGTAATAAAAAAATAAAAGGAGTATGAAATGGCTAAAATAAAAATCTATACACATGAGGGTATTTTTCACGCAGATGAAGTAACTGCTTGTGCGCTAATAAAATGTTTTTATGCCAAAGATGAAGATGAAGTTTATATCGAAAGAGTAAACCATAATAAATTTACTGGTAAAGAATTAAAAGAGTTAGGTTTAAAAACAGCCGATGAGGTATTTATAGTAGATGTAGGTAGAGACCATAATGCTGCACAACTTATGTTCGATCATCATCAATGGGGATCTGAAAATGGGTTAGCTGCGGCCGGTCTTGTCTACAAATGGTTAAAAGAGCAAAATCTAATTCCAAGATTTATTATCCCAGAATTAGACAAAATAATTAACATTGTAGATTTACACGATGTAGGGCAAAGAAAAGCTTTACCAGGAGAATTACCTTATATTGTATCGAAATATAACGCTGAAGACCCATATGGTAAGGAACAAGTAAATAATTTTAATACTGCTGTTAATATTGTTTATAAAGTGTTTTCTAGTCTTAAAAGAAAAGGAGAAAAATTACCAGAAATTGAAAATAGGATATTAAACGAAAGTACTTTTATAGACGATCTAACTAAACAAACAAATAAAGGAGATCCGAACAGAGTACTTGAATTTTCAAAAGGTTTTATACCATTCTGGAACGAAGTACTCCCTGTGTTAAAAAGACCGTATACTATGGTAGACATAGTAATCTGGTATGATGAAAAACGTGATACCTGGAAAGCACAAACAGTACCGACTATACCAGGTGATTTCGATAAAAGAGGGAGAATTTTAATAGATAAAGATGTACCTGGTAAAATCTTTATAAATAAAAATGGATTCTTTGCAGTATTCGATACTAAAGAAAATTTAGTAAATTATTTAAAATCTCTTTAATCCCTCCTCTTCTTTTTTTCTAAACTATTTTACCTATATATTATTTAAACGTAGAAAACAAATCAAAAGGAGTCTATATGAAAACGTTAGTAAGATTTAAAGTAGAAAAAGAAGAATTTATTCCGGAATTTATAGAAGGTCCAGTCCTAGATATTGAAAACTATAAAGGTTTTATTAAACAAACTATGGGTTATGATCTTTTACATTCAACCTTACCAAGATTTAGGGATTATCGTTTATCTGCTTTGGTGGAACACAATATAAAACCTCATAAAGGGGATTTTTTGGAATATGAAAAACATTTAGCGGGAGATCTAACGGCAATAGTAATAGTTAAATCCCTAAAAATAAAAGACAACAAAAAAATAGTCCTTGACGTAGTAGAAAAGCATGTAATTACATTATTCGAAATGGACAACATTGATTTCTCGGATACAGCGTTCTTCGAAAAAATAAATAAAGAAATAAGGACCCTATCATGTTTAGTAACACAATAGCTAAAATCGAATATTTAATATCGAAGTACTAGAAAGGAAATAAGAAATGAAAGTAGTTTTAATAAAAGATTATGATAAATGTAGATTAAATTTATGTCTATTAACAGGCGATAGTAAAAACACCATTTATTATCTATCAGTTGCTAAAGGTGATCCATTATACGCGGCTATTCCGTTGTTAACAGACATAGAATCTTTTAATAGATTAACCAACCAAAAAAATGTAAAGGTAGAAGAATTGGATTGGAAGATAAACGATATAAGAGAATTCTCATTAAGAGCATTCAAATATCTTAAAACTTCATCATTACCATGTGAAGAATAAAAAATAAAAAGGAGTCTAAAATGTTAAAAGGTATTGTTTGGAGAAGCCATATAACAGGTCTACTTACACTTGCTAGAGCAGTTGAAAAAGATGATAAAACAATAGTCAGAATTATTGGAGATAGTTCAGGAATCTATCCTATAAGTAAAATATTTTATGTAAAAGATTTTAGTAAATTTAAATATATGTATACCATATCTGCAAAGCCACATAAATTTAATTTTATGTATTGGTTAAAGGTTAGAGGTAATTTGAAAGATGCGGTAGGATTATTAGGTGCTGAATTAATAAATGAAAATCCTAATTTAAAAGAAATTGATGAAAACCTATCTATTATAATAAAATTAATAGAGAAAGATTTAGATAATAAATTCAGACCTAAAAGAAAAAACGACTATTGTCATATGTCAAAAGACATAGAAGGACTATTTGATTTTATAGATCAAATCAGGCATAAAGCAGTTATATGTCCAAAAGAAGCAGGAGGTAAATTAAATGTATTTATGAATGTGGTGTTGGAAAGAGTAGATGACCTATTATTGTATAGAGAAGCAATTAATAAATCACTATTATATTAAGGAGGAAATTATGGAAAGTATTATACCAATGGACCTATTAGCAGAAATCGCAGCAAATAAAGCACAATTGAAAATACCTACTAAATTTACAGTTAATGATTTAACTAACGTATTTAACGAAATAGGTAATGAAGTAGGAATTGAGATAAAATCTACTACAACATCTGGTAGAGTAATTTACAGTGCCTGGAATCGTGAGTATATTGAAACTAGAAAAGACTTTACATTAGAGAGTGCTTTTGAATTGGCTAAAACAATCTATGGAGACTACTTTACAGATTTCGATACCGAACCATTATGGCATCTAAGATTTTGGGATGTTATGCAAAAATTCGTAAGGACATTATTACGTAACACAAGATTTCTAACGAAAAAACAGAAAGATTACTTAAACAGAAGTTTATGCAATGTACGAATAATAGATGATTTACTGGGTGCTGCAACATGCAGAGAAAATAAAGTCATTGAAGATGAAGTTATAACTAACATTTTGACAATAGATGTTTTGGAAACTGTAACAAAAGAATTGGGTTATGAATGCAATTATGAAGTATTGAAAGAAGACAATGAATACATCCCAAAATACTTACGTAAATTTAAAGTTAGAATAGTTGGGTAACCAACTATTCTTTTTTTCTTTTTTACTATATGGGTTTGAATTCCATGAAAAGCACTACATAAGGAGAATAAGATGGATTTAAGATTTAAAGAATGGTATAGAAAATACGGTACTAGGAAAATGACTGACTTTGTCACTCCGAAATTGATTAATTTAGATAATATTTTCTACCCTAGAAATACTATTATACATTTTTATAATATGGATAGTAACATTTTCCCAACAACAAATATTTCGTATTTAAGAAATATTAAAAAAGGAATAGTTACAAACTTAGTAGATTATAATAAACCAGTATTTGATGTTAAAAAGAAAACAGTATCGGAAACTACATTTAATAATAATCTAAAAAGAAGATTTACGGATTTTAAAATTGTACCACCTAGTAAATTAAACAAACAAATAGAAAACAATCATAGTCTAATTAGGAAATATAATATAATTTACAATTATAGTTTTATAAATCAATTCTATAGGTATAAAAACTTATATTTAGACGAATACTATAAATTTAGAAATATAGGTAACACAATATTTTCGAATATAATAAACATTAACAATATGAATTTTAAACCTAGTGAACAACCTAATCACTTTGTAATAATGAATTTACCATCTACATTTTATAGTAGACAAATCTTATTAAAATACATACATCAAAAATGGACTAATAGACAGTTATTAAATCTATTTTTCGATTATAACAGATTGAACATTTTAGAACTATTTAAAGCAATAATTAAAGAATTTAAAATAGAAACTAAATATGACCTAATAAGGAAAAAAAGAGATTTGGACAGTGTGAATATTCTATTTGTCCTTGAAGATAAAGGTATTATAATAAATTTAGGGATTTTATTCAGCATGCTTAAAACATATCCCGAACTAGATTACAATACAAAAGTAGAACCTGATAAAATGTTTAAATTATTACACTATATGTTACATGCGATGTATGTATTACCTGGTTTTACCGTAGATGAGATTGAAACAGGTAAACATGAAGAAAAAATAAAAGATATACTAAATATAAAAGAAAAAACTAATTTATCAAACATAGTAGATAATGAAGATAATAGTAAAGTATATCTGGTAGAGGAAATCGATGATAATACAGTAATAGACGATGAAAAGGAAATAGATAAGATAATAGAAAAAGATGAAGAAACCGAATTAGACATAGATGAAGAGATAAAGACTATTCCCAAATACAAACATATAAAAGAAATGCTCACTACTGATGATAATCCTGCTACTGATGTAGATAAAACATTAGAAGCTATAGCAAAGGACATGGATTTAGATAATAAAAAATTAACGAAGATAAAGAAACAATTTGAAGAAGTCTTAAATACTCCTTCGCCGTTTGGTGATGAAAATACTATAAAAGACTTACTAGAAATAAGTGAACATGAAATAGAAATAAAGAGTGAAGAAAAGAAATTACCAAATGTAAAAGTAGCATTCGATAAAAAGATGCTAGAAGACCCTATTACAACTATAGATAAAAAATATATAAAACATGTTTATAAAAAAGATATCACTAGGACTGTGTTCAGTCTACAAAGAGCAGGTATGCTAGTTAAAGATTATAAAGTGGAAAAAGAAGATTCTATATTAGGAGAATATGAAATACATGAAATTACTTTTACAGATATTAAAAAAGGTACTCATAAAGTTAAATTAAAACTACCTACAATAAACGAAGACGGTGTTTATAGTATGTCTGGTAACAGATATTTATTACGAAAAAGTAGACAAGATCTGCCTATTAAAAAAATTGCTTTTAATAGAGTAAGTCTGTCGAGTGCATATGGTAAACTATTTATAGATAAAGCACCTCTTAAAAAATACGATATAGGTTTTAGTATTAAAAAACAATTGACTAAAATGCTAGATAATAATAAAATTAGAAACTTAGTTTTAGGTAACGAAATTCCGCCTGATTTAAAGTTACCCATAGAATATACATGGTTTATGAGATATATAAAATCTTTTAGACTAAATAACATATTTTTTAATTTCGATTATGAAAATAGAGAGAAGATAGTAATAGAGAAAGGTCTAAAATTAGAAGATATTGAAAAGGATGGTTATGTTATCTGCGGTACAATAGATAACGACATATTAGTAATAGATAAAGATAATGTACTATACAGGTATAAAAATAAAAAGTATATTAAAATAGGTAAACTGATTGATGTTGTAGGTTTGGATAAAAAGAAACTAACTAGAGATTATTCAATGGTAAAGATTTATAAAAATTATACACCAGTAGTATTTATGCTAATGTTTTACTTAGGATTAGACAATATGTTTAAAATACTAAATATAGACTATGTGAAATATGAAGGTAATAAACAAAATAAAGATGAAAATACAATTGTATTTAAAACCAAATTCAGTACCTATTTCGTTAAACCAAAAAATGAAAAAGAAATGATGTTATTAAAAGGATTAACACATTGGAAAAAAGAATGTAAAAGTTATCCAGATAATGTATTTAACGATAAAGATTTGATGCTAAGCTTTTTCAGAGATTTAAAAATACCTTTAAATGTAATTACTGAAATAGAGTTATTAGATAATCTTTTTATAGATCCAGTTACAGCAAATACATTAAAACAAATGAAAGAACCTACTACGTTTACTGGTTTATTATTAAGAGCTAATGAATTGCTGGCTGATGATAATTATATACATCCACAGAGTTTAAAAGGTTATGTTATCAAAGGTTATGAAAGAATTCCTCAGATGGTATATAACAAAATGGTAGAAGCTATAAGAAATAAAAAGAATGAAGAATTCTTTGGTAGAAATAGATTAGTATTTGATCCTTATAGTGTATGGAGAATACTAAATGAAGATAGTGCTAGTGTATTAGAAGACGACTTAAATCCTATAATATATCTAAAACAAAAAGAAGATGTCACTTATACTGGTTTTCTAGGTAGAAAAAAGGAATCAATGAGTAAGAGTACTAGAGAATTGCATCCTGATGATGTAGGCGTAATCTCTGAAGGTCATAAAGATAGTGGTGATGTCGGTATTTCGGCATACTTATCCGCTAATCCAATAATAAAAAATTTAAGAGGAATGAAAGGTGAAGAAAAAGAATTAAGTTTTAGTAACATTTTAAGTACCTCTGCATTATTAGCACCATTTAGTACAACAGATGACTCAAAGAGGTTAACTTTAGCCTCACTAGTTGGAAACAACTAGGAAAATTAAGGCGGTTAATTCGGGGGAACTCCTAATCTAATAAAAGAGGTGATTTTGGTTAGGACAATCCCGAGCCAAGCTCCTATCTGGTTACGACTGGATAGGTAGAAGGTGTAACGACTATCCCGTGAGGGAGTAGGGTGCAAGCCACTGGCACTCGAAAAGCCGCCCACCCTAACGTAAAGTCGAGGGTGAAGATATAGTCTGGTCTCTATGGTAACATAGAGCAGAAGTTAATGATTATGGGTATAAAGAAAAGTTTTATATCCATAACATTAACTTCGGGTATAGGAGTGGCGTCCTATACTGAACACATCGTAAATTTTATAAATATCCAAAATTCACACGTAATACCCATGAAAAATGCTACAGTTTATCCTGTAAGGACTGGTTACGACTCTGTATTAGCTTATAGATTACCTAAAAAGTTTATAGGATTTGCTATTGATGATGGTATAGTAGAAACAGCTAGTAAAAATAAAATAATAGTTAATTACAAAAATAAAGGTAAGAAAACTTATATATTTAAAGATTGGAATAGTAAAGAAGAATCAAATAGTAGTTTTATACACAGAATGAAATCTAATGTTGTAAAAGGGCAAACAGTTAAACATGGAGATGTTTTATATTACGATAGTAGTTTCTTCGAACCTGATTTCTTCGATAAAACAAAAGTAACTTATAAACCATATCTTACAGTAACAACAGCTTTAATGGAAATAAATGAAACATTTGAAGATAGTAGTGCTATATCTAAAAAGATAGCTGATCTAGCAGAAATAGAACAAGTTAAAAGCAAATCAGTAATTTTAGATTGTACAGATGAAATTAGTAATGTATTAAAAATAGGAGATAAAGTAAATCCTAACACCGCATTAATGACGATAGGTACTAGTATACTGGATGAAACTGGTAAATTATCAGAAGAGGCTTTAGATATTTTACAAGGATTTATAAAGACTACTCCTAAAGCTAAAGTAAAAGGTGAAATAATAGATGTAAAAGTATTTTACCATTGTGAAAAAGAAAACATGAGTGAGTCAATAAGAGAAATAGTAGAATATGCTGAGAAA